AAAATTATTAAACAAATTAAAGAAGGGTGAAAATATAATGATATGTGAAATGGATGTTCCAGCAAAAAATAAAAAAGGAGAATATGGAAAGGATTGCGACGAAAATAATGTATGCCATATGTCTACTGAAAAATTGGAATTATTGTTGAATGATACTAGCGAAGCGTTTGGACACGGTTTATGTTTAGCATATTCTTTATTAGTTGATTTACAATCGGCGTTTGAAATGTAAAAAGGTGTAAAATAAAAATTTAAAATAAAAATTTAAAATAAAATTTAAAATAAAATTTAAAATAAAAAATAAATATATATAATGTCAAATACGGATAATTCTTCGATATTAATTAAAGATAGATTAACTCCAACAATCTATACAATAACTATAGGAAATGTAATATCTGATTTAATTAAAGATAATACAGAATTGCAAAATTTAAACGAAAAAGAACAAAATGATATTATAAATCAAGCAACTAATTTATCAATAAAAATTTTAGATAATATTTCAAAAAATACACAATTTATTCTTAATGTGAGCGAATTAAGAGAATTTATTAAAAATGAAATAGAAAAATTATTAGAAAATTTAAAAATAGCTGAAAGCGAAGAATATTCTAATTACGCTATTAAACCAAATGAAATAACTTTGTTTTATTATGTTATTTTATTATCATCAGATGATGATTTATTATTTAATTTTTATGTTAATTGGTTAAATGTAAAAAAAATATGCAATACTTTAATAAATATTTATAAAATAAATTTAGACAATTCAAATGAAATAGATTTTTTAAATTTTTTTATATCTATTAATGATTTATTTAATAAATTTAGTTCTCCAACAATCACTGAATTAGAAGATAATCAATCTGGTGGAATTTCATTACAATTTAAGTTAATTACTGTATTAACTTTTTTATTATCTTTATGGATATTATCTTATGGAAATATTTTAAATCCAACACCTACAAGAGTTGATATATCAAGAAAGCTTATAGAAGGTTCTGATTCAAATATTAATGATTGGTATGATAAAACTAAATATGAAATAGGTAAAATTTTTAGAACTTCAGAAGTATTAACTATTAATTGGGCTCTAGATAGACTTGCAGAGGAATATGGAATTACACCACAAGAAAGACAAATAGAAGGAAATAAAGGATTAACTACTTCAAATACATTGATTACTGGATTAAAAAAAGCATCACAAGTAAATGCAATAAGAGGATTATCGTTGATGATAGGATTTACTCCTTTAACTGAAAATAGAGCAAATTATGCATCTACAAAAATTGTAAATCATATGTATGAACTTGGTTTAAGTTCAGGAGATGTTTATAGAGTATTAGATACATTTGATAATTTATTTAATTTAGCAGTTCCATACTACGAAAAAATTGTAAAAACAGCTAAAAGCACATATATAGAAAAACAAAATCCATTAGATAAATTTAGAAAAGATATTGTGACAGGTTTAAAAAGCAAATCAGTAAATGTTATGACAGATTCATTATTAAGTTCAGCAGGATTACAAAATTTAAAAGGGTTAAAAAATGTTTTAGTTTTTTCATTACCTAATCCAGATACAACCGAAAATTTAGTAAGCAATTTAAAATTAATAAAAGAAGTTCAAAGTGATATTAAAATTGGAATTACAGCTACAGATTTAATATTTAAATTAAGAGGTGAAAAAAATTTATTGAATCAAAAAAGAATAACTTTTGAAGACACTACCGCTAATTGGCTGGGTGGAAGAAAATCAAAAAATACAAAAAAAAATAGAAAGCAAAAAAATGGAAAAAAGAGTAAAAAAGTAAAAAAAAATAAAAAAATAAAAAAAAGTAGAAAGATTAGAAAATAATAAAAATAATACAAAAAATTTTTATATATTTTTAACCCATACATATACCATTTCTGTATAATTATTTTGTCTTTTAGATTTTTTTAGAGGAAAAATTTCATGTGCTTTACCTAATATATTTTTTAATACTTTTTCATACACTTCGTTGCATACGTTTATAATATAATGTCCTCCAATTTGAAGACCATTATATGTTTTAGTAAATAAAGGTTTGTAAAAATATTCTTCCATATCATGCTTTGAATTATATTTAAGATTATTAGAATACTTTTCAATAAAGTAATAGGGTGGAGATGTAAAAACGGTATCATACGTTATTTTTGTATAATCAAATGTAATAGCATCACATATAAAAATATCCATTTTAGTTGAAGATTTTTTTTTAAGATATGAAACCATATTTTCATAAGGCTGCTTCAATTCGGTATTAATTTCAATACCGTAATAAGCCTCCAAATTTAAAGCAGCAGCGGCAACTGTAGAGCCACCCCAACCAGCACAAAAATTTAACACTCTTTTTGCATTGTATTTTGAATATATTTCCATACAATTTAGTGGTCTCATAATATTAATAGCACTTATACAAATATTGTAAACTTCTTTTAAAACAATATATTCATTTTTTTTTTTATTTTTATTTTTAACATCTTTATAATAAGTTAACATTGTTTGAATAAATTTTTTTTTCTTAAATTCTTCTATATTATTTACAAATTCAAAATAATTTGTATCATATTTTCCTTTTGTTTCGAGTCTTTGAGTAAAAGTAAAAAAATCAACTATATTATTTCCTATTCTGCACCTTGGAGACATATTATCAGCATTTTTTCCAATATTAATAAGTTGTATCATTTCTCTCTCGACATCATCCATAGATATATTTTTAATTTTATTAGAAATATATAATTTCTTTTCCATAAATAAATCATATATTTTTAATTAATAAATTAAATTCATTTTTTGTATGCCTTATTATAGTCTAACATATAATTTTTAAAATTAGTAACTTTTTGTTCTATATCACTATAGTCTTCTTTTTGGACAACTGATAATGGAATTATTAAATACCAATTATCTTCGCGTTGTAATGAAAACCAGTATTTATCAATTTTGTATAAATTATTAGTTGAGTCTTTAATTAATTTTTGTATGCCTGCTTTATAATTAGTAATTAGTTTATCGTAATAATCTTTTTTAACAATATAACCAGTTGTAGTTTGACAATTAAGAATTTTAATACAATTATTATTTGTCGGAATATAAGGTACCATGTTATTACCTGCTATTAAAGCAACATCCCATTGAATGGAAGAATTTAAAAATTCTTGTATTTGTTTCAAAAATAAATCAGGGTCGAGAAATTCAATATCGTCTTCACAAACTAATACATAATCATAATTGTTTTGTTTTGCCATTTCAATACACTTAAGATGGCTCATACTACATCCTAATGCGCCATTTTTTAATTCAATAGCCTTAAAACAAAAAGCGTTTTCAACTCCTATTTTTTTTAATTCATTAATAACACTTAATTTTCGGTCTATTCTTCTCTCTAAATTAATATAAATAACATTTATTTGGTTGAAAAACATTATAAATTTAATTATAATTATATATTTAAATTTTTAATAATATTAAATATAATTATTTGAAATAATTAATATGTCAATACCTAAAATAATTCATCAATTATGGATAGGTTCTAAACCTGCTCCAATAAATTTAATGAATACATGGAAGGAAAAAAATCCAGAATTTGAATATATACTTTGGAATGAAGATGAAATACTTAAAAGAGGGTTTGTTTTTAAATGTCAAGAAAAAATAGACGATATAGAAGAAATTAATGGTAAAGCGGATATAATGAGATGGGAAATTTTATTTAAATATGGAGGTGTCTTTTTGGATGCCGATTCTATTTGTATTGAACCTATAGATGATGAATTATTAAATAAAAAATGTTTTGCAGGATGGGAACAAGAAGAAGTAAGACACGGATTAATTGCTACAGGAACTATGGGTTTTCCAAAAGAGCATTTACTTGTAGAACGTGCAATAGAATGGATTTTAAAAAATGATGTTAGTCAAAATAAATCTGGAATGTATGCATGGCAAACTGTTGGTCCAGGTTTATTAACAAGAATATATAACAACGGTAAGTTTAATTGTCTTCATATTTTTCCAAGTTATTACTTTTTGCCCATACATTATTTAGGTATTGAGTATACAGGTCATCGTAAAGTTTATGCTTATCAGGAATGGGGTTCAACAAAGAATAATTATGATGTAATGAATGATATTGAATTACCTAAACAATTTATGAATCCTCCTAAAGAAAAAAGTGTCAGTATATTAGTTTCCAGCTTTAATACTCGTGCCGAATATATAAAAGATTGTCTTAATTCAATAAAAATTCAAACAGGATTTTTTAATATGGAATTAGTATGGATAAATGATGGTTCTGATAAACTACACACTACACTTCTTCAAAAACTTTTGGCTAATTTTATAAAAACCTCACGGTTTACTACCGTTATATATGATGAAAATGAAACAAATAAAGGTATTGGTTATTCTTTAAATAAAGGTGTTAATTTGTGTAATAATGAAATAATTATTAAAATGGATAGTGATGATATTATGATAAATAATAGAATAGAAAAACAATTAGAATTAATGGTAATGAATCCTCATCTTATGATATGCGGTTGTCAAATTCATGGATTTAGAGATAATATTGATAATATAGTTTTTACAACAGAGCATCCTACAATAAAATGGAGTGATTATAAAGATAAAAAATCACATTGGTTTGTAAATCATCCAACATTATGTTATCGTAAATCAGCTATTTTAGAATGTGGAAATTATGATACAGAAAAATCAAAAATGACAGAAGATTTTGACCTCGAGCTCCGTATGTTAAAACGTTATGAATTAATATATAATTTACCAGAAGCATATTTATATTATAGATTACATGATAAACAAATTACTCATAATGGAGGTAATGGTGGAAGTGGATATTGGAATGAAATAAGATTAAACTTAATAAATAATATGATAAATTCATAAAATATTATGTAAAATAATATAAAAATAAATATTCTATATTTTATAATGAAAAATATAGAAGATATTAAAAATATATTTTATATTAATCTTGATACAAGACCGGATAGAAAATCAAGATTTGAAGAAGAAATGAAAAAACTCGGTCTACAAGCAAATAGGTTTAATGCTGTAAAAAATAAATCAGGTGCTATTGGATGTAGTATTAGTCATTTAACTTTATTAAAGTATGCTCGAGACAATAAATTAGACCATATTGTTATAATGGAAGATGATATAACATTTATAAATCCAGAAGTATTTATTAATAGCTTAAATAATTTTTTATCAAGTGAAATATCATTTGATGTTCTTTTACTTGCTGGAAATAATATGGCTCCTTATACAAAAGTAAATGATTATTGTGTTAAAATACAAAAATGTCAAACAACTACAGGATATTTAGTAAAACAACATTATTATGATAATTTGATAAAAAATTTCGAAGAAGGTATTCATAATTTAACATTAAATTTAAATAATACAAATGATTATGCAATTGACCAATATTGGACAAAATTACAATTGGTTGATAATTGGTTTTTATTAATTCCACTTACTGTTACACAACGCCCTGATTATAGTAATATAGAAAAACGTATAACAAATTATAATATGGTTATGTTAGATTTAGATAAAATTCATTTAAGAAATATTGGTATGATAAAAAAACGTCAAATTTTGTCAAATTCAATGAAAGAGATTATTAATAATACATAATTTATATTTTTCCTTCTTTAACTAATGTTGGAAAATCACTTAATTCTATATCGGTAAAAAAAAGGTTAGTAGTTAGACTTAACATATTGGTTTTAAATTGTGAATCAAGATTAAAACCAATTGCATAATCTTCAAGATATTCCTTTATTATATTTTCTCTCTTGTTAATTAAATTAGAAACGGCGCTTTTAGAGAGAAAGTAAAATCTTCCACTACAATATTTAGTTATATATAAAGGAAGATTAGATGGTAATTCAGAATGTATTCTGTTATATTGAGACAAATATGGTTGTTTAACATCTACAATATAACCTCCGTAATGAGGAGAAGGGATAATACTATTCAATAAATTATACAGTGTGTCAAAAAATTTGGGCTTAACTAATATCTGGTCATCATCTGTTTTAAAAATATATTTGAATTGGAATACACTATACACCGCATTGTATGAGGTTATCACTTTTTTAGGTAAAGAATTGTAATCGTCTGGTGTTTTAACCCATAATGTATTCGTTTCATCGTCAAACTTATATTCAGAATCCAAATTTTCATCACCGATTACATGGTAATATTTTAAGTAAGTAGGAATAGATTTAAGCCAAGTTTTTTTTTGGAATAGGGCCTTTTTAGTATATTTTTTGCAATTCATAATAAGCAAAATGAAGTCTTGGTTTTGCATATTTAATAAATGTATTATGTTTGTATTTAAATATTATTTTAATACAAACATTTAATTAAATAAATTTATTGACTATCTAAAAATAATGTAACTTCTTTTTCATCACATAATAAATTATCATAGTACGTAGTATTGTGAATAATAGTTGAAAATGTTTGATAAGGCCATCCAGTAAATTTGTTTTTTGGAAAATATACTTTTTGAATAGTGTTTGATAAAAATCCAGCTGTCCAACATAATGTAGAATTACTACATATTAAAATTTTAGCATTCGACATTATTTTAAAGTCTGTAATTACATCATTCTGTTCAAGAATAATATTATATTTATTTTTAAAATAATCAATATATTTTTTTTCAAATTCAGTATTAATTTTGTTACAAACAAAACAAAAAGAAACATCTGGTATTTCATCTAATATTTTACTTATTGATTGAGGATGGATTATCAGTTTTCCATCATACGTAACATAATCTTCTAATCTTATATGAACAACAACATTATATTTTTTCTCTTCATTAATTTCTTTTATCAAATCACCAATTCTATATTTAATGCTTGGATTATCTTGACAATTTATCGTATCATTTTGGTTATTTAAAAACCACTCTAATATTTTATTTCTATATAATTTATAAATATCGGTTTGATAAAAGCCATTAAACTTAAAATTCAAATTAGGATTTATTTTTATAATGATATTTGAATTTAAAATTTTATTGCTCCAATGTCTATAAAAATCTTCAGTCATTATTGTTTTGCAATCGTTTTCATTATAAGTTCTATTAGCTTGATAAATTATACAAAATAATGAACTTGCCATATATCTAAATATAGCATTTCCTAATCTACAACAACAACCATCAAATACTTTCATAATATTAAATTATAAAAAATAATAAAATCATATTTTTTAATTAGTATTTTCTTGAATTATTTTATTTGTCATTCCTTCAATATTGAATAAATGTTTAATTTCTTCATAATAAACAAACATGCTATTATATTTTTCTTCTGTTATTGATTCAAGTATTGATTCAAGTTTATTAATTTGTGAAATATTTATTGAAATACAAAGTTTATTATAATCAATTTCATCTTTAAAAGGAAGCCATTCAATATCATTCCATAAATAAATTGGTATAGTTCCAAGTTGAAAACACTCAAAAAAACGAAACGAACTTCTACCATAACCTCTTGGAGCTAAAGCAAATTTTGAATCTATTGTAGTAATAATGAATAAATCTTGTAAATTTTTATTAACAGAAGGAGACCATCCTCCAGAATTTATAAGTTTAAATTTAGAGTTATTATTTAATATATCAAACATTACTTGTCTGACATTTGGTAATGTGCTATTGCTTGTTATATTACCAATAAAAGAACACAAAATTTGTTTGTCATTAAATTTCTTTTTTGGATAAGACACAAGAGTATTATTTATATCTTGATAAATTAATGGAATGGGAATATTACCAGAACAAGCTCCATAAACAATTGTTTTTGCAGGTAAATTTAATAAAACACCATCATCATATTGAACAACTGTAAAATAACCATTTTCAGAAGGATTATTATCAATCCATTGATTCAATAAATTTTGCATTTCTTGTTTTTTATTTACAAAAAATCCTTCAATTTGAAAATTAGTCCATTTAACTGGAATATATTTTTTTTTTAAATTAGGTTGTAATTTTAAATATTTTTCATAAAAATATTCTTCCAGGTATAAACCATTTTTAAATGGAGGATATTTATCTTTATTTGGACAATTGAATAAATTACTATTTAACATAATTATAAATATTATAATAATAAATATATTTAAATATTTATTATTATAAATTATTATAAATGAGTATTGAAAAACATTATGATGACTTTTATAGAAATTTGATTGAAATATGGAAATGTGGTGGTATTAACGGTTCAGAAGGTGGTTGGGCTGGATATTATTATGGTGTTTTCTCAAATGTAATAAAAGAAAATAATTTTAAGACATGTGTAGAAGTTGGAATAGGCTATGGTTTACATGCCAAAGAAATATTAGATAATACAAATGTTGAAAAACTTTATCTAATAGACCCTATGTGTTATTATCCAAATGATGCGTTTGCTACTGATGTAATAAATTATGGAGGTTTTGAAAAACTTGTAAAAAATATTAAACTTCATTTAAACGATTATGAAAATAGATACACATGGTTTAGAACTCCAAGTTTATCTGTAACGAATGAGCAAATTCCAGATGAATCAATTGATGCTATTTTTATTGATGGAGACCATAGTTATGAAGCCGTAAGTAAAGATTTACCATTTTGGTGGAGTAAACTAAAAAATGGTGGTTGGTTATTAGGTGATGATTATAATTCGTGTCATCCAGGAACAAAAAGAGCAGTAGATGAATTTGCATTAAGAAATAATTTAAAATTAGATTTTTTAACTAAACCAAATTCATTACAGCCTGGTTATCTAATTTATAAATTTGTAAAAAATAATAATTAATTTGTGAAATATAATTTGCATTTACACATTTTTAGTATTTTTTTTTATAAATACTTGAGTATTTTTTTCATCCAAAAAAGTTATTTTTTTGTGATACCCAGATAAAAAACCATCAATACCTCTTGTTGTTAAGTCAGGACCTCCCCAACCATAATCATCAAAAACCATTATACCATTTTCTTTTAATTTTCTAAAACTTAAAACAGCGTCTTCAAGAACATATTCAGGTTCGTGGTTTCCATCTATATAAATAATATCAAAAAAATTATCCTGAAATTTAGATATCTCAATATTTGAATAACCACGATTAATTATAATTTTATTTTTTACTCCTGATTTTTCAACATTATTTATAAATGATTCATAAATATTTGATTGTTCATTTTTATATTCTGAATAATCATTATAATCTTCCCAAGGGTCTATACAATATAACTTACTGTCATTGTGTTGCCCATAAGAATTAGCAACTGATAAAAGATTTGCTCCATAAAATGTTCCAATTTCTAAATAATTTATTGGTTTATCTTTATAATCATTAATATCTATATTAGAAAACCAATTATCTGCAAGTCTATACTTAACACCACTAAAATTGTCAAGATTCATATATCAGAAATAATAATATAATTTTATAACTTATACGTATTAATTTATTAACTTTTTATATTCAGGTATAATAAAATAATTTATATAGCTTTCACAATTTTTAATTGTATTTGTATAAATACTTCCACTATGTACAACATGTTCATATTCTAAATCCTTTACTACATGTATTTGTAAATCTTCAAATTGTTGTAATGCTAATAAATTAAAAAATAACACATCACAAGCAGTAATTTGAAACATAACTGAATTATCAAAATGAATGTTATTAACAATATTTTTATTTAATATATAATTACCTGTATTTAATAAAATCTGAAAATTATCTTTATAATAATATTCTTTTAAATCATATTTTGTCACTATTGAGTTATCAAAACTTTTATAATTAAAGTTTGGTCTTGCAAATGAAGGCGATAATATAATATTATTTGAAAATTTATCTTCATTATTCTGAATATATTTTTTTGCTGTTATGAAATAATTTTCGTTACAAAAATTATCAGAATCAATAAGTGCAATATAATTATTAGAAGCTAACGAACAAACTTTTAATTTATTTTTAAATACTCCTAAAATATTATCATTTTTATAAATTTTAAAATTAGAATTATTTGTAAAAAAGTTTTTGTATTTACTAAAAATTTTTTCATAATCATTTCCATTTTCATCACAAATAACTAATTCATCTATTATATTTTTATTTAAAAAATCAACATAAAATAATAAATATTTTTCTAAAAACGAATCAAACCTATTCATAGTGGGTATACATAAAGAAATTTTGGGTGTAAGCATTTATACTATATTTAAAAATATTATTTATAATATTTAAACTAAATTGTTATTTAAAACTAAAATATGTATTTTATTATAAAAAATGTTAATTTCAATACATGAATTAATAAAGAAATATAATATAGTCTTCAAAGGTATTTTACACGTAGGCGCACATGAATGTGAAGAAATAAATGATTATGAAAGATATATAAGTCGTGATAAAATTTTATGGATAGAAGGTATGTTAAATAAAGTAGATTTTTGTAAACAAAAATTTAAAAATGTCATTATTGAACATGCTGTAATTTCAGATAAAATAGAAAATGTAAAGTTTAATGTATCAAATAACGGACAATCATCATCTATTCTTGATTTTGGTTTACATTCATCATATCACCCAGATGTAGTATATATCTACACACATGAGGTAGAGACTAAATTATTAAAAGATATAATTTGCAAATATGATATTGATTATAATTTTATTAATTTAGATATTCAAGGCGTTGAATTAAGAGCCTTAAAAAGTATGGAAGAATATTTACATAAAATAGATTATATATATACCGAAGTAAATTCTGATTATGTTTATAAAGACTGTAATGTTGTAACAGAAATAGACGAATACCTCAAAAAGTTTGGTTTTAAAAGAGTTGAAACTTGTTGGACTAATTGTAAATGGGGAGATGCTTTCTATATAAAAAATAATATTTAATTGTTATTCGTAACATTATTACAAATTAAATATTATTTTTATATAATGAATAGTATTCAGATATGTGATATGCCACAGGGGAGATTAGGAAATGCAATATTTAGATATTTAGCAAGCACAATATTTTTGTTAAATTATGGTGGTAATAGAGTTTATGATATAAATTATGGTGACCCAAACATAATTATAATAGATGATATATTTTATTTAAAGTGGAAAAATAATTTATTATATAATAATATTAAGCCAATAAAATTAAATAAATATTTATTTATAGGATATTTTCAACATGATGATATATTGACAGCATATAAAAATGAATTAATTAAACATATAAAAAGTAACCCAAATGATTTATTAATAACAGATGGAAATAAAAATAATATTACATGTTATAACCATATTGTTACATCATATAAAGTAGAACAAATTATTACAACCGATAAACCATTTAATAAGTATGATATAGTTTTTCATTTGCGTTTAGAAGATTTTATAACTTATGGTTTTGTTATGAATCCAAATAGTTTAATTAAATTACTCGATAATCATAAAAATGATAAAATATGTTTTGTTGTAAATAAGATTAAAACAAAATTAGAAGAAAAATATATTGAATTTTTTACAAAAAAATACAATATTGTTGTAGAGTCTAATGATGTAATACAAGATTATCATATTATGAAAAATGCCAAAATATTATGTTGTTCATGTTCAACATTGTCATGGATGGCTGCTTTTTTTTCAGAAACTGTTGAACTTGTATATTTTCCAAATTATGATAATAAAAGACTGCACGAAACGTTTAAAAAACCTATAGATAATACTATTTTATATGAATTTAGTAATTGTAGTATGGAAGAATTAAATAAGATATTAGATAAATAGTAAAATATATTAAATATCTATTTTAAACCATTCAGAAGGGCATAAATCTTTTGTGTCAAGATTAGATGATTGACCAAACCACGTGTCCGGATAACAAACTAATTTATTAGCATTCGTATTGAAATAAGCGCCCCACCAACTAAAAGAACTGTTTGCAATTATATTATGCTCACAACAACTCATTAGTAAAAGTTGCTCCCAATCTTCTAATTTGTTATCGCATCTTATAAAAGTATAATTTTGAAATTTATCAGACAGTTTGTTTACTATTAATAATACTTCTTCATGGTCTTCATCTTCACAAAAATACAATATAACAAATTTTTGTGTAGTCATTTTTAATTCTATATATTCTAAACTTTTTTCATAGTATTTACATGATAATATTGGATGAAAATCCTGTAATTTTTTATAATCACCCAATCTAAAATGAATACTTACAGTGTTATTAAAGAATGTTTTAGATAAATTAATTTTATCTAATAAGTTATTTTTCATAAGTTCTAAATTTATTAATTTACAGATTGTCTGAAAATGATTTTCAAAATATTTATAACTTTGAAAATATCCATATATCATACATTCATTATCTGATAATTCATTAATATCTAATTCATTATACGTAAAATCTTTTTCTCTTATGACATTTAATTGTGGTAATGTTTCAATTAAAAACGGTTTTAATTGATAAAAAAATGTTTTCCAATATGTATTTCTAACAGTTATATGACCACCTCCAAGAACTTCAACATTTAAAAACTTAAAAGGATTTTTACTTTTTATTGAATAAGAAATTGTAGCAAATATTTGAAATATTTGATTACCTAAACCTCCCATTAAATTGCATGTCAACATAATATATTTTACATTTATTTATTTAAATTTTTATTTGAACGTTTTGTTTTTTTTGCTCCGTATTTTTTTTTCTTTGTAATTTTTTGTTTTGATTTTTTTTTGTTTGTTTTGTTTTTATTTTTTTTTCCTCCTGATGTTTCCTTTTCACTACCTAATATTCTTGCTATACCATATTCTTTTGGTTGAAGGGAGTCTAAATCGGAAAAACCATAAGAATAATAAAATTCATCATATTTTTCTTTTAATTTTTCATGTAATAGAATATTGTATAACATTAATTTTGTGTCCATTTCATCTTTCTCTTCGAATGTGGGGTTTTTTGTATTGACACTTTTCAAATATAAATTAAAATTTGATTGAATACGTTGCATATCAGGAAATACAACAAGTTTAGTCTTTGGATTTACATATAATTCTATATTTAATTGTTTATAAATATCACCATATCTCATTAAACATTTAAATAACTCATCATTATATTCATTTTTAAGTTCTTCATTATAAAATACTCTTTCTGACATTAATTTTGCCAATATTTTTATACATTTACTACCAGAATGCCTTATTTTTTTTTCGCAAGGTGGACAACCTTCTTTTATTTTGTAACAATATGGAAAAAGTTTTGTCTCATCAAGTAAACTGGAATTATTACTCATAATATATATAAATAAATTTTTATAATATAAAATAAAAATGAAATAATTTATATATAATAAATGTTTCTTAAATATAATACAAATGTTTACTACAAAGTATCGACCAAAAAAAATTGAAGATTTCATTGGAAATACCGCAGTTGTTTTACCATTTATACATTGGCTTTTAGAATGGGAATCCAAAAATAAAAAAACAAAGTGCGCTCTTGTATCAGGTTTGAATGGAATAGGAAAATCATTATTGATTGTCTTGATACTTTATAAACATGATTACAATATTATAAATTTATCCATTGATGATGAGAGAAATAAAGATTATATTACAAAAGTTATAAAACCTTTATTAAAAACAAAAAAGAATTTCAGGGACCAAGAAAATTGTTTAGTGGTAAGCGATATTGATTGTGGAGCCGACTACGGATTTATGTCTTGTTTGCTTGAATGTATAAAAGAATCAGAAATTCCTATTATTTGTATTTGTGATGACAGATATAGTCAAAATATCAAATCAATATTACCTTATTGTTATGATATTAAATTATTGAAACCAAAATTTGATGAAGTATATCCACTTATTTATAAAGTTGTTACCACAGAAAATATAAAGATAGGTAAAAAAGGTGTTGATAAACTGTATGAAGAATCAAATGGTGATATACGTTTTATTTTGAATACATTACAATTAGGTATCAGAAAGTGTGATTCAAGTAAAAATATTCAAAGTTCTAATATATTTGAAATCGCTGGAAAACTTCTATCATTAGATACTGATTTAGAAGAAAAAATTAGATATTATTGGATGGCAGATGATATAAATATATTAATGATACATGAAAATTATATAAATAGCACCTTAACAACCAGAGATGAAATAAAGCGATTAAATAATATAGCTTATTCAGCTGATGCGCTTGGAGATGTAGATATGTTGAGTAGTTCATTTAACTTTGATTTAGAACCATATGTTGCATTAAATACAATTCGTGCAACATCCAGATGCACTAAAAAAGCACAAATCAAATTTCCACAGTTTCTTGGTAGAACTGCTACCATGAATAAGAATAAAAGGGAAAAGATTAATATTGATGAAGTAAATTTGTTAGGTGAAAAGCCAAAGGTTACTAAGGTTAAAGCAGAACCAAAAGTAAAGGCTGAATCTAAGATAAAGAGAGAAACTAAACCAAAGGCAAAGAAATAGATTATTTTAATATGAAAAAGAAATTGTTACTTTATATTATTTCGTTTTGGTCTTATTTTCTTTGTTTTTCTTTTATAAATTGTATTTTTCTTGTAGATTATTGGTTTTTTAATTTTATTCTTCATCAAATCGTCTAAAATAGCTTTTTTTACATGAGGTTTCAAAAATTTGTATGTAGAGTCATAAACTATTTTTGGAGCTTTATTATTTTCGTATGCTTCATAATATCTGTCTTGACATATACACCATTGGTCTCCTGGTTTTACAACACTACTTAAATCATTTCCTTTTGAAGCAGTATATTTCATGAATGGTTCATCCATCTTGGCGCATACTAAATGACTTCCATTATCAAAAGAATCTGTTCTACAATATCCATCACGATTATATCCAGTCAAAGGATTTATCGAACACTTTTTCAAAGTCTTATTCTTAATATTTTTAAACAATCGTTCGTTCATAAAATAACTATTTACATTATTAATTAATAAAATTATAAATATTGTAAAGTAAAAGCAAAAAATAATATTTTACAACTAATAATATAATATATTTTGTAAATATATTATGTTTCAATAAATTTTTTATGTTTGGTACTTCTGTTATGTTCTGCTTTACCAGAACATCTTACTTCAGAACCACACTTGCACGTAAAGGTCTCTTTTTGTTTTGCTAAAATTTTTTCTTTATTTTTTTGATACCATTCATCTTTATATTCCTTAACTGTTTCTTTATTTTCTTCAGCATAATGTTTAGTTTTTTGTTTAATTTCTTCTTTATGTTCTTGATAATACTTTTGCGTTTGTTCTTTAATATGTTCTTTATGTAATTCGTTATATTCTTTTTTAGAATCTTTGATTTTTTCATAATTTTTCTCTCTATATTCCTTTTGTTTTTGTTTAAATATTTCTGATTTTTCTTCTTCAGATATTTTGGGTTCTTGTTCTTTTATAATACCACAAAGTTGATTTTGGTAATCAATATGAGTTTTAGATTGAAGATGTCTGTGTTTATTTCCAAATGTATAGTTATTACCACATTCACAATCAACAATTTGTTTTTTTTGTTCTGTTATTTTTTCTTTATTAGCTTTTCTCCAAACCTTACTATTTTCAACTGCTTCTTCTTTATGTTCTGCTCTGTATATTTTTTTTTGTTCATAAAGTTGTGTTTTATTTTTCTCTCTATATTCATGTTGATATTCTGTTATTTTTTCTTTATTTTCTTCCACATAATGTTTTTGATATTCTAATTTTTGTTCTTTATTTTCTTCATAATTTTCTTTTGCTTTTTCTAATATTTCTTGTTTATTTTCTTCATACCAATCTTGCTTTTGTTTTTCTTTTTCTTCTTTTGTTGTAATAGGATTATTACAATTTAATTTAGCATTAAGTGTTTCTATCCAATATCTTTTTCTCATTTCAGCTTCTCTTTTATTACTACAATTGTAAGCTTCTATTTGAATTATAGACCAATTATCCCATCCACCATTTTCTCTAATAAAATTATATACAAATAAATTATAATTTTTTAAATTTGAATTACAACAATTAGATTTATGATTATGATTGCGTTTATGTATATTAGTTGTATGACCTACATATATTTGATTAACTGTAGTGTCTTTACAACAAAGTTTATAAATAATAGTTTCCGAATAATCCGATTGAATTTTTGGCATTATATATTTAATAATAAATTGTCTTTAAATAATATCTTATATTGTCTTATAAGATATTATCATATCAAATTTTTTAAAAATCTTCAGTAATATCAAATGCTGTTTCCATGTTAGATTTATTTGCTAACGCATAATCTCCCAAACGCCGTTCAAAGAAATTTGTTTTACCTTCCAAGCTGATTAGCTCCATGAAATCAAAAGGATTGACAGCATTATAAATTTTTTTATAGCCAAGTTGAACGCATAATCTGTCAGCAACAAATTGAATATATTGAGTCATTAATGTGGAATTCATACCAATAAGTTTACATGATAATGCTTGACAAATAAATTCGGTTTCAATTTCAACCGCTTCTTTAATAATTTCATGGATGCGAGATTTGTCTATTTTTTTCACTAATTTACTATACAAAAGGATAGCAAATTCGCAATGAAGTGCTTCATCACGTGATATCAATTCGTTACTGAATGTTAAACCAGGCATTAACCCTCTTTTCTTTAACCAATAAATACTGCAGAACGCTCCACTAAAGAAAATACCTTCTACGCATGCAAATGCTACTAATCTGGTCGCGAAACTGCTTCGATTATCGCGAATCCATTTTTGCGCCCAGTCTGATTTTTTTTTAATACAAGGAAAATTTTCAATAGCATTAAAGAGTTTATGTTTTTCATCATTGTCTTTAATATAAGTTTCAATTAAGAGAGAATATGTTTGACTATGAATATTTTCCATCGCAATCTGAAACCCATAAAATGCTCTGGCTTCAGAAACCTGGACATCATGCATAAAACGCGTAGCTAAATTTTCAAGAACTATACCATCACTTGCCGCAAAAAAAGCCAAAATCATTGAAACAAAATATTTTTCATCAGTATTTAAGCTTTCCCAATTAACTAAATCTTTCGTTAAATCGATTTCTTCAGCTCTCCAAAAACAATCAACTTGTTTTTTATACATTTGCCATATGTCATCATATTTGATAGGAAACATAACAAATCTTTTATCATCAGGAGCGAGTAAAGGTTCTATTTGGGTTTTTGACATCCTAAATAATATATTACAAAGATTTTAAATTTTTTTATTAAATAATATAATAGTTTATTATTCTAAGAATGGAACCTATTATTTACCGTATAAAAGCGCCTTTAGAAAAAAATGATGAAAAATTTATTCATATTCAAGACTTAATTGATGCCAAAAGAATTTTTTTACTTGAAAAACAAAAAAAATTAAGATTTATTACAAAACAAAACCGTTTTTTAGAAGAGGTAAAAAATGATTATTCAAAATATTATGGATATGTAGCTGAACAAAAACAAAATCAAATTAGAGCATTGCAATTATTAGAAAATTACATTAGTGATTTAACAAAATCAGGTAGTTTAACAAGACACAATATAGAAGATGCCAAGGAAGAACAAAAAAAAATTTTAAGAGAAATGAAACAACTTAAGAGCACTTTGGACTCTTTAATAAATGACACTGATTATGTTAATTCTACTTTAATACAAAAAACACAAAATAATACTAATTTAATATAGTTAATATATATAATGTCACAACCAAATATTTTTTTACAAGAATTTCAACAAAATTTAGATAAATTGGTTCAAATAAATAATATTGTAGATAAAAATATACAAGATAGAAAAAATTTTACAAGTATTGTAGTTACAAAATTGGGGCAAATAAACCAAGCTGTTAGGTCTTTAAGTGATAAAATTAAAACACTTAAGTCTTTAGCTGACCAATTACAAGGACAAGTAAGTTTGAATACAAATGATATAGGGCAAAAACAATCACAAATTACTGCTCTTCAAACTCAAATTCAAGAATTAACCCAACAAAGAAATAATTTAGCAGACCAATTAAAACAATTACAGCAAAAATGCACACAAGATGTAGCAAACTTACAGCAACAAATTAATACTATGGAATCTCAAATACAAAAATTAACTGCAGATAATCAGTCTTTACAAGAAAGAGCGAATGCTTTATCAGAAGAACTTAAAAATACAGGTGATATAGGTGCTAAAAGTGCTGCTGATTTAAAAACACAATCAGATACTTTTAATGCACAAATAGCTCAAATTGTTGATGAAAATAACAAAAAAATTGATGCTTTAAGTATAAATATTGAAGCAAAGGACCAACAAATAAATCAATTACAATCAGATTTACAAAATGCTCAACAACAAACACAAACTCATACAGAGACAATATCCGAAATACAAAATCAAGCTGTCACAGCATCAACAGATTTGCAAAACCAAGTGGACGGTTTAAAAGCTGAAAACGCTAATTTAATAGACAGATTAAAAGCCGCTAATACAGCAATTATGAATGCATTACAAAGTTTAGATAGATTGTCAAATGAAGCGGTAAATCAAGAAAATATGCAAAATGTAAATGCTGCTTTTGCTGAAGTAGAAAAATCATTGATGGAAATAAATGCAGCTATTCAAGGAGCTGCTTCAACAGCATCCTCATCTGGACCTCCAACTGGATATGCATCTTCAGCATCCTCAATTGGTATTCCAAATGACACACTAATAACAGTTCCACAGCTTAACGGTCCTCCTTTTCAGATGCAATATGGAAATCTTTTGCAGAAATTAAGAGATAGAGCAAAATTAACTGATGGTAGAGGACAAAGATATCAAGATGCATTGAATGCTTTGCGAAATGTTACTAATCCAAATGAAGTACCAACAATTATTAATAAATATATTAATTTTAAAAATGAAAAAGTATTTGGAGGTAAAAAATCAAAAACTAAAAAAAATAAAAATAAAAAACAAAAAGGAGGTTTTAAATATAAATCTTCATCAAAAAGAAATAGTATGCTTACCAGTTTTAAAAAATCTTATACAAATAAATAAAATAAATTAGCGCTTAAATATAAAAATAATAATATATATTTTTATATTATTGTATGACAATTACTAATTTTGCAATACTTGGCGAAAGATGTAGTGGAACTAATTTTTTAGAAAAGTCTATTATAAATAATTTTCCAATTCAATATACAGAAAAATATGGAAATAAACATTTTTTTTGTTATAATAATTACAATAATTCAGATGATACATTATTTATTGGTATAATAAGAAATCCAATATATTGGATTAATTCATTTTCGAGAGAACTTCATCATATTCCTGAAATTAATAGGCAAAGCTTGCGTAATTTTCTATTCAATGAATTTTATTCTGTAGAAGATGAATTAGATACAAGCAAATCTATTTTAGACAATAATATTTTTAAAAAAAACAATAATTTTTATACACATAAATATAAATTAAATACAAAAGATTTAAATTATACTAATGGTAATAAATATAAAAATATTTTTGAATTAAGAAAGGTAAAAAATGATTTTTTAATGAATGTAATGCCTAATAAAGTTAAAAATTATATTTTAATTAATTATGAAGATTTATTATTTAATTATAATACAGTTTTAGAAAATATTAAAGAAAAATTCAACTTTATACAAAAACATTTGCAATTTAAAAAAATAAAAAATTATAAAAAATCAGATACCTATAATTTTGTTCAACAAAGAAAAATACTATTATCACCTAATATTGTTGTTTTAATATGGCAAAATTTGGATAAAGAACAAGAGAAAAATTTGGGATATAAAATGTGGGATAATAATAATTATTTTAAAAATAAAAACAAAAATCCTCAAAAGGATAACATTCCGTTAATTGAAGGATAGTTTCTACAATAAGAAGGCCATTTACCATTTATTTCTCTGTAATATAGTGCATGGACTGTTTTTCTTTTTTCAATTATGTTTTTTCTCTCTTTAAATATTCTTTTCCAAGCTCTTTGTATTATTCTTATCCAAAATGTTTTAATTATACATACCGATTCCCCATTTTGTAAATATATACATTCAGCAATTTGAGGTTTAATATAATTATCTCTAATAATATTTATATAATTTCTAAAAATATTATGATGTTGATTGGGAAGATAAATATATTCCGCATTTATAAAGTGACACATATCATTTATTACATCTATATCTAACTTTTTATATCTATTAATGGTTAAATAATGATATATAACATTTGAATCATTAGCAGCCTCCCCATGTATTTTATTGTTATATAATTCGCATATAACTATATTAAAACGTGTTAAGCTATTTTCTCCACCTTCATAAAATATATCAAAATTTTCAAAGTCATCATCATCACTAAAACTATCATTATTATGATTTTGCATTTTATTTGTATGAATAAAACTAATATATTATTAAATATATCATTTTTTTTTTAAATTATTATATATATATAATGAATTTTAAAGCGGAACTGTCAAAATTTCTAACAAATAAATGGGTTTTAAATATTGTTGCAATACTTGCTCTTTTAAATGTATTAGGATATATAGTTTTGGGAAATTTAAATTCAGCTATTTTCTTTATTATAGTTGCAGTATTAACAAGATACTTTAGTAAAAATATGATAATAGTTTTAGGTATTCCATTAATTTTAGTTAACTTGTTATCGCTAAACGGTGATTTTACAGAAGGGTTAGAAAATAATACTGCTACTGCTTCTACAGATACAATAGCACCAACAAAACAAAATAATTCAAATGGTTCTACTAAACCGGCTGATACGTATAATGATACCATAAAAAAGATAAATCAACAAGACGCAAAATCTAAACAAGGTTTACCAATTACACCACTACAACCTACTCAAACCACAAAAAATTCAGGTAGTAGCAATGCACAAAGTGATGAATCATTTGAAGTTGGAAGAGCTAAAAAGAAGGGGTATGATATAGATTATGCTGCTACGGTGGAAGATGCGTATGATGAATTGAACAAAATCCTCGGAAGTGATGGTATCAAAAGACTAACAGACGATACACAAGGTTTAATGAAACAGCAATTACAATTAGCTGAATCGATGAAGTCAATGGGACCTCTTATTCAAGGCATGGCTCCAATGATGAAACAAGCGCAAGAAATGTTATCTGGTATGGGAGAAGGAAGTCAAGGTCTTGGAGGTATTATGGATATAGCTAAAAAATTAACTAAACAATCAACTAATCAATCAAATTAATAAATATATTTTAATATTATATAAATATAATATGAAAAAATGCCCTCCTGGTGTAATTTGTATAGAGAATGTATCTTTATTTTTAATTATAATTTGTGTTTTGATTATTGTTTATTTAATATACAATAGTATATACAATAATATATACAAGCAAAATATAATTGTTAACAATAAACCTTCTGAAAAAATAGTTATAAAAGATACTCAAAGAGAGAACAATTCATGGGGAGGTTGGTTTGGAGGTTTAATTCCAAGTTGGCCTTATACTAATGACCCTTTAATTAACCCTTATGCTCCCCCGTTAAGAGATGAACGTTATTTTATTCCTGGATTTAATGGAATTCCTCCTGGCACTGTTCCCATTAACGTGCCTACTAATATTGGAGCAGTAGAAACAAATTATAGACAACTTGGTATATTGACTCCTACAAATGGTAAAACAAAAGATAATATTTTGCCTTTAATGGGAAGACCTTTATTTACAAATCGCGATAAATGGAATTATTATACTACAAGTAATCAACATAATAATGTAAAATTACCTATATTACGTAAAGGAAAAAGTTGCACAAATGAATATGGTTGTGACGGTTTATATACAGGAGACATTGTATTTATTGAAGGTGCTAATGAAACTTATAGGGTTAAAATGTATGACAACGATACTATCAAATATTTACCATTTTTATAAAGTTTATTTTCGGTGTTGTCTTGTCTTTTTTTTCTTTGTTAATCTAAATTTGCGGGTTTTTTTTTTACCACCAACTGAATTTGCGAAAGTATTTGCTGTCATTGTATTTGAATCAAACCCATTCTGTTGACCTGATTGGTCAGTTGCTGTTTGCAAATTATTTTGTGAAATATTTTGAGAAACTTTTTCTGCAATTTTATTTGATAAGTAATCAACAACGGTGTCTAATGCTGTTGTAATATTTTGATTAGAAGATGCGACAGGTGTTTCAACACTTTCTTCTACAGGTGTTTCTACATTGGTATCAACAGGTGTTTCACTATTTTCTTCTACAGGTGTTTCACTATTTTCTTCAACAGGTGTTACCCCATTTTCTTCAACAGATGGTTCTACATTTTCTTCTACAGGTGCTGCAACATTGGTATCAACAGGTGTTTCCCCATTTTCTTCAACAGGTGCTGCAACATTGGTATCAATAGGTATTTCCCCATTTTCTTCTACAGGTGGTTCTACATTGGAATCAATAGGTGTTTCCCCATTTTCTTCAACAGGTGCTTCAACATTGGTATCAACAGATTTTTCCACATTTTCTTCAACAGGCACTACAACATTGGTATCAACAGGTGTTTCCCCATTTTCTTCAACAGGTACTACAACATTGGTATCAACAGGTGTTTCCCCATTTTCTTCAACAGGTGCTGCAACATTGGTATCAACAGGTGTTTCCACATTTTCTTCTACAGGTGCTACAACATTGGTATCAACAGGTGTTTCTACAGATGGATTTGTATTTATTGGAATATCTTCTGTAGAATTTTGAGTATCATCACCAGTAAAATTCTCGTTTTCTCCAGATATACCTGCTTGATTAATATTTGTTGGCTGTGTTTCAGTAACATTTGTTGATAATGGTTGTTCAGTAACTGCTTCAGTAGATGTTGATTTAGGAATAGTATCATCAGATATTTGATTATCTTTATCATCAGATATTTGATTATCTTTATCATCAGAACCTCCTCTTGTTTTTTTATAATTTATTTTTTTTAAAGAATTATTAGCTAAATTCATATTTCTTTTTTTTCTAAATGTTTTATTTTTACTTGCAGTTTTTCTCTTATTTTTTTTAATTTTTTTCAAACTTTGTTTTTTTTTGCTATATAATTTTGATATTTTACCTTTAGTTAATTTCATTTCTATATAAATAAATTAATATTTTTATTTATATAGTTATATTAATGAGTGATATTCCGCCAAATATTAATATATCCGTTCAAAATATTCAAGGTAAATGTGATTTAAAATGTTCATATAATTTTAAATATCCAGAAAGTAAAATAACTGCTAAAAATAATGGTGTTTTTATTAGTTTAAGTTATGATAATAGTAGTGTTCCGCCTGTTTCTTATAATGATGAAAAATATACAGTATCTACTATTATTATAACGTGTCCGTCTATTCATTTATTCAATAATTCTTTAGAAGCTGCAGAAATCATAATTGAACATGTTCCTGTTAAAGGAGGTAATAATTTATTAGTATGTGTTCCAATAAAATTATCAAGTGAGTCATCTACTGCATCTAATCTAATTACAGAAATAATTCAAGATGTAGCTAATAATGCACCTGCACAAGGCGATTCAACAAATATAAATATTTCAGGATTTACATTAGATAAAATAGTTCCAAACAAACCATTTTACAGTTATAGTTCAGGAAATAATGATTGGATTGTATTTAATGATTTGGATGCAATACCGTTAAATAGCAATACATTGGCTACATTAGGTAAAATAATAAAACCTTTTCCAATTCCAACTCCTGGCGAAAAAGGTTTATTTTATAATTCGAGTGGTCCTAATAGCATAGGAAATATTGGTGAAGGTATTTATATATCCTGTCAACCGACAGGGTCATCTCAAGAAGAAACAGGTGTTACATATGACAAAAATACAACCAGTTATGACTTTTCAACAATTCTAAATAATCCTAATGTATTACTTTTTTTTCAAGTTATAATAGGTTGCATAGTTTTTATTTTAGTATTTCTTGTTTTAAATTATGTATATACTTATTTTACTTCTGATGCTGCAAAACTGCCATCATTCAGAATTCCAAATTTTGCTATGAGATAATTATTTAAATTACTAAATTTTTAATAATTATTTAATTTGAATTATTTATAGGAGATGCATCATGAAGATTTTCTAATAAAGGCTTATAAGAAGGAGGTGTTAAAGAAGTTCCAGATTTAGCAATTGGTGCCATTTTCTTAACAACTTCTTGTTCTAAAGTATACGGAAATTGGTTATATGCTGTAAACTGTGACATTTTTTTAACTTCTGTTGGCGCATATCTTTGAAGAGCACCTAAACCAGTTGATAAGGAAGAACGTCGCGTTAAATCAAACGCTACAAATAATGCTAATACAGCTAAAATTGGGTTAGAATTCATAAATAAGTATATGACAATAATAAATAAAACAATTTTACCGACTAAAGAATCAACTAAACTTGCGATAGGTTCCGGTGTTTTAAAACCTAATATTAAATAAATAATCAGTAAAATGATTAATATTAGTTCCCCTATATTTTCTTTTTTTAATAAACTTGAAAAACTATCCATATATCATATTGATAGATTTTATTTATTGGTCATTTAAAAGTTAACCAAAAGGATATAAATATAATTTACTAAATAATATAGCTTTTCATGGAAAAAAATAAAATAAATACATATTTGGGTCAAAAAGGATATACCATACATAAAAATGAAATAACTGTAGAACAACAAAAACAAATTCGAAATGACTTAACTATTAAACCATTTGTTATGGGTTCGCCAATGAATACTAATCAAAATTCTTTTCCTGCATATCGTGAATCACAAAATAAAATGTATGTGCCTCATTATTATGGTGTTGAAATTTATGGTTTACCTAAAGAATACAAAATAAGTGAAGGTAAAGATATTAATTTAGAATTTGCTGGTAATTTACGTGATAATCAAGTACCTGTTGTAGAAACTTATATAAATCATGTTAATAAAGTTGGTTTTGGAGGTGGATTATTAGAGTTACCTTGTGCTTTTGGCAAAACGTGTTTAGCTTTGAATATTATATACCGTTTAAAAAAGAAATCATTTATTATTGTTCATAAAGAATTTTTAATGAATCAATGGATTGAAAGAATACAACAATTTTTACCAAAAGCCCGTATTGGGAAAATTCAAGGACCTATTATTGATATAGATGACAAAGATATAGTAATAGGAATGCTTCAGAGTCTCTCTATGAAAGAATACCCAGCTTCTATATTTGAAAGTTTTGGTCTTACAATTATTGATGAAGTTCATCATATTTCAAGTGAGGTTTTTTCAAATTCATTATTTAAATTAGTTACAAAATATATGCTGGGATTATCTGCAACTATGAATCGTAAAGATGGAACAACACATGTTTTTAAAATGTTTCTTGGAGATGTTATATTTAAAGGAAAGAGAGACGAAGAAAGAAATGTAATTGTTCAAGCTATTGAATATCAAGTAAATGATGATGAATTTAATGAGGTAAAATTGGATTATAGAGGTAACCCAGCATATAGCACAATGATATCAAAATTATGTGAATATAATCGTAGAAGTGAATTTATATTAAAAGTTCTCTCTGATATGCTTATCGACAATCCAAACCAACAAGTAATGATTTTAGCACACAATAAAAATATTCTAAAATATTTACATGATGCTATTTTTCATCGTAATATTGCAACGGTTGGTTACTATGTGGGAGGTATGAAAGAATCTGCTTTAAAAGAAACCGAGGGTAAAAAAATAGTAATTGCAACATATGCTATGGCATCTGAAGCTCTTGATATTAAAACACTTACAACACTTATTATGGCAACACCTAAAACAGATATTGAACAAAGTGTAGGACGTATTTTGCGTGAAAAACATAGTAATCCAATTGTAGTAGATATTATCGATAGTCATGACCTATTCAAGAACCAATGGAAAAAAAGAAAAACATTTTATAAGAGAGAAAATTATAAAATAATTTATACTACAAGTATTCAATATACACCTGATACGAGTAAATGGACAGTATTGTTTAATTCTATATTAACAGGACAAAAAGAGTGCAAACAAAAAGTATTAAAAAAACCCAATTCAATTAGAAGTAATAGTTCATCCGATAAAAGTATAACACATGATTCTGATGAAGAAGAAGAAGAAGTAGATGATAAAAAACCGAAAGACAAATACCTATGCGGTAAATGCTTGTTAACAATTAAAAAATCAAACTCTTAATATATTTTATATTTTCGACATTTTTTACTTTTTTTTCTAAATGTCTTTTTTATTTTTTTATTCCTTTTTTTTGTTTTATGTTTTTTACCTCCTTGTTGAATAATTTTTGTCATAGGTATTGTATCTCTGGTATCAGATGGATTGTCTAATATAAAACCTAATTTCTCATAAAAACTAACCGCTGTAATAATTGCATCCAATTGTATTTTTTTAAAACCATTTTCTCTTACAATATTTATGAATTCTTCTAAAATATCCTTGCCTCCTTTTAATCTTTTAATTTGATTTACACAAAAGGAATCAATATATACACAATCATGTTCTTTAACATTAAATAATATGGTTGAATGTAATATATTTTCATTTTTAATAAAATAAAAAACGGCAGGATATGTATTTAAATTTCGAATAACACCTTCAGTATTAATTCCTGTAGTCGTTTCAGCATTGAAACAAAAGCTGTTAAAATCTTCATCTTGAGTAGATAAAACATCAATAATATCTCGATATATTTTTGATAATTTAGTTATATAACTATAGCCATGTGTTGTAAATTGGTTTATAAGTCCTTCTTGTCTTGTATCATGACCCATTGGATTAGGGTCATAAATATATTTGTTATATTGTTTTAAACCATATGAAGAAGTATTTTCTCTTTCTTTTAATTCTTCTTCTTCAATTGTAGTTTTTTGTTTAAATGCTCTAAACATATATATATTATTATATATGTTTATTATCATATAATTAATGTCCTCTGCTTGGAAAACCTTTATTTGTATAATGGTTGTAGTTATCTACACAATTTACGCAGTTAGATAATCTTGTAATAGGTGGTGGGTTGGCTAATCCTAAATCACCTGCTTTTAAATATCCTCCAACTGAATAAGTAGGAGTCATAGGTAAATTATTTTGATATTGTGCATATCCACCTTTTTGTTTACGTGTATGCCTACGACGGTGTGATTTTGATAATTTTGAATATCTGGATTTAATTTTTTTTCTTAATGAATGTCTTTTTTTACTTCCCCCTTTCATCTTATACTTTTTAGTAATATTTTTAATTTTTTTTTTAAGATACTTTGCCCCACCCTTAAATAAACAAATTCCAGGTGTTTTTCCTGCCGCAGCAAGAACATTGTCTTTTGTTCCTGCTAAACCAGGAAGTGGTCCTGGAGGTGTTCCTGGTATCTGATTACTGCCAAATGTTGCTGGACTATTAGAATTATCTACATTTACATATGCTCCATTAATATTACTTAATGGAGCTATTTTACCATAACCTAAAATTGATGCATCTGTTCCGGCTGACATATATATATTATATAAATAGAATTATTTCTTTTCTATTGTAGGTAAATCATTTTGCAAAACAATTTTCAACGAAGAATTAGCTAATTTAATAGGAACCCATTTTTTAAATTTGTAATTATAAGAACAAATAATATTAAATTCTCTATCAAGATATACAAATTTATCTTCTTTTTCATTTTCAAATTCATCTTCATCATCGCTTTCTTCGAGTCTATCTAAATTGTTATTTTCTTTAATATTTCTAAATAATTTATTCATAAATACACTTGTATTATAATCAGGTATATGAGCTAAACTATAATATTCTTCTTTTAAATTCTCATTCAAACAATACAAATAATATATATCATTCTGAATATCTGGTTTAATCTTAAAAACGATTTCTCTCTTTAAAATATTCTTGGTTTCATATTTTTCATTTTTTACAGGTATTGCCATTTTATTTACAACACTTTTTTGTATATTTTTATCAAATTTATTTTCTACATAATTTTCCACATAACTTTTATATATCATTATTAAATAATTATTGACGCGATTATATAATCTAAATTGTAAACTATCTATTTTATAAGAAACACTTTTTATTTTATTTGCTATTTCATCTATACTATTACTTATTAATGGTAAGCCAAAAACAATGAAGGAATTATTATATGAAACTTGTTTTATATCTTTTTTCAAAATAATATTTAAAATTTGAAATTTATTGCCCCAGTTTTCTCTCTCAATATCTTTTCCCTTATAGCAAAAAATATCTTCTATTGCAAAAAATTTATTGTTTTTAGTGTAAAACTCTGTTCCATATAAAATTGTTCCATAAGACATTTCACTGGAAAAACAAGCGTTTGTAATTCGTGTATTTTTAATTTGTTTATTACTTGTTATTTCCATAATTAAGCAAATATTTTTATCATTATGTGTTGTAAACCATGCAAAACATTTTTTACCCTCTGGTATAGCTAAAATAACATCTGAATTATAAACCTTCTTATAAGCAATATTTTCATAAGAAAGTTTGATATTTGGGAATTCACTGATAAAATTTTCTTCTTCAAAAGCAGTGAGCATTTAATAATATATTAATATTATATATCTTTATATTATTTAAATTGTGAATAAGAACTGATACTATCCATAGAATCTAAAGCTGCTATTTCTGTTCCACTATTATTTGTATCATTTAATTGTTTTTTTAAAAAGTTTTTAAGTTCTTTTTTCATTGACGGTTCATCTGTTTTAGGTAATAAATCTATTAAAGAATAATTATTTGTAAAATTATTTGAATTACTCAAATTATTTGAATTATTTGAATTACTCAAATTATTTGAATTGTTTTTTATTATATCAAAAATATTTTCATACTTTTGATTTGGAGAATTTACTAAATCTTTTATTTTTGGCACAGTTAATGTAGTTTTAAAAAAATTAAATAAGTGGTGTATAAGAAAAATTAAAACAAATGATATTACGCTAATTTGAATAATCCAAGATAACATATTATATTTAGATATTAGTTTAAGAGAGATAAAAACACATTTAATTCATCTTTAATGAAGATATTATTTATATCTACCTCTTCGTTTATTTCAAAATAAAAATCTAATATTGTTTCAGATGAATCGTTTATCATTTGTATTATCATTTTAATTTTTGACTTTTTATCTAATGAATAATGTAAAATTTTAGTAGGTATGATAATACTATCAACAGGTATTTGGTATACTTCTTTTTTATTAGTAATAGAATTGTCGATTAGAATAGTAAAATTATTTGCATATTTTTCGTATTGTATAGAACATTTATCAATATGGTCTATTCTATAAATTTTATTATTTGTAATATTGAAGTGGCCTTCCGATGAAAAAGCGTCATAGTAATTAGTTTTATTTACTAAATATTTATCTTGTAATTGAATAATATTGTTTATATTTAATAAATTATAATCTTTTATAAATAATTTCATATTAATTTAATATTGAATAAACTATTTAAACCTATTTAGATAATAATAATAATAAATATGACTCAACCATTAAGTATTATAATTGTTGAAAGAACAGGGACATTGAAACCTTTAACTATTAAAGACTTTAAAGAAGATGAATTGTTTAAAAAATGTGGATTTAAGAAAGGTAAAGATTTTATTAAACAAGCAGAATGGAATGCAAAATATGAAGGTAAAAAATATTACGTTCAAGTATTTGCTAAATCAGATGGAAGAGCAAATTCTGAAAACAAATATGATTTTCCACCGCCTATAGATAAAAATCTGTTTTTTGGTAGCTGTGCTATTATTGCTTTTACAAAAAATAATGATAGTGGTAAAAATTATGTAGATTTATCTCTTCCACTTTGGAATAAAATATATGAAAAGCTATTTGGAGGATTTGAAGACCTTGTAAAGAGTGCAGCAGAAGATGAAGAAGAAGAAGATGAATTGGCAAATGTTCCGAAAGAAAAGAAAACTAAACATGGATATTTAAAGGATGGATTTGTTGTAGATAGCAGTGAAACAGAAGAGGATTTAAGTGCTTCTAATTCAGAAGAAGAAATTGAAGATGATGAATCAGAAGATAAAGAAGCTGAAGCAGAAGAAAATATGGTAATTGAGGATATTGGGTCAGAATTAAGTGAGGAATCATATGATTATGAATCAGATTAAATTAAAATAAAATTGATATTGATTTAAACATAAATTTAGTATATAAATCAATTGAACATGTCATTCATTAAAATCGAAAATCCAGAGGTATTTCGCGCAAATATACGTGCAAAAATTAATAATATTTTAGATAATGAAAAAAATAGTATTAATCTTGAAAAAGGTATATTTAATTATACTTTAAAAGAAGCTGAACAAAGAAAAATAATAAAAAAATGGGACAATAAAAATTTTGTTCAAATTTATTTAGACCGTCTACGTAGTATTATTTTAAATTTAAAAGAAGAACTTATTGACCAAATAAAAAATGGAATAATTAAGCCTCATGTTGTTGCTTTTATGACACACCAGGAATTATCTCCTGAAAAATGGAAAGCGCTTATAGAAGCAAAAGCAAAAAGGGATAAAAATAAATTTGAAACAAATATTGCGGCAGCAACCGATACATTTACTTGTAGAAAATGTAAATCAAATAAATGCACATATTATCAAATGCAGACAAGGTCAGCGGATGAACCCATGACAACATTTGTGACATGTATTGATTGTGGTAATAGATGGAAATGTTAAAAAGTAATGTATTATATTTTAACAAATAGAAAAAAGATAATAAAGATTTTATATCTTTAATATAGATTATGGATTTTCAATACAAAGAATGTCTAATTTGTAAAAAGAAAATTGACAATTCCTCTAATTATATTACAATTCCTTATAATAAAATCTCTCCTTATGATAAATACTATGCATATTTTCATCGTTTTTGTTATTTTAATTATCGAACAGAATTTTTAAAATAAAAAAATAAAAAATAAAAAACGTTTATTAATAAAACTTATTTTTTATCATATATTATAAATGGATTGTCTTGAATTTATTTATAATATATACAAATCATTTACAGATATTATAGAAGAAATTAATAATGAATCTAAAAATATAATAGATGAATATGGTGGAATGGATGATTTATAGTTAAAAATCAAAAAGAAATTATAAATTTCCAAAGGTAAAAAATAAATAATATTGGCAAACAATAGTAACTTACTAACAATGCATATTTTTTAAATCTTAAATATATAAATAAATTTGGTTCTCTAATAATTAATTTATCGTCTTCTATCTTATTTTGCTCATAAATGTAATACTTTAAAATTTCATCTGGAAATTGAGAAGATATTTTTCTGATAAATACTACAAATTTTTCTTTTTTTAATGTATTATCTATAAATTTTATATCTAATTCATTAGCCTCTATAAATAAATGTGGGCTTGTAGATGTGGTCATTCTGTTCCAATCAGTAGCGTGTGTTATTGCTGAAATTACATTATTTTTTTTAAACTTATCTAATTGCTTATAAACATATAATATAATAGCAAATAAACTTTCATTTGCTAATCCTCCATTACATATAGTAGAAGTCATTTTTTTTTGACTATTAATAAAATATAAACATTGTAAAACGTTTTCTTTATTCATAATAAACCAAGGGTCATTTGCCAATCTTAATTCTTCAGGAAGAAGAGCTAAATTACCTCTTTTATGGATTTCAATATTCCACCAGGCTTGCTTACAAGTAATAATACTTTTATTGTAGTAATTGTAAAATAAATAACGGAACTTTTTTGGTGATATAATAGGACAACATGCGTCAGTCAACATACAAAACCACAAATTATTATTATCATGATGTAGTGCAAATTTCATTAATGAAAAATAAGAAGGAACTATATGAAAATAACTTGTCTCATAAATATAATTGGGAGGAATTGTATGTTCCATAATCCATTTTGAGTTTATTTTTTTTAAATCTTTATAATAAAAATATACATTAATTATATCCTTATTTGGTTCAATCCATTCTCTCCATATGTTTTCTTTATTTAATTTGTGGTCATAATTTATAATAAAACACAACGCTACTTTCATATTATATTTTATAATTTTAAATTAAGTTTTAAACTCTAATTAAGTTATATTATAAATATATTGTAAATATATTATAAATGAATATGTTTATAATATATAATTTTTTTTACTTATAATGAGTGATAATAATTAATTACGAAGTGGATTCTCAAAATATACAATACCGTCATTAATATCATTCGATAACTTTTCATAATCAGGAGCAGTTCTCATTGATAAGGTTTCAAATATTTTATTGATAATTACTCGAAAATTTTCATATATTGATTGCAAAAATATGTACATAATATAGGTTTTGAATTTATATTTATATTATTTACCAACCAAATAATCTATTTATTCCTATTACCTTTTTAATATTATTACATGGTATATTATCATAACATTCACTCAATAATTCATCATCAATATGACGTTTTACTTTATTTTCTTCTTCATTTTCTTGATTTGATGTTTGATTTATTAACTCACCTAAATTAAAACTATTATTATATAAATTACTTTGAATTAAATTACGATTTTCTTTTATCAAAAGTATTATATTATTTATTTTATTATGTATAATATCAATTTCTGCTATTTTATTTTTAAGATTACAATATTTAATATTTAATGTGTAATTTATGTATAAACTATTTAAAATTAAAATAGTGCCTGTAATTGTAGAAAAAAAAATGAAACTACTATTTATTTTTTTTAATTCTATAATTTTATCAATAATATTAGTTTTTTTTATTACACTATCAAAAACCTCATGAATTTTATTATGTAAAAACGCATCTGTCATAGATTATAAATATTAGTTTTTATTTAATATATTTTTATTTAGTATATTTTTATTTAATATATTTTTAAAATCCTATTATTTCTAAATCCTTAAGATGCCAATATTCAAATGCACCACTTGGTATTGGTCTTTTAATGATGAAAGGAATTTTTTTCTCTCTTAATTCAAGTTCGGCAATAATATAGCTGTCAATTATGTTTTCAGGAATCTTAACAAATGGTTTAGAACCTGTTTCAATTTGTTTTGCACGTTGTCCTAAAATTCTTGCTTTTTCATATTTAGTAAGAAATGGAATAGTTTTATGTAAAGGGTCGATAATAATATTATCAGAATTTCTAACAACTGTGCTTAATTTAGCTATTTCTTCATAATTATGTGTTAGGCATTCTGGGTGAAATTCTGTAATGTAATTTTTTGTAATTTCAGTATCAAATTTTTGTAAATAATTTTCATCATAATCATCTTCTTCATCATCGTCATCTTGTATAATGAGTGGTAAATTTTTTTTTGGTTTCTGTTTTTTTGATACTTGTTTTTTTTCTATAGGTTCTCCATCTTCATCTAATTCAATATCGTCATTTTCAGAAATATCGCCATTCTCATCTGGCTCATCATCATCAACAATTTCACCTTCTTCAATTTCGCTATTCGCACCACCAACAGTCTCTTCATCTGATTCACTTTCTTCAACACCATTTAGAACATCTTCGTCTGGTTCTTCTTCTTCCAAAGAATCAATTTCTGAATCGTCATCTTCATATGCTTCAATATTATTTTTTGGTTTAGTATTTATTGGGTTTTTTGCTTTTGTATTTAATTCTGAACTGGAGATAGAGTCACTATCTTCATCGCTATCGGAATAATCGTTTTCGTTTCCACGCATTTTTATTATATTTACTAAAGATACTTTTAAATATAATTAATTCAATTTTCTTTTAAATTTAAAATTAAAAAAAATGTTTTTAATAAATTTATTGTTATATTTATAAATTTACTGTTATATTAATAGTGTTTTTTTATGCTGGCTCATTTGTTTTCCAAACAGTATCACAAGTTGAACATAAATAAATATATTTCATATTTGTATCATCATATCTAATATAAATGATTTCTCTTTCATCACCTTTAGTATTAGTAAGACAATCAATATTAGGACATAAAATGGTATTGATACGCGGTAAAGTAGGGTCAAGTTTTGTATATCTATTGATAATATAATTAAATGATTTTTCGTTTTTTTTAATTTGCAATTTAGAAACACATACATTTTCTATAGCAAGTAATTTATCCTCATTACCACAATTTCGACAATAATAAACCAATTTGTTAGGATTATCGCTATTGATGCGAATATAATACATATTAGAACAGTTAGTACAGAAATGCATGATTATTATATAATATACTTTTACATTATTTATTTATTTCAATTTTCTTTTAAATAAATAATGTTTTAATTTCAATTAATAATATTTTTACATTATTTTACTAATATTATTAGCTTCTTTTAATTTTTCAATAACTTTATTATAATCAACATTTATATTCATACTATAATAGCCTGTTTTAAAATTAACAACCTGTTCTTTAAAATCAATATTTTTTTTATTAGCAATCTCTAATAATTTTTCATAATTTTTATTAAAATTTTCTTTAATAAAGGGATAAAAATTTTCAAAAAAAGGCATATATATTCCATTTTTCTTTGTTACAATATTACATACTGCAATATCTAAATTTGAAAATTCAATAATTTCATTGTAACTTTTCATATCTTGATGTTTATTAGTTACACCTGGTTCATTCAACAGTGGATTATTGCATAATAATGTGCATAGGGTTAATAAAACAGTAGAGATTGATTGACAAGATGTCCATTGGTCGCCTCTCCAGGTATTTAAAAGGGATACACAAACCTTACCACAAACATATAAATTAGGATTAAAACGCACACTGTTACCATTGGTCCAATATTTAACTTTTGGAGGAGTATGAGGATAATCACTTGGATATACAAATTCAAAAAAATAATAACCACCAAAATATGGAGTATCAGAAGGACCGATAATTAATGCGTATCCTTTTAACATATCGGTATCATCATGCAAATAATAAATACCATTTTCTGTTAATGGATTCTTTATTATATGTTTAATATCTTTTAATAATCGTGATATAGTTTCTTTTGAGATAAATAGTGACATTATTACTATATTATCTATATTGAAAGTTTTTTAAACCACTTTCAAAAATATAATAAAATATTTATCTTTTTAAGTTAAAATAATATATATATTATTTTAAATTATTCAATTTTAAAAAAAATGAAATAGAAAAATGTTGACATATTATATCAACAATGAATAACACTATGATATCAACGTCACAATTTAAAGACCTAAATGAATTTTTAGCAAAGCATAGTGCAAAGAACGAAGTAGGGGCTGTAGCAACACATACCAGGATTCCTGATAAGGAACTAAATATATATGGTGGCTCTTATATTATACCCAAAGAAGATTTGCCAATATTCTATAGCTTGTATTACGATAATATATTTTGCAAAAAAAGAAAGGAGTATTTGACAGAAAAACAATTAGAAAATGGTGGTCCTATGGCGGTTGATTTTGATTTTAGATACAAATATGATGTAGAAACACGACAACATACAAAAGAACATATTCAAGACATGGTTCTTTTGTATTTGGAAGAAATTAAGGAATATTTCTTATTTATTGAAAATAAACCATTTAATATATTTATTTTTGAAAAACCAAATGTAAATAGATTAGAAGATAAAAGTCTTACAAAAGATGGAATACATATGATTATCGGCATAAAAATTAATCACATAATACAGACCATGATTCGTGAGTCGATGGTTACAAAAATAGCAGATGTATGGGAATTGCCATTAGAAAATACTTGGGAATCAGTATTAGACGAAGGTATAAGTAAGGGAACAACAAATTGGCAATTATTTGGTTCACGAAAACCAGGTAACGAAGCTTATGAATTAACTAAACAATTTGTTATTACATATGATGCAGCTGATGGGGAATTTATGATGGATGAGAAAAAAGTAACAGATTTTGACCTTAAAAATAATTTTGAAAAATTATCTGTTCAATATGATGGAAACCCTGATTTTGAATTAAATCCAAAAATAATTGATGCATACAATAAGCGATTAGAAAGTAAAGGGATTAAAACCAGAAAACCGTCAAGTAAAACAAAAATAAATCTTTTAATAGAAGAGGAAGAAAATCCTGAAGAAGAATACGTTTCATTAAGTGATATTAAAGATAAAGAAACACTTGAAAAAGCGATAAATTTAATATTTAAAAATTTAAAACCAAATGAATATGAAATTAGAGAAGTGCACGAATTTGCACAAGTTTTACCTGAAAAATATTATCAACAAGGTTCTCATGCGTTAAATAGAAAAGTTGCTTTTGCTTTGAAAAACACAGATGAGAGATTATTCTTATCTTGGATTCAATTGAGAAGCAAGGCGTCTGATTTTGACTTTAATGATATTCCAAATAAATATGCAGAATGGAAAAAATTTCATAAATCGAATCAAACAAATGAAAGAGTTACTAAACGCTCTTTAATGTATTGGGCAAAACAAGATAATTATGCCGGCTATGAAACTGTTAAAAAAAATACTATTGATTTCTTTATCAATGAGTCATTACATACACAAACAGAATATGATTTGGCTCAAGTATTAAAACAAATGTTCAAAGATAAATATGTCTGTGTCAGTTATAAAAAGGGTATGTGGTATGTATTTAAAAATCATCATTGGGTATTAGATGATGGCCCAAGTCTTCGAGAAAGAATATCAACAGCAATGCATGATTTATATTCTAAAAAAGGAGATGAAAATCAAAATGAATATCATCATTATGACCCAAGTGATGATAGGGCAGAATTTTTGAAAAAACAAACAAAAATAATTTGCGATATAAAAACTAAATTGAAAAAAACTAATGATAAAAATAATATTATGAAGGAAGCTGCAGAAATATTTTATGATGGCGAATTTATTAGAAATATGGATACCAATAAATATTTAATGTGTTTTAAAAATGGTGTAGTTGATTTTAAAAACAAAGTATTTCGCGATGGCTACCCAGAAGATTACATTACAAAAACAACGCGTATAAATTATGTTCCTTATGATATTAATGATGAGGCTTTTAAAAAAGTGGAGGCAGAAATTATTGAATTTCTTGTTAAATTGTTTCCCATTCCTGATTTAAATAGATATATGTTAGACCATTTATCATCATGCTTAATAGGAGCTAATAAAAACCAAACATTTAATGTATATCATGGAAGCGGTAGTAATGGTAAATCTATTATTGCTGATTTAATGTCTGTAACATTAGGCGAATATAAAGGAACAGTTCCTATTACTCTTGTTACAGATGTTAGAGGTAAAATTGGCGGTACTTCTGATGAAGTTCTTAAATTAAAAGGCATTAGATATGCAGTTATGCAAGAGCCTTCAAAGGGGGTAAAATTAAATGAAGGTATTATGAAGGAATTGACAGGCGGAGACCCTATTCAAGCAAGAGGGTTGTATTGTGAATCAGAAATTTTCGAACCACAGTTTAGTTTGGTAGTTTGCACAAATAATTTATTTGATATTGAAAGTAATGATGATGGAACATGGCGAAGAATTAGAAAATGCGATTTCGTATCTAAATTTATTGATGAAGGAGAAACATATAATGATGAAACACCATATTTATACATTAAAGATAAAAGTCTAAAAGATAAATTACCATCATTTGCTCCTATATTTGCAAGTATGTTAGTAAAAAGAGCATTTGAAACAGATGGTATTGTAGAAGAAAGCCAAACCGTATTAAATGCATCTAATAAATACAGAAAAGGTCAAGACCATATTGCAGCATTTGTTAGTGATAAAATTATTAAAACAAGTGTTAATAAAGATAGAATTAAGAAAACAGAATTAGTTATGGAATTCAAAAAATGGTTTGAAGAATCACAAGGTTCGAGAAAGACACCAAAGGGTGAAGAATTATATGATTATATGAATAAAAAATTCGGACAAGTGAAAACAACCGGATGGCACGGAGTAAAAGTTGTTTATCCTGATGAAGAGGAAGACGACGTATTAGCTGAATTATAAAATATATATAAAATATATATAAAATAAATTATAGATATTTTATTTAAAATGATAAATGTATATTTTTTGGTAACAATTCATAAATCTTATATATTAAACTTATTATAAAAGCAAGTATCCATGATGAAATAAATGGGAGAGAAAGTAATATTAATAGAATTCCAAAACGTATTTTCCAATTTATTTGTGATGGATAAAATAGAGTGATAACTATATATCCAACTACAAAAATAAAATAAATGAAAAGTAGTATATAATAATAAAAATAATTTAAACTGTCAATTCCTTGATTTTGATAATAAGTTTTTCTCTCATTTGTTAATACATCAGAAGTGTTATTTTTTAATTCTTTTGTAAGTTCTATATTTTCTTTTTTATAACTAATATATAATTCTAAAACATTCTTAAAATTAACTACAAGTCCATTATATGTATCAATTTGATAATTTATTTTTTTTGAATCATTTTGAAAATTTAGATTAAAAGTTCCTATTATTAATTGCGCTTTTTTATGTAAATCGTCTTCTTTTTCATTACTATATGATAATTCACCCTGTGTAAATGTAAGATAATTTTTTTGAGCAACTGCAACCTGGTTATCTGCAGAAGCTAAATTAGTTTCAGATGCTAAATATTTTTGCTTTAATTCTTCAGCTGTCTTTTGTTTCTGACAATTTGAATCACACATTACTGCTTGTTTGGCTTTTTCGAGAAAAGCATTAAAATTATTTAAATTGAAAGTATTTAAATTTGACATTACTATATTATACAACTATAAGAATTTAAAAAATAATTTAATATTTTTTTGCTTGATAATTTATAAAACTTTCTGAATTATTAGGCATTGGAGGTTTTAAATTAACGTCTGGTTTTAATTTACCAGATGTTTTTGAGAGAACATTGTTTACAAAAGTTTCTGTAGTTGTTGTAGATTTTGTAGAACCTGCTGTAACACATATATCATTTACCTCATCATAAACTTGACCTTCAGAACAACAAGCAGAACCAACACATATTCCAGGTAAATTATTTGTTAACCATGGGTCAGTTGAATCAGAAGAACCTTTTGGTGCTGCTTTTGGGTCAAAATACCAATCATATTCTTGATAATTCATATTATCGCGCATTATGATAGAACCATAACGATACCAGAAATAAATACTTCCAATTAGCGCACAAAGTGCTACCAAAATATAATAAGGTGTGTCAGGTAATATACTTTTACTATTTAAAATTACCAAAATTATAACTGGAATAAGTGTAAAAATTATTATTTTCATTAATGTAGCATGTTCAGCGTATTTATCCCCATAATAGTCATTTATTTCAACAAGACGTATTTTATTATTTTTCTCTACCTGAAGTATTTCTAAACGTTTTTTTGCTCTATTTAATTCGTTTTCAACAATAGCAATAGCAGCAGTCTGTTCTTTTAAAGTTCCAATAGATGAAGATAATGCATTTCCAAAATAATTATTTACACCACTTAATGTTTGATATAAATTAATACGCATAGTAGAAATTTGATTCATTTTTGTTACAATATCTTGTTGTTGTTGTGGAGTTAAATTGGGATTTGTTTCTAAACTATTGAATAATTGTTGCTCAATCTGTTGTAAAGATTGAATATCATTAAGTATTTGTTCATTAGAGTTTTTAATATCTGGTAATTGAGGCATATTATATAAATTATAGAAAGATAATTATATAATATAAAATGATAAATTTATTGTTTTACAATATTCATTGAAACTAAAACAGTTCCTGTTGCTAAAATAGTCCAAAATAAGTAGTCATAATTTTTTTGTAATGCAACAATATCGCTGTCATCCAGAATATTATCCATATTCGTAGAAAAGTTTGAGATTGATAAATTTGTTTTATTTAAATTAGTTAAATAGTCATCAATTCCTTTTACATTATTTTTAGATTGAGATTCAGATGAATTAGTTCCATTACTAAATTTAGTTGTTAAATTAGTAATTTGACTCGAAATTAAATTCATTTTAGTTTGGAGTTGTGAAAGTTGTTGTTTTTGAACACTTGTTGCATTTGCTAAACCATAACTTTTATCAATGGGGCCGCCATTAACATATTTTCCATAAGTTAAAGTATCTGTATTATTTGTTGCAGACGATACACCAATTGGTGCGTTGATAGGCGTTTTGTTACGAATATATAAATTAATATTTTTATTTATTTGCTTTGTACCATTTGGATACATATCAGAAGTTTTTGGATAACACGTGTTATTATTAAAAGCAAAACCAGCACATTCAGGATTTGAATTACAACTACTTTTACAAGAATCTGCAGTTGCATTTCCATATGCTGCTCCAGGTATATCGAAACCAGCACTATCCATACCTGGAAGTTCTAAATAAGAACTACCATATTGTGTATTAGTAGATGGATATGAATGTAATTGTGCATTTTCGTCAATATATGCAAGTTGACTTAAATTGCCTTTTATTCCAACATTACCTATATTATAAATAGAATTTGCTCCTACACCTCCTCCATTATTACCATCCTGCATTTTTTGACAATTTGAAACATTTTTAAATGTATATAAAACAAGGTTGCCATCTTCCTGCATAATTAAAGCCATATTTCCAGATGTAGAACCAATCCAATCCCCAGCTGCAAGTGTAGAACCTTGTGTTATATAATTTTTACCGTATTTACCCTTTGATGCAGCGTAAGCAGGATTAGCTGACTGTAATTTGCTACTATCAGTCATTGTTGCCCAAATGACGCCTTGTTTATCAGACGGTGAAGTGCCTCTATATATAACCATATTTCCGTCATCTTGTAGAATTAAGAAATAATTACTTTGAGGCAAACTTGTATTATACACAGAATTAGACCAACCGCCTCCCGAATATGACCCATCACTAATTTTAGTACAATTGTCAGCCTTTCCATATTCTGATGTTTGTTGCCAATTATTACTTAAAGAGCATTGTGCATTTGTACCTGATGTAGAATTTTGCAAACCATAATAAGTTGCACCATTTTGCTGTGCAATTTGTTGACATTGTGCATTACTATATTGTTGAGAACCGCCATTATACAAAGCCATAGCTCTATTAGACGAATCTCCGTAACAACCCAAATAATTTGAAGGATTAGCATTTGAATTAGGAGTGTTAAATACAGCTTGTCCAGAAGAACTTATAACACTTAATGCGCCACTGAGTGAAAGTATAGCACTATTTCCAGTTTGTTTAGATGTTTTAGAAGACCATAATGGCACTTGACCACTTGGTACCATACCCGCACCTAAACGAGTAATAGTTGGTAAATCATTACTTACAGCACAATAACCTTGAGATGTAGAAGTATTTATACCTTGTAGTGAAAAATATTGATATTCAGAATCAATAGCAGCTTCTTTACATTGGTCATATGTATACGACCCTCCTGCACCTGTGCCACTACTTGATAATTGAATACCTTGAATTGCTGTAGAATTATCACCACTACTAATTGTTCCCCAAAATCCAACCGCATAATTTCCTGAAGTAGATACATTAAAAGTTATAGAATATTTTTGCCAAGCAGTTGTACGTGGAGTAAAATTATTAACTGCAGTAGCTGCATTATAACTTTGTCCAGAAGGTATACAATAAACATTAATTGAATTTGCGCCGTTATATCCAGGTCTTCCACAAGCATAAAATGATAGTGTATAACTTCCTGAATTTATTTGAATCCATTGGCCGAAATTTTGTGTACCCTGAATACAACCGGCTTGATTGCCTGCAGGATATGGCATTGGATAACCCCACGCACTTGAATTATTAATTAAAACTGCATTAAAACTCCATCCTGGAACCTGTGATGTTGAACTAATATAATAAAAGGTGTCATTACCTATTTGAGGTTGGTCAAAATTTCCATTTTGTAAACTTGCTGAAGGTGGAGGAGGAGAACTTCCAAGAAAAGTCATTAAAGGGGATTGTTGATTGTCAGCATAACAACCTTGATATGTAATATTTGGAGAGTTAATCATTTCATTGACAAAAATATTTTTCCCTTCATTCCCGCAACTTTGTCCTTTTATCATAGGAGTGCCTATCACAAGTGGTGGTGTTGATGGAACAGTTATACCAGATGAATTATATATTGGCAACCATGGCAAATTAATAGGAACAAACGCACCTGTTGGACATCCATTTCTTCCAACAGTATCAGATAAAACATCTGTTGTATATAATTTAATTACTCCTTGTTGCGTAACGTAAGATTCTTCTCCAGTTGTAAAAATAATATTTTTTCCTAAATAAGGATTATTTGGATTTACTCTGTCTAAATAACCTGTTGTAGAACCACTTATTTGTGCAACTAAATTTTGATATTCTTTTAATGTGTTGTCATATTGTTTTCTTAAATTTGCTATAGTAGCTTGTTGAGATGAATAATCGTTTTTAGATATTACATTATTAGATTGATTAGTTAAACCATCAGCACTTAAATCTAATTTATCAAAATTTATACCATTAAAACCCTCCTGACCACTCACTTCAGCGGCTTTTTCTTCTAAATTACTTTTTATTTTTTTCTGATATTTTTTAAATTTATTTCCTTGATTTAAAGAAGGAGTAGTTCCAGACAAATTTTTTTTATTATCTTCATTATTTTTTTCATCCGATGTATTTTTTGTTAAATAATTCAAATTTGAAAACATATTTGTTATACTTGTCATATTAATATAATGATATAGAAAAAACTAATTATATTAATTATTTATTGGTTTAATTTTATTTTTAGAATAATGTAAGAAATTACCAAAACGGTAATTAATATATAACTATCATAGTTATTAAATATTTTTGAAATGCTTAAAAATATCACCATTAAACAAAATAAAAAAAAAGCTTCTCTCTTAAAATTACTATCAATACTGCCTCCTTGTTGTCCAGTAGCAGAATATTTAATTAACAAAAAAATCAATAGTATAGAAATAAACATTAAAACAATGTATCTATAATAATTTGATGTAACAACTAATTGACTATTTTCAGTAGCAGAATTTAATGTTTCAAAATCTTTTTTAAATTTTTCTATTCTATATCTTTCTTCATTTAATAAATTATAATTTTGTTGTAAGTTTTCATCTTGTTGTTGTATACTCATTATATATAAATAAAGAGAAAACAATTTTTCTTAAAAATGTAAAAGATAGTAAAGAGATGAGCTTATAGTTGAAATAACACCCGATGTATAATTCATGATAAATGAATAATAGTAAATAACAATTGCAAGTAATATGATAATAAATATAATATAATATACATTAATACCCAATTCACTCCCAAAATCGCCTCCTTGTTGATTAAAAAAGCCACTTGATGATGATGAATTATAGGAATTAGTAATTTTATATATGAATATAATAACAATTATAGATAATGCAAATAATAATAAAAAAGAGTAATAATTTGAATTAATTTTAATATTACCTTCAATTTGCGCTTGGTCTAAATTTTGATATTCATTAACCATATTCTCGATTTTTATTCTTTCAGCATTTAATTTTTGATAATTTGCAAGCAATATAGTAGCTTTTTGCGAGCGCTCTGTATACTGGTCAGAATATAAAGTATTACTATTCTGTATTTTTTCTAATATTTGATTATTTACATTAGTTAATTGCATATTAATATTTTGAATATTTAATAAAAGAGCAGTTGCTGATGGAAGAATAGCATAATCTTCAGCTTTTGATGGCACAGGATTTCCATCTCCAGTTCTTAACCAACACATAGGAGTTCCAAAAGTTGTAGCGTTAAAAGTTGCACCTGTACAATTAGCGGTTTTTAAACATAATGCTGAACAACTATTTACATCAATTATATCATTATAAGCTGCTTGTGTTCCTGCTTGTCCACTTCCCCAAAAAGCTTGTCCTTTAATACTTGTTAATGTCTTACCACTACCAGAAGTATTCAAAAAACTTATATAATCAGCAACAGCCTGTTTATACTGAAGTAAAAAATTATCATATTTTGCACTCAGTATTTCTAAATTTAAAATAGCAGATTCACTTTCTTTATATTTTTGGTTATTTTCTGGGCTCATCTATATATCTATAAAAAGAAAACTAATTTTTTATTTTTTTTTTGTTTGAAAAAAATATATTAATGATGAAACAGAGAGAAATACAACAAAAGGAATTAAATTAAAGATATTATCATTTGGATTAGAAGAAGACATTGTAGTTTGTTGACTAAAATTGTTTAAATTTATTTTTTTATTGTCATTTTTATTGTCATTTTTATCAATTAATTTTTTCATATAGTCATTTGTGCATTTTAGAGAATATTCTCTTATGGCTTTATTATTAAAAGGTTTTCTACCAAGGTTTAGCATTTAAAAAATAATTATATAATAATTACATAATAATTTATCTTTTTAAATTTATTAAATTTATTTAATAGGAATTTTATTAGAAGATACTTTGGAAATTGTAAAACCTGCTACTATTATACTTAAAAATACAGCCCAATTTTTTAAATAACCAATATCATATATTTGGTTATAATCTGATATCATAATATCAGCACTACTTTCTTTCTCTTTAATAATTCCTAATTTTATTTTCAACTCCAAATTTGTTGCTTTTTCTTTTTGAATCAATGCATCTAAAGATAAGAATTTTTGATTAATATCATTTGTTTCTTTTTCTATACTATTTGATAACATAAACATTTTAGAATTTATAGTATCCAAATTTTTTTTTATATTTTCAAACATTTGCTGGTATTCATTATTAGACGGATTCATATTGTAGAATACGTAATACTTTTCAAAATCATCTAAAATAGAAGGAAGTTGTTCTTGTAATATTTTTAATTCATTAGAAAACTGTTCAGCACTTTTAAAATTATAATTAGTATTGTCTTCTATTAATCCCATTAATATATATATTAATTTAAAATAAATATTAATTTTAAATTAAAGTTAATTAAAAATTTAAATTTTCTTCAAAAGACAACAGTAATTTATCAATATACACTTGAGAATCACTATATCCTCCAATAAACGTACCATCATAAAAGACCATAGGAAAGATTTTATATTCTTTATTTGCTTTTTCTTTAATAAATAATAAAAAATCTTCTTTATTTTCTATTATATACTCATCACAATCAATTACAGAAAAAATTAAATTTTTCTCTTTCAATAATGCTTTAACTTTATTACAATTAATACAACCACTTTTGCTATAAACAGTAAACCCAGATTTTATTGGTTTTTCAAATTCCATATATATATTATATTTTATTGATTTTTTAAATATTTATTTGTGTAGATATTTTTAAATACAACATCTATAATAATTTGCCTCAATAGCTGTTTTACTTGGTCTGATAATATGACAGACTTGTCCTGGTCTTAATCCTATTACTCTTGCTACAGGGTCAAATCTTGAAATATCAGGAAGTTGAATTTTATTTATAATGTTATATTTTGTCATCATATCTTTTATCTCTTTATCCGTCATAACACGATGTGGTGGAACAAGAACATGATTTAATATATTAAATTGCAATCTTTTAATACTTTCTATTACAATAAATATTCCCTCACTTTCCCATATATGTTTCAATTCATTAATCATTGTTTCATTGGGTTCATCTTTAATTATTATAAATAATGTATCCTTTTTGGTAAGAGTTTCTGTTAAAACAAATAAGTCATCAATCAATTCTTGAATATTTTTGCCGGCAAGTTTACCTGTTAAATAATACCTAATATAAATTTTTTTCTTTTCATTTTCTGGGGTGACATTTTCTTCTTTTGTTTCTAAAAGCATATCCAATTGATTATTCTGCTTCATAGAATTTACTTCGCTATTACTAAAATTTGAATAGTCGCTAACATTATAGCCTTGTTTTTCCATTAACTCCAGAACTGTTTTTCTGGAAGTATAAATATGAGAAATAAGAACACTTGAGTTTTGGCTTGTCATAATATATTATATATTATTAACATATTGAATTATTTTTATTTCAATTTTATTTATAATATTATTTTTTTTGTAGTTCCTGTATTAGATGAACTTGAGTTATTTTGTTCTGAATTTATAATTTTTTTCTCTCCATTTGAATCTTCTTTATTAGATTCATCATCACTTTTTTCTGAAGATTCACTGTCTTTTGGTTGTTCAATTTCTAAAATATTTGAAGTATACGGATTTTGTTGTGGAGATATATTATTATTTTGTATTGTTGTCATTTGAGAAGGTGGTGGAGAAGAAGGAGATTGGGGTAAAAATGTTTGAACTGCCGGAGGTGGTGTAACAGGAGTTAGAACAGGTTGGTATAATGGTAAATTTGGATTATATTGTTGCGATGAATTACCTGGATAATATACAGGTGAACCAGAATCTAATTTGTTAGAATTAGAACTTGGTATATATGCTGGCGAAACAGGTCTATATGCTGGCGAACCTTCTGCATATGCTGGCGAAACTGGTCTATATGCTGGCGAACCAGGCGCATATTGAGGTGAATCTGGATTATAATTTATATTTTCTTCATCAGATGATGAAGGTTCATATGCTGGTGAATAAGGAGCATATTGTGGTGATTCAGGTTCACTTTCAACCTTGACTGGTTCTGGTAATTCTGGTGTCTCTTTATTTGGTTTGAATTGATATACAGTTTGAAGACTACTTTTAATATCAGCTACATATTTATCCACAGTATCTTTTAATTCTGTATTATCAGGTAAATCCATTAATTTTGTAATATTATTTGAAAAAGACATACTCAATAACTGGTCAATATTATCTTCTGTAATAATACGCATTTGAATATTCATAACTTGTAATTCTTGTATTAAAAGTTTTAATGAATATGGAATTCTTAATATACTAAAAGACCTGCCAAATCTACTTAAGTTTTTAATATTTTGGCTTCCATCAGGATTTGTTACAAAAGTGATTGGACCATCAGCATAAGGACTCAAAAATAAGTTTTTAGACTCATTATAAATAGAAATAGCTCCTGTTTTATTACATACTGCTACAAAAAAATCTGTTTTCTCTCCTCTAACCATAAATGATTCATTTAAGAAATAAGACATACCATGTGCTAATACTCCGTCGCGTTCCATTTCTCCAATACGAAGACCGCCATCATTAGCACGACCTTGAACAGGTTGTCTTGTCAAAACAGTATTTGGGCCTCGAGCACGATAATTGATTTTGTCTTTTACCATATGTTTCAAACGCATGTAATATGTAGGTCCTATATATATATCAGCACCCAATTGCTCTCCAGTCATGCCATTATATAATACTTGATTGCCTGTAGAATTGAACCCTGCTTTTACCAATAAAGGAGCATATGTTGAATAATTAGAGCCTTTTACTTGGAAAGCAGTACAATCACCAAAAGCGCCATAACTTGTGCATACTTTACCAAAAAGACTTTCTACAATTTGTCCAATTGTCATACGCGATGGTAAAGCGTGAGGATTAATAATAAGGTCAGGACGTATTCCATCTTCAGTAAATGGCATATCTTCTTCTGAAATAATGAGACCTAAAGTGCCTTTTTGCCCGGCCCTCGAATTTCCTATTAGCATAGATGGTGCGAAGTTATGTTCTCTTGTATAATATAAATGGCTTGATGGCATTTCGATACAATAAACTTTTCCCTCATAATCTAATAATTTTTCCTCATTTGAATCATTTACTTTTTTATTTATAAAAGGTTGATTTTGCTTTCGAATAATACTTATTTTATAGTAAGTATTTTTAACAGATATTTCGTGAGATTTGCCTTTATTATATCCCAACTTTCCTGTTATAATATGAGTATAATTCCCTGGATTAGCAGCTATTTTTATAATTCCAGACCAACCACAATGAACGGCTAATCTTGAAATATCATTTGCTAACCTAATACTGGTTGTTCCATATCTACTAAATCCATCTTTATATGTATGTCCATCACCCTCCATTAATGCTTCAAGCAAAATAATACATTGTCTCTGTGATAGATTCCATACATATTCTGGAAGATGTTTATTTATTGCTCCTAAACTATATTTTTGTAATTCTTCATATATTTCTTTATTTTTGCCTATATTTAATGCAAAATAACCATTATACGTATCATGATAATATTCTATACTTAATTTTGTTAAAAAGTCAATATTATAATCGACCTTTCTTTTTTTATGTGCTGATAAAATTACTGCTCTATTATTAACAGAACCATCAGATATAAACATTCCTAATAATTGTAACCAATCATCCATTTTATACTTTTTCTCACCCAAAATCATAAATTCAGTATCGTTATATATATTTTTCATAGATTTTTGAAATCTAACCATTTTACCCATAACTTTTTCTGCTTCTAATAATTCGTATTCTTTTGACCCCTTATTTTTCTCCCTTCTTTTAATATATAATTTGTGATTTAATGTGCAAACAACTTCAACCTGTTTATTTTTAACAGAATACATTTTACCATTATGAAGATATTCAAATTTATTTACTGGAAACTCGTAACACATATTTCCTTTTTTATCAAGAGTAGCAACTTTATGAACATTTATGTTAATATTTTGTATTTCAATCCAACCATAATTAGTTAAAATTTGTTGTGTAGGAAGTGCACAAGCCATTTTGTCACCAATAGCAGGTATTCTCTCTTCACGAACTCTAACTTTAGCAATATTAAAACCTTCTTCTCCAAGTGTTATAAAAGATTTATCCACAAACCCTAATTGACCTTTTTTGGGTTTTACTGAATCATCTATCCATACATCTTTGTTTTCAAGATTCGAATTTATTTTGCCAATTAATATAGTTTTGTCATTTAATTCAGTATTTTCTTTTATCATTCCATAATCATCCAATTGACTATAATCGAAATCAGCTTTTTTCTTAATTACATTGTTTTTTTCAATATTTGCGAATTTGGAATTATTCATTCCTGTTATTTTAGAACTTTCTTCTCTCGCTTCATACATGGAATAATAGGTTGTCCTAAAGATTCCGCGTTTAATAGAAGCTTCATTTATTAAAATAGCATCTTCTACATTATAACCAGTGTAACTCATAATAGCTACAATTGCATTTACACCGTATGGCTGTTCTTCATTATTTATATACTCCAAGTATCTTGATTTTATTAATGGAACTTGACCGTAATTGAGTATAACTCCCATTTTATCAATACGCATTTGATAATTAGAATGATAAACTGAAACCGCTTGTTTACTTTGACCACATGAAAAAGAATTACGTGTAACAGGATTGTTTTCAGGATATATAATTTGATTACCCATAACACCCAAAATGAGAGAAGGGTCTATTTCCATATGTGTATAAAATTTACTCTTTTTCAGGTCATCTGGATTCACAGCAATAAGCGCAGATTCTTCTTCAGCGGTATCTACATAATCAACGAGAGAACTATTACTGTATAAAATATCATAAATATGTTGTTGGTCACGTGCAATATCAGGATATAATTGTATTAAATCATAAATCATATTGTTTTTCGTATAAAATTTTTCATCAGATTTTTTTTTGAAACCAGATATAATTTGTTCCCAAGTAATTGTTCCTTTATTAAGTAAATCAATTACCTCTTTTCTGTTATAGCTTACTTTTGAATCTTCAATATAATAAATAGGCCGTGTAAGTCTGCCAGCATCTGTATAAATATGCACCTCATTATGTTCATAATCAAAAGATATACTTGTATATACAGGTATAATACCATTTCTCCTATATAATTTTAACAATTCTACTATACCTAATTCTTTTTTGTTTATTGAAATAGGTTTATCAATCACCCCTATCCAATTACCATTTATAAAAATTTTTGCACTATTAGATAATTGTTCAGGTGAACATTCTAAAATAATTCTCATCGGAGTATTTGCTCTTAACCATTTAATAATAGGATAACTGGAAGAACCACTTGTAATATATGAGCTAATTGCCATATGCTTATGTAGACCAATATTGCCACCATCAGGAGTATCAATTGGGTCAATATAACCCCATTGTGATGAATTTAATAAACGCGGACCAATCACTTTTGCACTTGCATCGAGAGGTAAGTTTATTTTACGCAAATGAGAAATATAAGTATTCCAACTTAATCTATTTAAATCTTGAACGGCTCCCAGACGTTTTGTATGTGCTTCTGAACCCCAATTTCCTTTAAACGCCTTTCTAAAACCTTGTTCTACAATCCTATCTTTAAAAAATGCTTTAAAATTGGATTCAATTAAACCAATAAAATTATCTCTATATTTATTATCCTCTTTTTTACTATTTGATTTTAATAGTTGTTTTTCTTTACGTGTCAACGTTTCATCTTCTTTGTATTCACCTTTATGATAATAATATTCCTCATCTATTTTACGTCCAATATCTTTTTTTTGAATCAAATAATATTCACGAAATAAATCATAAATTAATGAGCCTGATAATTCAACTCTTTTAAAACGAAAATTGTCACGGTCAGTAGGTTTTTCTTCTTTCATATAGACTTTTAGTAAACGATTTACCATATATCCTAAAAAATATGCTTTATCTAAAAAATTTATCTCTCCAATATTTGGCAAAAAATAATCAGAGAGAATCTCCAATACTCCTGTAACAGTTCCTCTTTTAGTCAATTCAGCTATAAATTGTAATGCTGTTTGTTGAGTAAAAAACTCATTAGCATCATGAACGGATGGTCTAAACAAATCTATATATGGATTATTATTATTACTTTCACTATCATCTAAATTAACAAGTAGACAAGTTTTAATTATATCTTTATCCGAAATTATTCCAAGTGCACGCATTAATATAAAAAGTGGAACAGGCTTTTTAACATTTGGAACAGATACTACTATTTGATTATTACTATATTTTGCACTCGGAGCAACAATTTTAACCGACGTAGTTCTTATTGGTTTAGATGTATCTTCAGAAACTGACCTAATGTCTGCAGAATAACTGTAAACATCATCTTCACTATACTTGCGAATATATAACATGTTATCAGCAAATTTTTCTTGTGAAATAAGCACTTTTTCTTTACCATCAATAATAAAATAACCACCATAGTCATTACGACATTCACCCATATTGTAACGCACATTTTTATCAAGTGATTTCAAAATACATAAATCTGATTGCATCATAATTGGAAAACGTCCAAGATATATTTTTTTTAGTGTAATTTGATGCTCCTTTCTTTCATCGCCAACATAATAAATAAAATCAACTACTACATCATAATGAATTGTAATACCATAAGTCATATTTCTTAAACGTGCATCATTTGGATACATATAATGAGCGTTATGGTCATCATAAATAATTGGTTTACCAAAATAAATTTTAGAACCATCTTTGTCACCTAAATATAAAAGAGATTCACTTCTTTTTCCACTTTCATTTTCCTCTTCTCTCTCAATGAATCGAATAGGATTATTTTCGCGAAATATTTTATTTATACCATCCTTGAAAAAAGAATTATATGACTCTAAATGATGAGCAACCAAATTATTAGGATTATCTACAAAATATTTATTTATTAGTTTCCAAGATATGTTTTCTTTGTCCATTTTATATTATAATAATCATATTTTTTTAAAATATTATTTGATATTAATAATTAAAATTTAAATATCAAATTAATTGTTTAATATTAATTTTTTTTAGTTTTATTATTATTATTTTTATTTCTTTTAGTTAATTTAAATTTATTTTTAGTAATTGTAAATTCAGTCCAAGGTTGTGATGGTCTATCCATTAAATAGGGGCAAAATTTGGCATATTGTCTGTGCTTTTTACAATATTCTTCTTTATTAAAATTATTTGTACCACAAGAATTACCATATCGTGCCAAAAAAGACATTTTTATTGCTAATGTTGAATCACATACAATTCCATCAGTTGCTCCATGTGGAGAGAAAGGTTTGGGTCTATCTGATTGTGACATATATTCTCTTGCATCTAAATCATAATGGGAACAAACTGTTCTTGAACAAGGATTATCATCTTTTAACAAATAAACATCATAATGGTCTGCAATTATTTTTTTTGCAACTTCGATATTTATTCTACCTTTATTTTCATCCATTAAATCTCCAAGTCGAACAAGTCTTGCGCCTTGGTGTCTTCTAATATCGTAAAAACCAGAGTTTTGAACTTCTAAATTTCGAATTCTTTCATCATAAACCGAATTAAACCCTATGAAATAACCATTTTTTGTTCTCTCAATATTATGGTATTTTAAACCTAATTCTATTCTTAATATTTCATTTGTATTTGTATCACCAAATAACCACGAATTTGCATAATCTCCTGAATTTTCTTTTAATAGAAATTCACAATACTCATCTAATGTATTACCATATTGCATTGCATTTCTAATTCGATAACCTATAGGATATCTTTTTTCATAAGGAATAAAACCACCAATGGTTGTTTCAGTTCCAATAATACCTTTATCTGTTACAAAAAAATCTGTTCCACTCCAAATCCAACAAGGACACGTTTGCATTATAAAACGATTACCTTCTGATGGATTTAAATCTAATATTACTTTTGCCCATTGTCCATCTACATAATCAGCAAATGAATTATGAGCAACCACAATTTTTCCATCTTCTGTCCAATCTTTTCCAACAGCTATAAAAGCACTACATTTATCATCTGCACCACCTCCTTCTTTTCCAGCTCTATTATCAGATTTGAGAGAATACCAATAAGGAATAGAACAATAAAAATTCCATGTTAAAATTTCATCAATAGTGGTTTTACATCCTCCAGCATTACAACCATCTACAATACCTTCCATTTCTTCATAATATTCTTTAAAATCATCTTGAGTCATTTTTTTAAAATCTCTACTTACCTCTTCTATAAAATATTCCCATTTCATACCATATGATTCAAACATCAAAAATTCTAACATTTTTTGTATTTCTTTGAAATCGTTAGCACATAAATATCCATAAGCATAGCCTCTTTCTTTGGGTTTACCTTTTATTGAAATATATTTCCATCCATTTTTTTCATATGATAATCCATTTTTAATTTTCATTATATATTTTAGTTATATAATTATTTAATAAATAATATAACTAAATATTTACATATTCAGCATAAGTAATCCAATTATTACAAATAAAAGAATCCATGGAAGAAGAATTAATAACCATGAAATCGTTGTATGTCCGTCTTTACAAATTAAATTTAATACCCATGTCCAGAAAAGAATATAAATTAATTTAATAACAAAAACAGCTGCTGTATTAGGAACACGACAAGAAAAATTACCAATATGATAACTATTTTGATAACCTATGTTTTGTAATAATACTATCACAAGAGCAACAATTGAAATTACAAAATATATTAATGCTGGTGTGCATAATTCTTTTACAGATTTTGGAAAAGGAGCCATTATGAAATATAGAGAGAAAAAAAATTAAATATTGGCTGCTTTTATAGTGCTTAAATTTGCTGTATTTGGTAGCTGACCTTTCCAAGGCATTGGATTAACAGGAGAGGGATATCCTGCTAACGCATTATAAGCACTACCAAATCCATATTGAAATTGTCTTCCTAAATTAATTAAGTCTTGGCCTAAAAAATTAGAGAGAGTTCCTCCTTTTTGTCTTCTCTTTTTTGTTCCTTTTCCACCTTTGAAACCGAGATAAGGTGGATTAGCACCAATATCCAACATTTGTCTTGAAATATCATTATTATAAGTATTGTTTGGAAAATAGTTGCTATCACCTCCAACACCGTCTACACCTGGCCATCCTCCAATAGCAGGCGTCCATGGAGTGCCAACTAATCCATTCGGATAAGGCATATTACCACCTCCACTCATTTTATTTTTACAAGCAGAACATTTGCATCCTCTGCGGTGACCTCCTCCTGCCATAAAGCCTAAAGCACATAAAGGACCACAACCGGCTTTCTTATTTTTACACCCTCCGCCATTCATTAAAGGAATACCGCATCCAGAACCACCATGCTGATTTCCTTGTGGATTTATCCAATTATATCCTCCAACAGGTGGTCCAGTGGAAGGAAGTGCTGGGTTAGCCCCATTAACATTTTGTGGATATGCTAAATTAGAAGGAGTTAATCCGGAGGAACAAGAAGCACTACCTCCAGTATACGCTAAAAAAGGATTAGGCACAGTGGGAACATTATTTGAAGGATAAGCTAAATTTAAATCTGCAGGTTTTCCACCTAAATAATTTTTACGAGTTTTTGAACATCCTTTCATTTTATAAACTTTCTGATGCTTTCTAGAATTCTTTCTACTCATTTTATATATTATAATAAGAAATTATTCAATATCAACATGTGTAAGAAAATGTCTACGGCAACACATTTTTCTCAATCCTAATTCATCGAGCACCTCACCTTCAGGTGTTTTATCATGAAACTCTTGTGTTAAATAAAGAACTTTATCAATATCTACAGATTCATCATTTCCTCTTTTTGCTAATTTCTTCTTACGCACTTCTTTTAGGTAAAATCTATATTTGTCGGCAATAACAGTGCCACATGTAAAGCATTTAATTGGGATTATCATCTCTTATATATTCTATAGTATATTATTCTTATATGTTTTTAATTTTAATTCAATTTTTTATTTAATTTTATTAAATAAAATGTAGAGTCAAAAAATTACAAGTTAAATATAATAAAAATATATTTTGTTATATTTAAATATGCTACAATCTATAAAAAACTATAAAACTGGAAACTTTAAAGACCGTCTTGATTGGGATGAATATTTTATGTCTATTGCTTTACTCGCATCTTGTAGGTCACCTTGTCAAAGATTACATGTAGGCTCTGTTATTGTAAAAAATAATCGTTTAATATCCATGGGTTACAACGGGTATATCCCTGGTGCACTTCATATATCTCGTATCCAAGATAATCATGAACAATCTATTATTCATAGTGAAATCAATGCGATAACCGATTGTGCTAAACGTGGTGTATCATTAGAAGGTGCCAAGATTTATATAACACATTATCCGTGTCTAAATTGCTTCAAGTCTATAGCAGCGTGCGGAATTAAAGAAGTATTGTATTTGGATGATTATAATAATAATTCAATTGTAGAAGAACTTGCAAATGATTCTAATATTATTATAAAGAAAATATAATTTTAAATTTATTTAGTAATATACAACCAACCTGTTATAATATATTTATTATCTGAAATAGGCATTTTACCTCTATGAGGAAATGTCCAACATGAAGGAAAAAGTAAAAGTTTACCTGTTTCAGGTTTTATTTTAAAATCATCCCATATTTCTGTTTCTCCTCCATTTTCAACATTATTTAAATACCATATATAGGTAATTACTCTATATTTTTGATTATCCCAATCTACTTTAAAATCATCGTGGTATGTAAACCTACCCTCATTTTTGTTATATTTTTGTATCATAAATTTTTCGTGTGATAGAAATTTTTGTGAAAATACATAATATTTCGTATTATTTTCCTTTTTATCAATATTTAGAGATGTAAAAATATTATTTATATATTTTTTTATATTTCTATCTAATTCATTATCTAATATTTTTTGTAATTTACTCCATTTTTTTATTGTTATTTCACCATTATCATTTAAATCTTTAGGAATAATAAAATCTGTTGTTTTTTTAACATCTTTAATTATACCTCCAGCTGTTACACCCTCATATTTTCCATTTATTTCATTTTCAAACATTTCAATAATAATATTACACAATTCTTCAGATAAAGAAAATTTATTTATGTATATATATTTTTCATAAAAATTATTATTAGACATAATAATAATATTAATATTTTTTTTAAATAGTAATAATAAAATAAATTTTATTTTGTTTTATTATAATGAACTATCAATTTAAAGGAACAAGTATTTCAAATATTACATCTTCTGGTAATACAACTAATCAAAATTACTATCAACAATTTCCTACAACATCTACAACTTATAATGGATTTTTACCTTTAAATTTATCATATTCAACACCAAATGGAGATATTTCAAATTTTTGTACAGCAGCTTCAACAGTATTTAATAGTACGCAAAATATTTCTGCACCTACTGGTGCAAATTATTTTCGTGCTATTAGTATTGGTGGCGGTGGTGGAGGTGGTGGGTCTGGTGGTGCTGCTACGTTAAATATAACTGCTATCGGAACATCAACTTGTTCAGGGAAAAATGGAGGTACTGGAGGTGCTGCAGGTATTTACTATTATGATTCTACAGGATCTTTAAATATATCAGGTGCCAATTTAACTATAACAGTTGGAACTGGTGGTACTGGAGGAGATAAAGGAGCAAACGCAAGTAGAAATACAAATTCACAAGATAACTTATCAGAAACAGCATCAGGAGGAAATTCAGGTAATTCTGGTAATTCTTCCTATATATCAACTGGAGTTGCAAACCAAATTGCGTTAGCAAATGGTGGTGGAGGTGGAAATAGAGGAGATGGAGGTCAAGTACTTTATAATATACCAAGTGGGTTTAATTGCAGTGGTTCTCCAAGTCAAGGTAATACAGGAAATAGTGGTAGTGGTGGAAATAATACAAGTTTAAATTTTCCAGCATTTAATGCTGGTGGAGGTGGCGGGGGTGGTTCGAGTAGTGCTGGTAACCCAGGTGGGACTGGACAAGTGCAAATAATTTGGTTATATAATTAAAAAAAATCTATATTTATATTTCCAACTAAAATATATTTTATTCCTTTTTTTAAAGGTAAATTATAATAATTTATTCTACTACTATTTAGTAAAAAATCTCCTTGATTTAATTTATATGTAATACCATCATCAAACCTTATTTCTCCTTCTTCAAAATCTTTTATATCATTTAGTAAAATACGAAATGTAAAAAATGAATCATTTTTTTCAGATAGCGAGTAATCTTTACTTATATTATAATTATATTTAACGATATTTAATTCAATAATATTAAAATTTATTTTTTCATCTAAACAATAAAATTTTCTAATTATTTCATTTATATTTTTTAATGAAATCAAAACATAACTTAAAATATGTGGAATTTTTTCAATAGAAACATAAATTATTGATTTATTTAAACATTTAGAGTTTTGAAACCCTCTATTATGAACTATAAATTTATCAAATTCTGAACAAATCCAATTGCATGTATCAAATGAATATAAATTTTCTTTTATTAATCTTTGTAAAAAACAATTATTTATATTTATATTATCATTATAAACATCTTTTATTAAATCGTATATGTCACCATATTTATTTTTTAAATTTAATTCTTTATTTTGTTTTTCTATTTCATCATCTAAATTAAATATTAATAAATCATTTTCATTTTCATTTAATTTAAAAGATTCTAAAACATCTAATAATTTTTTATTGTATTCATATTCATGTCTATAAAATAAGTTTTCAAATAATTCAAAATTTATTATTTCATTTGAAACATTTATTTTTTTAAAATTTAATTTATTTTTATTTATACAAATTATGCTATTATTTTTATTATAATTTGTTATACTTAATGGAACATAGTATTCTATATTTATTGGATTAATATTCCATAAATTAACCATAAGCTTTAATTCTGAATTATCAAAATTATATTTATTAAAACCTTTATAAAATTTTGAACTATCAACTATTATTTGTGTATTTATTTTTGGATACAAAAGTAATATTTGCTTTTCAAAAGAAAAATCTTTGTATATATATTTTTCTATATCTATATTTGTTAATAAAATTGGATTTATTTTTTCATTTAAATATGTAATACAATTAATAAGAGGATAAACATATATATTATTTTCAGGTTTTTTATAATTTTTAGATAAAGATGTATTATTATTTTCATTTTCAAAATAAAATTCTACAAATAATTCATTTGTTAAAATAATATTATTATGCTGACAATGATATTCAACAGTTTCATAAATATATTTTTCTAATATATCAAAGTGTTCTTTATTTAAATCTAAAAGATATGATTTTTTTAAAATTTCAGAATATGTTTTAATTTCATTTATGATATTTAATGAATTTAAATTGGTAAATGTAAATATATTATCAAATTCCATTTATATTTTTATAGTTAATTTATTTTTAAACTATTGAATAGTTAAAATAATTTAATTTATTAAATATAAAAACATAAAAATTAATTATTAAGACATTTAGTTCCAAAACATTTATCTTGGTAATAATAATAATCTAAATTTTTTGTTTTCCCTTTTGAATCGCTATTAAAAGTTGGGCCTCCTTCACCACCAGCTACACATTTATTTTCACTTGTGAATACACAGCATGATGTAGAGATACAATTTCGTCGCGTAAGATTTCCACACGATTCTTCCAATACATTACTTGAACCACGATGACTCTCACAAAAAGAGTTTTTTTTATTAAAAGTAACATCTGTTTCAGGAATAGTTTCTAATCCTTCAAGTGTTACAACTTTAATTAACTTTTTAGGTTTTTCTTCTGTATTTAAATTTAGTCCAATTGTATTAATAAATACAATCAAGGCAAATATAAATAAAACAATAATAAAGACCTTTAGAATAAATTTTAGTGTATTTTCATCCATTTAAATATATAAAAGCAAATATTATATATATATAATTTATATGGCCAAGTCGCGTAGAAATCGTAGCTCAAATATTTTAAAAAATATTCAAAAAACTTCTTCACAAGCTATTCCTGTTGTAGGAAAAGGGTTAAAAAATGTAGGTAATGTTGCTAAAAATGTTGCTTTTAAATCAAAACCAGTAATTGAAAAAGGCGTATCTTCTGTATTCGGAACTCTGGCAACAGGATTTAATTTAGGTGTAAAAGGTGCTAAAAACATTGCATCAGGTGTTAAAAATATTACACAAAAAAAGAGTCACATAAGACGTCGTCGTCATAAATCAAAAAGAAGACATTAAATTTTATACCCTTTTGTAGTTTTAATACGTTTTGTCCCTTTTTTAGAATTTTTATGAATTGTATCATGACACGATTCACATAATGTCATTAAATTAGCCAAATTATTTTTATGAAAAATACCATCATTATTCATAATAATACCTTCTTCATTAGCTTCTGATTGATGATGTAAATGATGGACTTCTTTACCTGGTTTTATACCACAATTTTCACACATATTAACAATTTTTTTAGAATTATAATGAGAAGTTTTGAGAGAAAGCAAACTTCCTTGTTCAGGACAATATTTATTACGAATATCATAAGCAGCACTAATAAAATCATCAGGAAGATTTAATGATTTACAAACCTCCAGACCATACATATTGCTGCCTGGTCCGTCGCGAAGTTTGCGGTCATATATAAGCATATCTCTCTCTCTATCATAAACAACCGACATATGCTTAATGGTAACATTTTTAAGATTAGATATCTCCTCAAAATCTACAATTTCGTGTAGATGTGTAGCAAAAATAAAACTACTTCTACATTTATGTAATTGTTGAATACCTGCAACAAAAATGCTAATAGCAGACATCGTTTCTGTTCCAGAGCATAATTCATCACCTAATACAAGACTATTTTCATTCACGAGGCGTAAAATAGTGCGGAGTTCAGACATTTCAACTGCAAAAGTGGATAAACCTTTAAAAATATTATCGTTACCAATTATACGCGAAAATATATATTTATATGGTTTGAAATTGAATTCAGAGCAAGGAACATATAAACCTGCTTGTGCCATTATAATAGCTATTCCAATTGCTCTTATAAAACTGGTCTTTCCAACTGCATTTGTTCCATACAATAATACACCGTTTATTTGGTCATCACCTAAAATTATATCATTTGTTACATAGATTTCATTTGTTTGAAATTGTTCAATCAAACAATGGCGAAGTTGTTTAACATCTACAAATGATTTATCTGCATGAATAATATTTGGTTTACAATAATTATATTTTCTGGAAATTAACCCTTTAGTAGATAAAATATCAATTAGCGTAACAAAGTTAATTATACTTTCTAATTGTTTTTGATATTGTTCAAAATTATTAATAAATTTATTAAAAACAAATGTTATTAAGTCTTTCATAGAAACCTTTATATTTGAAATCATCTTACATAAGGTATTTATCTGTTCATCAACTATGCAATTATTTGAACTGCTTTGTTTTTCAAATGAAAATTGTGTCTTTGATATTTTAAAATCAAAAATTTTATTACTATCAGATTTATCATAATTTAGTTTAACAATTAACGTTTCTTTTGGTAACGCATCTTGAAGTAATTTACAACGGCGACTTGTACATAATAGACTAAAGTTATTTTTTTCTGTTTCATGAATTTTTACAAAGTCGTTAGTTTTGCTATTTTTCTTTTCTTTGTTTTCTATTAGTGAACTTAAATAAACTTGTATAAATTCTAATTTTAGCTCACAATCTTTTAATGTTTTAGTTTTATTATCAAGGTCAATATCTATTCCTGTTTTAATAAAATTTACTTCAAAATTTTGAAATTGGTCCAAATCTTTGGCCAAATCAAGAATCAAATTTGTATTAATAAAATTAGATATATTGTCACAAAAATTTCCAATATCAGATATATTTTTTTCAAATATATATAAGTAATCGCGTAATATAACATCTTCATAAATTGTTTCATAGATAGTTTTAATAGTTAAAATATTATTGTATAAGTTAAAGAATGATTTTGGAGAAATTTTTTTTAAGAAAATTTGTCTCTCCCATTTTGATATATCTTTAATTGAAGAGAGATTATTTTTTAAAAAAGAACTATATGTGTCATATTTGGTTAGATAATATTCAGTAATATCATATTCTCTCTGCAGAAATATTTCATCCCAAACAGGATTTAAAATATTATAAAGAAATTTTCTTTTACCCATAGGCGTTAAACATTCATTTAACATGTGTGAAACACAAGAATATTTACTGGGTTTTACATTTCCGTCATTAATTATATTTAATTGTTTTAATGTATGATTTGCTAATACAAGTCTTGTAGAACAATTTTCAAAAATTGGTTCAGAAATTTTGTTGACTAAATGTGGGTTATGTTGATAAACAAAATCTAATAAAAAACAAAAGGATTGAGATGCTATATTATATTCATAAAAATTTTGAATAAAAATATCATAATCATCAAATTTATAAAATTTTGAAAGAATCTCTTTTTGATACGGTTGTTTTTCACAATTTAAAACTCTTTTAATTTTTTCAGTTTTTTCAGTTTTGTTACTTTCATTTATATGAATTTTATGGATTAATCCACAATTTATACCAGCATAACTAATTACCAAATCCATTTCTCTCTCATTAGGTAAATTTGATATTAAAATTACCTCACTTGGATTATGGATAGAAATAAATCTTTCTAATTCATCATATGTAGTAGGATTATTTATATAAGTTTCTTTAAATTGAAAAATACTTGTATTACCTGTATAAATATCAATATTTGCAATACCTACAACAACAAATTTTCCTTTTAATAATATTTTATTTTCCACAACATTTACCCAAATACATGTAATAGAGTTTGTTAAATTATGGGATTCTGTTTGAAAATAAGTTCCAGGACTAAAAATACCAGCTAAACTACGTGTAGTATTTTTTGCTGCTTCATCTTGAACATACACTACAGCTGTAAATCCTGCTTCTTGAATTTTTTTAACATATTTTTCAATACTAAAGTCTTTAAATCCAGCCATCATAACATTAGATTGTCCTACGCATGTATTTTTATCCACAATATTCAATTCACAAATTTGAGAGAAATCAACAATTTTACTTCCTGTTATTGCTTCTTTTTGTATATCATATATACCATAAACTTCAAAAAAAGAACCAATCTGCATTAAAACAATTGTATTTTCTCCATAATCATCTTGATATTTTTTTGTAAGTTCAAAATATTCTTTTATTAATGCCATTTATTTATATTATATTATATTTCTCTCTTTAATTTTATTTAATATATTATTTAACCTTTACATAATATATTATTTAAATATAGTTTATTTTTTACTATACGGAATAGGTATAGGAGATGAAGCAATATATGTATTATTTTGTGTAGAGATTGTATTTTCATAAATTTTTTTTAAAATATTATCGTCATTAAATTTATTATATTGTAAATTATATTTTTTCATGGATTTTAACATCTTATTATAAATATCTTCATAATTTAATTTATAATTGTCATCTGCATTTTCATTTTCATCTTCATTTTCATCTTCATTTTCATCTTCATAATTATTTTTATTTCCATAATTAATTACACCCTCTATATTGCCAACAATAAAAATACCCATGGCACATATCAAAATCAAAATCAACATCAATATCATTTATTATAGTTTTTTCATTAACATTTTTATTTACGCTATTGTTATGATTTTTATTAAAATTGTTAGCAGAAGAAGAGGAAGAAAATACTTGGTTATTTATCATTTTATATATAATAAAAATATTATTTTTATAATATAAATTTTTTATAATATAAAGAATTTATATAGTAAATATATTTAATCTTCTTTATGTGTAGGAACATCCGTAGTAATAAACTCTACATCCTGACCTTCAACCATATAATTCATAACAAATCTTTTTAAATATTTATAAATTTGTTTTGGTATAATTCCTAAATTATAATAAAAATATTTTAAAAACATTAACATAAAAGATATGTAAAAAGGTAAATTAGTTTTTGAATTATGCTCTTCTAAAACATTTGTTTTTTCATTTTCAGAATAAATTGAAATTTCTGTAGAAAAATTATTTTCTTTATCTTCATACTTTATTTTTTTTCCATAAACAATTTTATTTGTTTTATGTAATTTATACAAAAATTTTTCAAATTTATATTTTTCTACACCTAAAAAAATTTGTAGTTTTGTAATAGTGCTTGATTCATTATCTGTAAAAATATCTACATCTATATCACTTGATAAAGGAAAATAATCACATCTTTGTACACTTCCATAAAAATATATTTTTGTATCTAAATAAGTAGACAGTTTATAAAAAAATTTTTTTGCATAAGGTGATAATTCATTTCTTGTAGTTTCCATATTAAATTACAAGGAGATAATATTATATTTCTGTATCATCTTTAATTAAATTATGTAATAATATATCTTTATTACTATTTGTAATTTCACCTGCTAACATTGTCGATTCATACATTTTTCTAATTACATCGTTTGGTGCATTACTACCTATTTTAATTAAATTATGGTCTCTTAAATATGATTTTACATCATTTATAGATTTTTTTTTTAAATCTCTTTGAGCAGCAATAACTTTTTTTCTTGTTCCTCTATCTTTTAATAAAACCGCAACTGTTTTTTTTAATTTTGATTTGCCAAGAGTATATTTTCTTTTAATAGTTTTTTTAATAATTTGTTTTTTAGCTTGTTTATTATTAATATTTTCATTATTATTTATTAAATTTAAATTATTATCATTAGCTTTTTCTAAATTACTCTGATTATTTATACCAACAACTGATTCGCCAATAATAGTTTGGTATTTATTAATGTTAGAATTATGAATTAAGTTTTTTGTTAACAATGCATCTTCTTCCTCCTTTTGTTTTGGACTTGCTTCAATTAATTGTTTTAATTTTATTTTTTCTTTTAAATTTTTCAATCTATTTTCTCTCTCGTTTTTTTCTGAATTGATTCCTCCATGAATTATTAATGATGCGTTAGGGTCTATGACATCTCTTTCTCTTTGTTTTCTTGTCCAATCTTTATATGTAGGCTTAAGACCCCCTTTTAATATACCATATGGAACATCATCTTTTTTATAAGAATTTAAAGAAATAGTTTGTTCATTTGGTATAAAATTATTAGTATTTATATTTATTAAAGGTCTTTGAAGTTCTTCAGGTAAATCAATATTAACGTATGGTGTAGAATCATGATTCATTGAATGATAGTTTTTTACTGTCATTTGTTCAAACTCTTCGCGCTTTTTTTGCCTCTGTTTTTCATATCTTATTTTTTCTTCTTCACTTTTTTTTTGTCTTGAAAGTGTTTGTAAATAATTTATTGAATCGTTAAATTCATCTGTAAAGCTCGCAACATCATTTGATTCTGTTTTAATATTAATTAAATTTTTATTACTTAAATTTTTTTTATTATTGTCTAAATCTGATGTTTCTTTTTTTTTATGTTCTTTAATTCTTTTAAGTAATTTATTTTTAAGTATATTAGGTGATATTAAAGGTGTAACTTTACTTTTTTCTTTTCTATCTCTATTTTTTTTAGTTCTTGAACTACCTCCAATACTAAATAAAGAAGGATTGATTGAAATAGTTTTATTTGACATTTGTTTATTATATCAAATAAAAATAAATAAATAATAAATACACATTAACAATATAATGAACTATAAATTTGTTTTTTAGTATTTTCTTCGTCTATTTTATTTTTTGTGTCATTATTTTTGAGATACATTTCAAACCCTTTATCTAAATCCTTAATGTTTATTTTTTTCTTTTCAATTTCAGATTTACAAAAAACTCTTCTACTATGTGCAATTTTTGTTTTTGCTAATACCGTTTCAATATCTCTTCCATAAAATTTAAAATAATCTTTATTTTTTTTAAACCATTCAGGGGTTATTTCACTATCATTATGTAATTCCCAATCTATATCTTTTATTTTTTTAATAAATATTTTATATAAATCTTCATGACTGTAGTCATCTGTTTTAAATCTCCATGTAAACCTTGAATCTAACCCTTGATTATAATTAAAAAAACAATCTTTTAGTTCTTTTTCATAACCAGCAATTATAACCATGAGGTTTTCCTTATTATCACTTAATGATTCACATAATGTGTCTATACATTCTTTTGAAAAACTGTCACGTTTTTCAGTATTACCTAAAGAATAAGCTTCATCAATAAAAAGAACTCCACCAAGTGCCTCATTTATAACATCTTTTGTTTTCAAAGCAGTTTGACCAAGATATCCTGCAATTAAATCACTGCGTGTAACTTTTTTGAAAGTTCCTTTATTTAATAAACCTATTTTGCTATAAATTTTACCCATTATTTTAGCAATTTCTGTTTTACCAGTGCCAGGTGGCCCATAAATAACTGTATGCATAAAATCACCGCATGAATTATTATTTTTGTAAAGCTCTTGAACAAAATATAAAATTTGGTCAACAATATTTATTTTTAATTCATTCATACCAATCATATTATTTAATTCTTCGAGAGGCTCTTTAATATCATGTAGTGCCTTCATATTAATATTGTATTTAAATTGCGGTTCAAGCTTATGTGTATTTATCAATTTCAATATATCATCAATATTGTTGATTTCAGTTTCAATAGTAATAAATTCGGTTGGTTCTTGAATTGATTTTTTTATAGGTTTAATTATTTTTATATTTTTATGTGTTGTATTATAATAATTAGTATCTACATTAGTATCTTCATAATTATTTGGGTTTTCTATTTCCATATTAAAGAGAGAAATATCTGTATTTTTTTGGCCGGTAAAATTAGATGATGAATGGTCATTAATATTAAAATTAAAATTAAATTGTTGAATTATTTTATCTAATTCATCTTTAATATCTTTTTCGGATTGTATAGTTTCTCTCATTTCTTCAAATCTTGAACAATAATTATTATTTATATTATTGGATGTATTATCAAGAGTAGACAAAAATTTATTATAATTATTTATTCTCTTTACATCTAATATATATTTTTTACGTTTATTATTCATTATATAATTCAATATAATATATATTTATATTATTTTGTGTCTATATTTAACATAACATATAATTAGCATTCCAATAATTTTTTATATAATATTAAAATATTAACACTATTTTTTTTATGAATAGATATATTTAACATAAACAATTTAAAAATAAATTGAAATATAAGATAAGCAAAAATATGATATCAAATAACACACAGACAACGCCAAAAATGAGCAACACTAAACTTGATACTGAAGTATTTGATATCTCTAAAGAGCAATATATTGAAGAGCCATGGAATATTATTGAGTCCTATTTTCGAGGTCAACAACTTGAAAGATTTGTAAGACATCAATTAGAATCGTATAATAATTTTGTAGGATACCAAATTATTAAAACAATAGAAATGTTTAATCCTGTTCATATTGCTTCTGAACAAGATTTTGACCAAGCATCTAAAAAATATTCTCTTGAAATATTTATAACTTTTGATAATTTTAATATTTATAGGCCTCAAATTCATGAAAATAATGGCGCAATTAAGCTAATGTTTCCTCAAGAGGCTCGTTTGAGAAATTTCACTTATTCTTCTGCAATGACAATTGATATAAATATTAAATATGTTGTTAGAACAGGTCCAAATTTAGAAAATACACAAACATTTTATAAAAGTTTACCAAAAATACATATTGGAAAATTACCTATCATGTTGAAATCCAATATCTGTGTATTGAACCAATATAAACATTTTGAAAATACTCAAACCGGCGAATGCAAATTTGACTCTGGAGGCTATTTTATTATTAATGGTTCTGAAAAGACAGTTTTAGGTCAAGAACGTGCTGCTGAAAATCGTGTTTATTGTTTCAATGTATCAAAAAACAATACAAAATATACGTGGATGGCTGAAATCAAATCTGTGCCTGATTTTAAATGTATTTCTCCCAAACAGATAAATATGATGGTTAGCTCAAAAAATAATGGGTTTGGTAACGCTATTACTTTACAGATACCTCGTGTAAAACAACCAATTCCATTGTTCATAGTCTTTCGAGCATTAGGTTTATTATCAGATAAAGAAATATGTGAAAAAATAGTATTAGATATTTGTGAGACGAAAAACAAGCAAATGCTTGAGGCACTTCAAGCATCAGTTATCGATGCAAACAAACACATGACACAAGAAGAATGTATTAAATATATTACAGGTTTTGCAATGTTTACTCCTATAAATATGGATAAAGAAACTGGTGCTAAAAAGAAGCTCGAATTCACATTAGAAATTTTAAACAATGATTTATTTCCTCATTGTCATAATATGACGCAAAAAATTTACTTTCTTGGATATATGACAAATAAATTGCTTTTGGCATCATTTGAAATTATAAAGCAAGATGACAGAGATTCTTATCTTAATAAACGCATTGATTTACCTGGAACGTTATTAAATAATTTATTTAGAAATTACTTTAATAAGCTGGTAAAAGATATGGAAAAACAAATTATTAGAGAAATTAATACCGGTTCTTGGAAATCCAGTGATAATTATGAAAATATTATTAATTTAACCAATATTTATAAAATAATCAAATCTACAACAATAGAAAATGGTATTAAAAGAGCATTATCAACAGGAGATTTTGGAATCAAACATACAAATTCAAATAAAGTTGGAGTTGCACAAGTTTTGAATAGATTAAATTACGTTTCAAGCTTAAGTCACGCAAGAAGAATTTCTACTCCAACTGATAAAAGCGGTAAATTGATTCCTCCACGCAAACTACATAATACATCTTGGGGTTTTCTATGTCCAGCAGAAACTCCAGAAGGTCAATCGGTTGGTCTTGTCAAAAATTTAAGTTACATGAGTCATATTACAATATACTCAAATTCATTGTCATTACACGAATATGTAATGCCAAATATTATACCAATTGATAGTCAGAGTTTATTATCAAATCAAATGTATGATAAAGTAAAAGTATTCATTAATGGAGCTTGGGTTGGAATCAGTGATTCGCCACAAGAATTGTATTTAATGTTAAAGGATAAAAAATACAAAGGTATTATTAATATTTACACTTCAATAGTATTTGATTATAAAATGAAAGAAATTAGAGTTTGCAACGACAGCGGAAGATTAACAAGACCACTTTTACGTATAAAAGATAAAAATATTTTAATTACAAAATCTATAATTGATAAATTAAACAAAGGCGAATTAAACTGGGAAAATCTATTAACAAGTTCTAAAATAGAAGCTTCTGTATTGGAATACGTTGACCCGGAGGAACAAAGTTGGTCATTGATAGCTACCAAACCAAAAGATATTGTATGCACATCTGAAGAAATTTATAAATATACACATTGTGAAATTCATCCCAGCACAATGTTTGGAGTGTTAGCATCTTGTATACCATTTCCGGAACATAATCAATCCCCGAGGAACACGTATCAATGCGCGCAAGGGAAGCAAGCAATGGGAGTATATGTAACCAACTATGAAAACAGAATGGATAAAACAGCATATGTGTTAAATTATCCAATGAGACCACTTGTTGATACCCGTATTATGAACTTGATTCAATTAAATAAAATTCCCTCTGGCACACAAATGATAGTTGCAATTATGGCATATACCGGTTATAATCAGGAAGATTCATTACTAATAAATCAAGCTTCAGTAGACCGTGGTATGTCTTTAACAACAGTTTATCATACTGAAAAAGATGAAGACAAACAAAAAATAAATGGTGATGAAGAAATCAGATGTAAACCAGATGCTTCCAAAACAAAAGGAATGAAATTTGGTAATTATAATAAGGTGAATTCAAAAGGTGTTATTCCGGAAAACACTCTTGTTGAAAATGGAGACATTATTATTGCCAAAGTTACACCTATAAAAGAAAATAGAAACGACCATACAAAAGTAATTAAATATGAGGACCAAAGTAAAAAATATAAAACTACCGAAGAAACATATATTGATAAAAATTATACAGATAGAAACGGAGAAGGTTATAATTTTGCAAAAGTTAGACTTCGCACTGTAAGGAAACCAGTAATTGGTGATAAATTTAGTTCAAGACATGGACAAAAAGGAACTGTTGGTAATATTATTCCTGAATGCGATATGCCTTTTACAAGCAAAGGAGTAAAACCAGATATTATTATAAATCCACATGCTATTCCATCTCGTATGACTATTGGTCAATTAAAAGAAACAGTTCTCGGAAAAGTTTTAGTAGAACTTGGACTTTTTGGAGACGGCACATCATACGGAGAATTTGATATTAATGATATTTGTAAAGAACTTTTAAAAGTTGGATATGAAGCACACGGTAATGAACTTATGTATAATGGTCTTACAGGTGAACAGCACGAATGCAGCGTATTTATGGGACCCGTGTTTTATCAGCGTTTGAAACACATGGTTAATGATAAAACACATAGTCGCTCATGTGGACCAATGGTAAATCTTACCAGGCAACCAGCTGAAGGTCGTTCACGCGATGGAGGATTAAGGTTTGGAGAAATGGAACGTGATTGTATGGTCTCACATGGAGCTTCACGTTTTACAAGGGGAAGAATGTATGATGCTTCAGATAAATACTCGGTATTCGTTTGTAAAAAATGTGGTCTTATTGCTTCGTATAACGATGACCTGCATATTCATCATTGTAGAACTTGTGATAATCGAGTTGATTTTGCATATGTAGAAATTCCTTATGCGTGTAAGTTATTATTTCAAGAATTAAATACAATGAATATAGCTCCACGTTTAATGACAGACCATTAAATATAAAAATAAAAAATAAAAAATAAAAAATAAATTTAAAATAAAAAATATTTATATTATACATAATGGCATCCGTAATCAACACTGATAAACTTAATAATATATTATTTTTTAATCCGGCAATAATTAAAAAAAATGATTATAAGCATAATAAATACAATTTTTTATTGGAAAATACAAGCGATTTAACAATATATCCCAACAAGGATGATTCAGAAAAAATGAAAACAAGTTTATATAAAAAATTTAGAGATGAACTTTATAAAAATATTCGTTCATCCAAAAAATTTTGCGATGGCTTACAAGCTTCATACGTAAAAGATTCTTTGAAAGATTGTGATGCAATATTAAGAATCGAATCTTCGATGACACGAAGTAAAAAAATAAACGGATTTGCTACACTCAAATTCTTAAAAAATAGTAAAAGTTTATATATTGATGTTATCTGCACAAATACAGATATTAAAGGTACAGGTTCATACATGATTAAATTATTAACTAAATTATGTGATGAAATTTCTCTCGAACATATAAAATTAAGTTCTGCTACACAAGCTCTTCCCTTTTATTTAAAAACAGACTTTGAATGTGACCCATTATGTAAAATGATAAAAGACATTAAAGGTGGTAATAAAACAAAAAGACGACATCTTAATAAATATTCCAAAACAATTAAAAATTACTAATTAGATATATATATTTTTTACACCTTTTACACTTTTTAATATTTCAAACACCGATTTTATTTTTTTATAATGATTATAAAAAAATAATATTTGTTAAAATTATATATGACTGGATTATTAATTGTTGGATTATTATTTTTATTTACTTTTATTATTGAAAAAACTACAAATTTAAAACCTACTATTAACTATAATAATAAATTTGAATACGTACCTATTATAACAGCTAATATTTATGCTGATTTATTTATCATTTTTGTTACTTTCGCAAAAATTTATATCAAAATCAATTCTTTAGAAGGATGGTATAAAAAATATAGATTGTCTGCTATGATTGCAGATATATTAATTGGTGTTTTATATATTTTATTAGGAAGATATCTCGTTTATAAAAGTGGTATAAAGATTGGTTTGACTGCATTTGCTGGTATATGTGTATTTATTCAAATAATCTTTGACTTTCTATTTTATATTTTCTTTACCGCTGTTCCTAAAGGCTCAAATGATATGTTAGATTTTTTCAAAGGTTATTCAAAAGAAATAGGTGCAAGTGCTTTATTAGGAGATAGTTTTCTTGTAATCATGGCTGTTCTAATAAGTGCTTTATTGAACCAATCAAGTTTTGATACTAATATCGTCCTTTTAATTATTAGTATTTACTTGACGCCTTATTTTATTTATATGAAAGATTAATATTTTATTATACCGCATTTAGCACAAATATTAATATAATTATTCTTACAAAATCTTTTTATATTTTACCATATCTGCTTTATTATGAAACTTAAATAAATCGTCTTAACATATTAACAATATAAGTGGTTGAAGCAAAAAGTAATCCACCCCACAATGTATCCATGAATACGGTTGCTAAAGACCAGTTCTTAAATAAAGCATAATTTGTAGTTTCATATACACCATAAATGACTAAACCTAATAAAAATGCTTCATTGATACTTTTATTTGGTTTAATAATAAAATAATTTATTCCTACAATTAGAAATACATAACATAAAGCTGCTCCTAAAAAATTTATTTGAATAGCAGACCCTTGAATGCTTTGGATTTGACGTTGAAAATAGTTTTTCATAAAAGTTAAATAAATCGAATCAATTGAAACAAACACTATTGCGCTAACTAACATTAAAAAATTAAACATTATATAATATTAAAATATTTTTTAATGTTTAGATAAAGTTATATTTTAATAAACTTTTTTTTACTATAGTATTATATAAATGTCGACATCTATAGGATATAGTAGCGCAATTAATGGAAGTAATGTAGCTTATGGCAGTTTTGCCGCAAATCCAAAGAACCCTGGAGGAGCCATTAACGGATGGATGCCTCAACAAACTCAATTAGTTGATAAAAAATATGTTGATTATGAACAAATTCGTTTTACTTTAAAAAATGCATGGAATACAAAATATCCTTATCAATTAAAAATAAATAAATTAAAACAAACAATTACAACACCATTTAGAGCAATCAATAATGCCGGAGATATTTTAAGCAGAGAGAATTATTCATGTGGTGGTCCTTGCCAATCATTTCAAAGTAGACCTGGATTGCATGGTTTAAAACAAAATTTTGGTGCCATATCTACAACTTGTGTGCCATCAGCTGCTTATAATTCTCTTCAACTTATTAATAATATACCAGCAGCGGCTTGTAACGTTAAATATGTATATGATAGTTCAGATTATACAAGATACCTAAAACAGAAAGCTGTTAACCTTAATTACAATGACCTTTCATATGGAGGTGACCAAAGTAATGGAAGTCAGGTTGCATGGAAAGCCGTTAGAAGATATTAAAAAAAATTTAAATTAATTTTTAATTAAAATCTTATAAATATTTTATAATATATATTTATATACTATATAATGAGTACAGAATACGATTTAATTTTGTCAAGTATAGTTAACGAATTTATTTCAAAAGAAAGCTTAGGTATGCTTTTATTAGCATCAAGTATTCTATTTTATAATATGGCAAAAGAACGTGATGAAAAAATACCTGTACCATATGCATTAGCGATTGCAGTAATTTTAATATTATATTCTGTTGTAATAGGTATTCATAGTGGAATGGAATTTTCTTATTCAATAAATAATATTATACAAAAATGTAAATATGAAAAATGTAATATTAATATAAAGCATTATGAAAAAGTTAGAAATTTTTATGTAATTATGGCAGTAGTGTATGCTTTCATATTAATATTTATAACATATGTATTAATAAAGTATGATTAATTATACATTTTGAATAATAATACGGTTTTATAAATAATACGGGTTGATTAATAATATTTATTATTATTATGGATATTAGTAAAGATAAAAGAAAGCAAATGCTTTATCAAAAAACAGAATTTAATACATTCTCTATTTGTCAATATAATAGCATATTAAAATGTATAAAATGCAAACGTAATAATAATATTTTAGTAAATAAAAATATTTTTATACAACCATGTTTATTTTGCGGGACACCAAATTATGTTAAGAGTTTAAAATAATATTTTTTCTCATTTACACCTTTTTTCATTTCAAATACCAAATTTTTTTAAAAATAGTTCCAACGACATTGGACACCAATTAAAATAAGTTCCTTCGCCATATGTGCTACTACATTCTGTATAATATTGAAAATATATTTCATTTTTGTTATTCAACTCGTTATAGAATAAATATGCTTCTCTCATTTGTCCATAACTAATTATTTCATCATATTTTTCTTCAAATAATATATTTATATCATCATCATCATTAAAATTATATATTTTTATTCCAAAAATAGTGCCACTAACATAAATTCCCATTTAATAATAATAATATATTACTTAAATAAAAATATAACGCAATAATGTGTGTAAATGAAAAAAGGTATAAAAATACCCATTAATATTAATTTATATAAATGGAATTTTCGCAATAAGATACCGCGCCTTTTGATTTTAATTTTTGTATTATTTTAGGTTTTGTTTTTTTTAAAAAATTACCATTAATGTTTTTTTTAAATTTACTTTCTTTTTCTTTGCTTAAAAACTTGTATCCTTTACAACCTTCATTACAAAAATTTTGTTTACAATCAGCAATTCTTAAATCTAATTGTTCTTTTGTTGGTGGAAGAAGTTTTCCCGTTGACATTTTTTTAAATTGTTTTTCAATTTCAGGACTATAATAATTTTTACAAAATTTATCACAAGAATTATTAACTTTTTTTTTTAAAGTTTTATTTTTTTTATTAAATAATTGTTTTTTACTTTTTTTATTCATATATAAGTAAATATATTTTATATTAATGGGCATTTTAAATTAGAAAATATGTAAACCATAATATATTTTTTATTAATATATTATAATATATTAAATGACAACTCCATATGCTGTTTCAACAAATATAGGTTCTGTATCATATAATAATTATGTAAATGCACCTATTACAGGTCCTTTAAGTACAAATCAATATCCAGGTATCATTCCTTATCATAGTTATGGCACGCTTATTGGACTCCGACCTACACCACCACAGTTTTATCCAATGCAAGAACCCGTTTATGCTTCCATGAATACTAATATGAGACAACAATATTTAAGAACATCTGTAAATCCTCAACAATTACAACAACAAATAGCTTTAGGAAAAACATCAGGTCCTATGGGCTATGTTATAACATCTTCCCAAAGACAAGTTCCTGTATCATCACATACAAATTATATTCCTCCTATTCCTTCCTCAATGTATGTAAATATAGTTAAAAGTAATGCTGTAGGACAAAGTGGATACAAAGTAAATTTACCCAATTCAGCACCTATTTCTACTAAAAGTTATTATCCAAGTGGAACCAGAACTACAATCAAGAGAGTGCGTTCAGGTGGATGTGTAGCACCTAAAAAGAAAGGAGCCATTCAAAACTATAGTTTATCGAATGGCAAAACTTGTGGATGGGGTTCAATTGTAAGATCTACATATTAATTTTATATTTTAAAAATAAAATATTTAGAATATGTATAAATGCCTGGTTATAAAGCACCTTATTCCTATCCCAGCTTAACTCCTACCTATGGTCTTGGAAGTTATGCAAGAACAGGAGCTGCTGTTCTTATCAGTAGTCCTCGCACAAAAATAGGTTCCCAAAATAGAATCTACAACTTCTATAATAACCGCGGACAAGGTCAACTATATATTAATTTATTGAAAAAGTCTATTGGACCTATCCCATACACTAACCCTTTTACACTTATTTAAATTTTATAGTTATTGCTATTAGTTAATAATAATTATAAAAAATTTTATATCATTAATATTTATAATGAATAAATATTTAGTAGAGTTTTTGGGAACAATGTTTCTTGTGTTTGTTATTTTTGCAACAGGAAATTGGGCTGCAATTGGTGCTGCACTTGCTGTAGCTGTTTTGTTAGGAGGAAAAATATCTGGAGGAGCGTTTAATCCAGCTGTTGCTATTTCACTATACAGCGCAGGTAAATTAGCCAAATCGGATTTACTTCCCTATATAATAGTTGAAGTATTAGGAGGGTTAGCTGCCTTTTTTGTTTATTCAAAATTTGTTAATAAAGCATAAAATATAATAATTATTATAATATAATTTATTATAATATAATTTATTATAATATAATATAAAATGCCAAGAAGAAATAGACATAAAAAAAGTAAAGGAGGCGATTTAACAAATTGGTGGAGTGATAACGTTTCAAATAGTAGTTGGTTAAATCGCAGTAAAAGCTATATTCCAAGTTGGATGTCTGGAAATAATAGTCAAAACAATTCTACCGGTATGAATTTTGGCTCGACTGGTTCAAATTATGGCGGAAAAAGAAGAACTAAAAGAAAATATGGAGGTTATGTAGCAAGTAATTCAATTGTCGGGTTAGCAGCTAATGCAGGTCCCGTGTCTGGACTTCTTACAGCAAAACCACACACATTGGTTGGAGGAAAAACCAAAAGACATCGTCACAAACATAGTAGAACATGTAAACATTAAAAATATATATTTGTATATAATTTTACTATTATATATAAATAATGACAAAACAAACAAAAAGAAAAAAACAATATAATAATAGAACAAAAAAAGTAATATTTCAACCATTTATATCATTTGAAAAAGATTATTCTAAAAACATACCTCTACATGAATTAAATTTGTCAAATGAAAAAAAAAATAGAGATTATGTAGAAACATTAAAACAAGCTTTTAATATTCCATCTAAAATTACACCACAAAATGATTTTTATGGTTATATAAATTATCATTGGTTTAAAAAAGATAAAAATTTGTTAAATAAAGAATTTGAATATATTACTCAAATAGATAATGTAAGAATTACACAAAATAAAGTATTTTTACAAATTTATGATATAATTAAAAATTATATTAAAACACATAATACTCCCGAATCGAGGAGTTTAGAAAATTTTGCAGAATCAGCATATAATTTAAATCCTATTTCAAAAAGTTTAACTAATATTAAAGAATATATTTTATATTTAGATGAATTGAGAAAAGATAAAAACAATATATGGAAATTACTTGCTTATATGAATAAAAATGATATGGTAAAACATAAATGCCCATTTATTTGGACTATAGAAGCTGACCCTAATAATAGTAAAATATTTATTTCTAAAATATCACCTTTAATTTTTGACACATTGTATATTTATGGTGTAAAAAGTGTATCTAATTATAAAAAAAAACTTACAAAAAATCAATTTAATAATTATTTAAAAAACCTTTTTAGTGTAACCGTTGGTAATTCAAATGATGAATATAAAAATATCACACCTAATTTATTAGATATAGCTGGAGCTTTATTACATAAAGATGAATCTCTTGAAGAAAAAATAAATATAGTTATTGATGCTGATGAAGCATATGAAAAATATGGATTTAATTGGAATGAATTTGCCAAAGAATTAGGCTATAAAGAAATTCCAAAAAAATTTTTATGTGAAAACTTAAAATATCTAAAATATGGAACAAAATTATTATTAGATAATTGGAATTCTGATAAATGGAGAGGTTTTTGGATTTGGATATATGTAAGGATTATTGCAAGATTTACCAAAGATTGGCATAAAATATTTTTTGAATATTATGGAAAAACATTACGTGGACAAATATCTGAAAGATCAAAAGAAATAAAATGTGTATCATTAACGTGTTTTGTTTTTAATAAATTAATAAATAAATTGTATTTAGAAGAATATATTGACCCAATTACAATAGATTTTATTAAAAATCTATCAGAAGATTTAAAAATTGTATTTAAAAGAATAATAACTCGAAATAATTGGTTATCTCCTAAAACAAAAAAATATGCTTTAGAAAAATTAGATGCACTAAAATTTTTAATTGCAAAACCACCTACTTTTGCTATAGATGCACCATCAACAATAGGATATAAAAAAGATGAATTATATAATAATTTATTAAAATATTCAAAATGGCGCACAAATTTTTTAATATCGCTCGTAGGTAAAAAAGTTCAAGCCTATCCGAGTGTTATTTGGTCATCTTATCCATTAAAATTTAATTCGTATCAATCTTTTATTGTAAATGCTATGTATATACCAACACTAAATACTATATATATACCAGCAGCATATATTCAAAAACCATTTATAGATTTAAATAACAGAACAATGGGTTATAATCTTGCAACAATAGGATTTACAATAGCACACGAATTATCACATTCTCTTGATGATAAAGGAAGCAAATATGATTTAAATGGTAATGTAGTAGATTGGTGGACACTTGAAGATAAAAAACATTATAAAAAAATACAAGAATCAATTATAAAACAATATGAAGATTGGGCAAAGAGAGATGGTTTAAATTATGATGCATCAAGAACAATTGGTGAAGATATAGCAGATATATCTGGGTTAGCTATTTGCGATGATTTTTTACGCGATTATTCAGAAAGTGCAACTGATTCCGTTCCAGCACAAATTGCATTTTATCAATTATTTTTTATTCATTATGCTATTAATTTACGACAAAAATTAATAAATGAAGAATCGCAATTGATAATCAATCCTCATCCACCTGATAAATATAGATGTAATGTTCCATTATCACGTTCTCTTTTATTCCGAGCTATTTATAATGTTGAAAAAGGTGATAAAATGTGGTGGCCATCTACTAATCAGGTATGGTAACACAACAATTTTAATTTATTATAGATTTAAAATAAAATGGGGTTTTTATAATAATTAAATAATATATTACAAAAGCTAAAATGAGTCTTGCACAATTTCTAAATAGTAATAATTTAAAAAAACCTTCTCTCATTATTGAAGAAGACGACTCTGATAATATAGAGAGTTTATTGATGCCATATAAAAAAATGGAATATTTACCAATAAATATTATTGAAAAATTAATAAAAAGTTCTTTTAATTCATGTGAAAATTTACACAGTTATTCCAGTTACCATAAAATAATAAAAATAAAAATTTCTGATTTATTATCTGCAAAAATAACAAATTGGAAATACAATAGACCACCAGATTTAACACGTTGTTTTGACATTGCAAGGTATATATATCTTTCAAAAAATATCATTGATACAATGTTGTATTTAAGTTTTAACAATATAAATCAGTCATTTGAAATAATTGATGGAATTCACAGGTATACTTCATTAAAAATAATAAAAAATGAAAATTCAAAACAACTCGACTTACTTACTCCAAGCGAATTTGGAAACAATAATGATGCAAAGTGGATATATGATTCTTATATTATTTTAAATATAAGAATTAACACAACTGAAGGTGAATTAATTGAATTATTCAAATCTTTAAATAAAAGCAACCCAATTCCGGATTTATATATTAGGGATATAAATAAAGATAAGAGAGAAATAATTGAAGCGGTTTCAAACAATTGGCAAATTAAATATAAATTACACTTTTCTTCAAATAACAAACCAAATAAGCCAAATATTAACAGAGATAGATTTATTGATTTGTTAGAAAAAATATTTGATAAATACAATATTACAAATGAAAATAAACAATTACTGGATGAATTATTACAAAGAACAAATACCAATATTTTATATAATCTTCCAAAAAAACTATCCAATACTATCAAAGAAAAATGCATTGCGTCGGGCTTATGGTTATTTATTTATAGTCCTGAAGAATTAGTTAAAATGATATAAAAGTATTATAAAATTAATATAAATATATATAATGCTATCGAAGATTCTGCCTTTGGAAATTATTATTCATATTCTGGAATATAGTAATCATGGTGTTAAATACAGAAATGGTAAATTTATTGACCAAATTGATAAAAATGATAAACGAATACAATTATTATATACTTTACCAAGAATAGAAACGATTTTATTTTATAATAAACCTTTTTACTATATTCGTAATCTTGGTGATTATGAGGTTAAGTTAAAAAAAACTTATATCTGTGATTTATATCCTGAATCACAGCATGACCATGAATTATATTACCAATTATCGTTTTATAAAAAAAGAAAACCTACTGATAACTCAATTATATTGTATAATTATATCATCAAATAAATTTTTTTTATTTGGGTTTATCCATTAAACGATATAAAATATAAATTCCTATACCAGCTAAACTTGCAAAATACAGTTGAGCAAGTGGGTCATCATGCAAAACCGAGGCGGTGTTTTTAGAAACTCCGGTCTGAAACGCTTCATTACACGTAGCACCTGTACGTATATTTCTTTTATTTGGAAATATACATGGGTCCATATTTTCAATATCTACTAATGTAACATAATGTGTTTCGCTTGATTTTAAATTATCGTTATTTATTGTTTGCATTGTTAATTCTTGACATGGAGGGGTAGAACCAGAGAGAAACGATTGCATAATGGCAAATGGATTTAATACATTTAAATTTCCCATAGTTCCAGGTATTAAACCTTTAAATTCAGAAAAGTTTACACCAAGACCTTGAGATATAAAAGGTATATTACCAACAGGCATATTATTTACATAAATATATCTGTCTACCTTTTCACATGTTGAAGCATCCTTTGGGTCTGAACATTTGTTAATAGCAGCACATTTACCACCAGTTTGTAAAAAAAATTTATTTCCTAAAGGACCACCAGTTGAAGATGCTTGACTATTGCCTGTTACAAGAACTTCTACATATTGTATTAATCCATTAATATCTTTACCTAATGCCGACAAACTACCTTCATCCGTCATACCAATTTGACCAGGCATTTTAATATTTTTATAATAAGGATAAGTAGGACCTAATAATTTTTCTTCGACACCTTTTGCATTAGTTAATACTTCTTCAAATATATTCGACATAATATTAATTTATATAAATATATTTATTTTATATAAGTTTTAAAATATATAATAAGAGTTAAAGTAAAAAATTAAACAGCACCACTGATTTCAGGTGCTGACCCTCCAGTCATTTGATTAGCATATTGTTGTTGAGCAGCGACTAATTGAGTAACCTGGTCTTGCAATGCAACTACATTACCGCTTATGTCTTTTACTTCTTGATTTAGTCCTAATATAGAGTCTACTTGTGATTTTAAAAAACTTATATTACCAGCATTTTGTTGAGCTAATATTAAAGTATTAGATGGATTATTTGTATCATATGGTTGATATTCGTTTTCTAATCCTTCAACAATATTATTTCCAATATATGCTAAAAATATTTCATAAACTATTAATACAACAAAAAATATTATAAGTAAATTAATCAATGATAACATTAATATAATATAATATTAGTTTTTATTTTCTTCAATAATAATATAAATGTCAACAGCTTATTATCCACAAGGAATGAGGCAATCAATGCCTGCTTCTGGTTATAATCATCAAAGCACATACTTTAATAAACAATATATACCATGGAAAGGAACAGGAGCTTTTAGTAATCCTGTTGGAACAGCAGCTGGACATATTCGTCCGCTTACTAATAAAGACCCCGGTAATGTATTTCAAACAGGGTTTGGATTAGCCAGACCTATTAAACATTTTAGAAAAGGAAGAGTTATTCCTTCACAACCAATTGAGGCGTCCAATTTGATAGGTAAAGACCCATATAATCAAAATATTACATTAACTATTGATGAAGCTGCCTTAATCAATTATAATATGGATAGATATGTTGTCTCAAGTAAAGGCACCTCATTAGGCGGAGAGTCTGGGTTGCTTAATGAAATGCAAGACAAGCCAGGTTGTTACATTGTTAAACAAAACCCTCCTAACGAAATAAATGGTATTGACCAATTACAGCAAGATTGTAAAACATGCCAGGGTGTAGGGATAGTTGCATCTTACTATCCTAATACAACTTATTTAACAGAAAATCCAGAACCAAATGTTGTAAATCCAATTTTATGTTGTAATCAAGAATATAAAGCAAAAAGACGTGCTATTTATGCCAGCACTAATTTAAAACAAAATTATTATACAACTACTAAACAATATTTGCAAAATAGATGTAAAACATATGAACAAAAATCTTTTAACTTTTTATCTTATAAATCTCTCGATAATTCAGTATATAATTCCAATCCATATTTTATTTCTGTCGATACCAGTTCCAATGTTAAACCAGGAGCACCGCTTTCATTAACTAATACATATCTTGCTAATTGTCAACCAAATGCTCAAATATATGATGCTACAGAAAATGCTATTATTTCACAATTACTTGCAATAATGGTTAACGAAAATATTATTACACAATCTGAAGTTACCGGATTCTATGGTTTAAATATTAATTCAATTCAAGGATTTTTTACATGGATTAATGGTCTTCCCGATTATCAAAAACAAGCTGCTTTAGTTGTATTTGAAGTTTTTATTAATAATCCTTATTCTGGTATGCCTCTCTCTGGACCAAGTAATCCAGCAGGATGTCAATTGGTTGTTTATAAACCAAATAATTACCAATTTGCTAAACAAGGAGCTGTTTCCAGTTCTACAAGGGTGCTTAAATTAAATGTAGATACTATATCTACAAACGCTGCTTCTATACAAAATTACAATAACACAGGACCTGCATTAGTTACAGCAAATGAACTTTATGCTGGAAACGCAAATAATTATAGTAATCTTCTTAAAAATAAAGCTCCACAATGTAATACACCTTATCCTCTCAATTTCAGACAATCTGGACCCTTTCAAAACAAAAAATTCTGCTATTACAATTTATTACCACAATACCAAGTTCCTGCTTCGCAACCAAGTCCATATCGTTATTACCCAGCTACTTATAAAAGTTCAAATCATTATTCTCAATCTCCAAATACTTATAATACAACTACAGGAAGTGCAGCATTTGGTATTAATCAATTAAGCTTATAATTAAATTTAATTATTTTCTTTTATTATGGGTAAAAATATATTGGTTTTTTCAGTAAATTTATTACATGGTATTTTATATTTTTCACACCAACTAACTGATTTTTGAATATTTGATTTTTTAATAGATTCAATTTTATCATCTATATTTTTATTTTTTAAAATAGAAACTATTTGACCAAGAGATTCTAATTGTTGTTGACCTATTATAATATTAATATCATCTACTTTATTAATAAAATAACTGGGTAATTCTTTGTCAATAATAGAAACAATATTTCTATCTTCAAGTTTTTTCAAAAATACCAACAACTTATAATAATTAATTTTATATATTTCATATTTTGATTCATTATACACAAAACCTTTACAAATTATATATTTTTCAAATGTGGTAATATTATTGGAATTTGGTTTCATAATATAAACCTTATCAAATAAAGAACATAAAAAATACAATATATCAATTACCGGTTTATGTAATGTGTGTTGAATTTTTATAATTGTAGTTGAATTTTCAGTGCTACATTTTAATATTAACATTAAATATTGAATTAAATTTATAAAATAACTATTTAAATCGTTACTATTTGTGTCAAAAAACATAAAATCAAATTTTCTTTCGTTTAAAGATTTAAATAATTCATCATCTATTTTTTTATAAAACAATACATTATCTTGAAAGTTCTCTCTTAACATTTCGTTGCATTCGATGGTGTCTTCGTTATTTTCAGATATATGTAAAGAATTAAGGGTTTGCAATTTATATGATTCAAAAATATTTAACGTTAATACAATTTCTAAAAAATCATAAAATGTGTTTGAAGTAGGCTTTAATTTGCTAACAGAAAATTTAGACCCGGGAACTTTATAAAAAATAAATTCATATGGGTTAATAATTTTTATTAATTCAGAAAATGAATTAAATGATGAATTATTTTTGTTTCCACATATTAGATTAATTTGATTGTATAATTCATCATAATATTTTTTTATACTATGTGAAACAAAATGCGCACATGGTTTATCATCATATTTAGGCTCAAGAATATAAATATTTTTGTTTTTTGGTAATATATAATAACTCATTGTTATACTATTATATATTATAAATTTTATTTAAGTAATTATTTAACTTTAATCTTGTTTTAATTTTCATCATCACTTTCTATTATTAATGACGGTTTTTTTGTTGCATTTTCAGGTTTAGATTTGCTTTTTTTAGTTTCTTTTTCTTTTCCCTTTTTTGTCTTTTTCATTTCTTTTTCAATAAGTTCTACTTGTGGTTTTTCATCAATAGCTTCAGTTGCTGCAACCAACAATATTTTTTTTGTTAATTTTCTTACCTTTGGTTTTATTTTTTCTACTTCTTCTTTTGCAACACTGATAGCATGTTTACTCTCAATATCATTACGATTATTTTCAGTTTGACTAAACTCACTGAATTCAATTTCCACTTTTTCTGGAACCACTTCCATAAATTTTTTATACACAAAATATCTATTTAAGAATGAAATTTTCTTTTCATATAATGACATATTTACTGCTTCACCGTAATCTTTTGCTTTAAATTTATTTATTTTGATTTCTTCTAACATATTTGTAAATAATTCGCTGAACAATCCGGTTCCTTCTGGCAACCCAATATCGTTTGCTTCTTCTCTACTAATGGGTTTAAAACCATAAGCAAATAAAATACGTTCAAGATAATCAAAATTTATTAAATACTCCGGAATAGTTTGATTTATAGAATCTTGATAGACATCAATACGATAACCTATGCTACTTGAATCGTCGTCAAAATCGTTTGCACCATATCCTTTTGTAACCTCCCATATTTTTTTTCCATCTTCCACTATTTGCATACTTTCTCCTGTTTTTATTTTTTTTAATAAATTAAATATAACTTTGCCATCATATGCCGTGCCAATAAAATACCCATTTATTTTTGTGCATTGTGTCAAATTTTTCATAAAACCTTGAAGTGTATCAGGTGTTTCTAAAAAGTAATGCATTGCAAATTGACATGAAGCTACATTAAAACCATCTTCACCTATACCATATTGTCTGGCAACACCTTTACCAATTTTTTCTGCTTCTTTTGGACCATTTCCAAATACAGCAGCTGTAATTTGTTTTGCTTTATCATTTAACATTGCCGCACCATCGCGAACATTATAAGAACTATTTCCATTTACAAATAATGCAAATGGCATTATTTTATTTATTTTTTTAGCTTTTAAATAACGTGCACAAGCACCATCAAGACGATTTTCTAAATTATCTTTAGAATAATCAATACCAAAAACAAATGATAATTTTGAACTAATCCATTTTGATAAATCACCTGCTTTTCCACAAGCAAAATCAATTAATGTATCACCTTGTTTTGATACACTTGTAATAAGTAATTTTTTTACATATAAATTATGAAAATTTTTCATAGCTTCCGTTTTAAATTTACCTGCTGGTGTATTATAATATTTATCTTCGCAAACAGAAATATCAGGTATACCAAGTCCTGTTGATAACATATCTTCTGTGATACGTCCTGAAGGATGAATAGATTTCCAGTTTTCATTACATGTTTTATAAGAATTACCATACTCTTTTTCTCCTCTTAAATATCGTGATGTTTTATCGTATCTTACTCTTAATGGAACCCATCTCCATCTGTCTTCTCTACTAAAATCATATCTAAATTCAACAATTGTGTTATCGCCAAATACTTCGTTATCTTCAGAAAACATTTGTTTACTTCCTGCATCGTCTATTTTTAACATAATTTTACAAATACCTGCATTTGGGTCATATGGTTCTGTTGGATAAAACCTTTGTGGAATATAATCATTTTCTTGTTTATCTTCAAATCTCTGTGTATATTTTGGTAAGTTATCATCAATAATATCTTGACACGGATTAATAAAACCGTCATTTTTTTCGCTAAAACCGCATCTTAATATAATTGATTTATATTCGGTGAATTGAACTGCAGATTCTGTATTCATACCATCTTCAAATATGGGTTTTACTACATCATTTCCATTTGCGTCTTTTTCTGTTGTTACCAAAAAGTCAATAGTATTATAATGAGGTGGTTTCCATTTAAAGGATTGTGTCCATGTAATTTTTGTTTTAGGTCCCGCTTTTCCTATTACATCTGAACCAACACCATAAAATGCGTGTGTAAATATTAAACCATCTGTAATATATTCAAATCTATTCTCGCGCACTTTTTTTAAAATTTCATTACAACCATTAAATATAGTTTCTTTTGAACCAGCAGGATAAAACTCCTTGGATTTAATGATGATAGGCGATATTGTTGAATCACCTTTTTTATATCTTTCTAATAAGGCTTTTACCGATTTATCAACAGGGGTTCCTATATCTAAAATTGAAACGGGCTTCAACATACTAATAAAATTTCGAAGCAAATAATATCTTGATTTATTAATATCCATTTCTTGTCTTAATAACATGAATGTTAAATTTCTAACATGTGTTTTTTTAAGATAATAAATATCAAATGCAGCATATAAATTTATGAACTTTCCATTTTTATCATGTAAAATAAGCTCTCCATCAATTAGGCTTTCAAAGCATTCTTCATTATTTGTTTTCGCTCCAGTAAATATTACTTCCATGTTAGTATTTATCAAATATATCTTGCCTTTGTTAGCAACATACAACAAATGTCTTTCACCGTCTGCTTTATCTGTAACAACAAAATCTTTGCGAACGTTTGGTTCGGTCGAATTTTCATCAATCGGTGCAATATTGACAAGCTGTAAAGTTATAGAGTTTGGTCCAATAAAGCTGCTATTTCTAATCGCGCGTTTTGTAGGGTCATACTCATCTTTCCAAATTAATTTCATGTATTCTCTTCTTATATCGTCTTGTTCAGGATAGGAAACAGGAAAATTAGTCCCTTGTAAGCCACCTAATATAAATTTTATTACTTTTCTTACTGCATCTAAAATTAATTCAGGTGAGTTAAATTCCGTTCCAGGGCCTATTTTTTTATTATTTATTTCAATTTCAATTTCATATACTTCTGAATTATTGAATACATTCGATTTTCCAATATCATATACTCTAATAATAGGTCCTCTACCTTCAATTCCTCTTCTATCAAGACCTTTATTTGCATATTTCACAATACTAATATCAACTAACACCGGAAAATGGGGATGTTCAAAAGTTACACGATTAATGTAACGAAACTCTTTTTTAGTCTCTCTCCATTTTTCTATAATAAAATTTTTTATACCTGCCTTTATATTTTCCTCTGTTTGATATGAGACTCTAAAATTAAAATCATTAAAATCAACAGAATTAATTCTTTGTTTGTCAAATATAGCACTTTTTTTCTGCATAAAACTTACAGAAGTAGGACTTATTTTATAAATACTTTTTAAATCATTATTTTTACAATATTCTTGGATATTATGTAATCCAGAAATTTCTGTTCTTATATTCGACATTCTGAATTCGCCTTTATCTGCATACTCACAGTTTATACGTAAATAATAATTTCCTGCACTATTCGAAGTATTAAAACCAAAAGATTTTAGTTTTTTAATAACATTATCATAATCATTACGTGTTATTGATTTAATACCTTTTGTTCCAAATTTAACTTCTAACTCATGATTTATTTGAGAGCTCGTAAAATAAGGATTCATAGAATAGAATATTTTTACAAGATTATTAAATTGTATTTGTGGTTGTGATTGTTCTTTTTTTCCTTTTGGTTCTTCTACTAACTCTTCCTCATCTACACCAAATATTTCTGCAGGCGCTTCTTTTGGTATAGGTGTTTCAGATTGTAGTTTTTCCAAAAGATGAGGAGGAGGAGAATCTGGTGATTTTGGTTCTACATTTGATTTTACCAAAAGAGGAGGAGGAGGAGGATAATCTGGTGATTTTGGTTCTACATTTGATTTTACCAAAAGATGAGGAGGTGGTGGAAAATCTGGCGATTTTGTTTCTACATTTGATTTGACCAAAAGAGCAGAAGGAGTTTTATCTTTCGATTTTGAAACACTTGATGCTTTTTCTTTTTTACTCTTTAGTAAATTTCGGAGGAGACTATATTTATCTCTAATAGGTAATGCATTAAATTTTGTTTGGTCAGCTTCTGAAAGTGTATTAAATAAAGCTTTTAACTCTGGGTCAGCAATACTTTTCAAAACACTAATTTGAAATTCCTTTTTAAGTTTCGCAATTTTTTTTTTGGTTTCGCTATCTAAATTTTTAAAGGTTTCATTTAATTCAGGCACACCGTAATCAATAGATTCAATGTCTCCCTCTATGTTTGAAATGATTGATTTTTCAGAAATACTCATTGTTATATATATAATAATACATATTTTTAAATTGTTGTTCATTTTTTTTTAAATTTAAAAATACTGAATAATTCCTTCATATAAATCTTTTTTGGATTTTTTCTTGTTGGTATCTTTATTAATAACTTCAATTGCTAATTTGCTGCATATATCTATTAACTCTTGTGTTTTGTAAGAAGAAAATGCTTTTATTGGTTTATCAATATTATCTACTCTATAAAGTGAGTTTTTAATACCACTTATTATTTCTACATCTCCCATTTCAAAACCATATTTTATATTATATTTTCCATTTAAACTATTATTTATTTCATGAATTATAAATACTTCATTTGTATCATTCATTAATAACTCAAAATATGTTTTTTTACTAATATAAATAATATTAATATTTTCAAGAGCACATAATGATAAAAATGTTTTTCTATTTATAAAATTATCATTTAGCAAATTACTTTCAATACTTGTAATAGAATCAAATTTATATATTTTCAATGTTTGTTTTTCTTTTCTAATTTTTTCAATGTATGTAATTTTAATTTGTTTTTCTATTACTTCATTTTTATTATATAAAGTTTCATATTTTACATCTCCGTTTTTAATAATATAAAAACACCAAAAAAGCGTATCTTTCTCTCTTGGAATAAATAAACTTTTTTTGGGTTTTACAAAATTAATTGATATTTTTTCTTTATTTACAGTAGTGTCCATTTTCATTTTTAAGGCTCTATCTATATTTTCATCATCTAACATATAATCTTGTAAATTTTTTAATACATCATTATATAATTGATTTGTCATTATTATTTATTAAATATTTTGCTATTATCTTTAATATCTTTTGAAAAATATGTATTTTTATAGTCTTCTTTTTGCTGCTCTATAGATTTTAATGTGATTTCTTGTGTTTTTACATAGTTTATATATACATTTAATTCATCCAATATTTCTTTGCTTAATTCTGAAAGATTAATATGAATTCCATACTTATTTTCATTAATAGTTACTTCAGAATTTTTATTTAAAATTCGAAGAACCTCAACTTGATTAAACTTATTCATATTTTCAATTGAATCTCTAATATAATTTATTTCACTTACCGAAAAATTATTAATATCATTACTTGACATGATAGCTTCCATATGTATATAGTTAATAAATATGTTTTTATATTAATACATTTAATTTTATTAAATTAAATATATATTTGTTTTATAAATTCAATGGAAGATTTAATAGAAAGTTGTAAGGTTTCTTTTTTCAATACTGAAAGAGATGACCATAAAAAATATATTTATGTATACTCTCCTCAATACATAGGAGAGAATGTAATAATAATGCATGATAAAAATAAAGCTATTGAATATTCGAGAGAAAAAAAATGTAAAGTGGAAATTTTTGAAAAAGAAATTAAAGGTTTTTATATACCACTCAATGAATTTTATATTAATGGCAAATATTATGTTGAAATTTCTAATGAAGGATTTCATTAATCTTCAAATACAAGTCTCGCTTTTGCTTCTTCTTTTGGTTTTGTGAAAAACTCTTTTTCTTTAGATTTAACTAACTCTCCAATAACAGAAACAAATTTATCATTCAATTCAAACCGTTGACCAATTACTCTAACATTTATTTTGTCTCCTTCTTTTATATCTGCAAAATAATCCATCATATAATGATGGTCTCGAGCAATAAATACAATAACTGGGGTTGGAACATCATTAGCGCTTTCTGCTTTTATTCCAGCTTTGGTAATATTTTTAGCAATACATGAAATAAGCATTCCTTCAACAGGAAAACAAATTTCACATTCGAATATTACTTCAAAAGTTATAAAACTTCCTCTTGTTATTAAACCACTTGAATATGTAATAATTTTTGTTGAGTTAGGTTTCACAAATCCTTCTACAAGACATTTACCTTCAAAATTATTTTGAATATTTTCTTCAATAGTTTCTTTAATATTTTTACCAATTGCTGTAATAGGTAAAACAACACTTCTTGAAATTAGACCACGAGAATAAATTGATTGAATCCGGGTCTCTCTTCTTTTAATTTTTTGAGGTAGTTTACTTGCAGCTTCCATTATTATATTGTATATACATATATTCTTTTAATTGTATTTTTTTCAATTTTATTTAAAATAAATAAAAAAATATAATTTAATTAAACAAAAATTACATAAAGTTTAAAATAGATTGCCATTTCTGGTGTTAAAAACCATTTTTTATTATTTTTCTTAATTGTTTCAAAAAATCTCAATATAAACTCCTGCATAACACATAATTCTACTTGACCTATTGCTTCTTTTATAACATTTCCATCTTCATCTTTTTTTGCTTTTGTTGATTCAGCAGTATATTTATCCTCATCAATTATCTCATTCAATTTTTTCATAGTTTTATCTTTTCCTGACTCATCACAACGCGCTCCTGTATCACGTTTTGATGTTATATCTTTTGTTTTAAAAACAAAATATTTATTACTTTTTTCATAACCAATAAAACCAATAATTTTATTATAGTCACTACTATTGAATGTTAATATTTTTTGAGCTTCTCTACTTGATGCAATTTCTCTTTGGTCTTCTGGAGATGCTTCAACCCATTTATTATTCTCATTTAAAATCATAATCTTAATTTTGTTTAATTTATATAATATTATTGCTTCAAAATTTTTTGTTCTTATGCTATTTCTATCAAAATAATCTTTGGCAAACCATTCGATAGAATTTTGTCTTATATTTTCAAGTGAATACAAATAATTCATAAGGTCAACTTTATCTTCAAACAATAATAGGTCAATCATATGCGAAATTAAAATCTCTATTAGATATGGAGATGATTCGGGATACTCTTTTGACATTTTTTTCATTACTATGCCACAATGTTTATACCAGTTATCGTCTCCTCTTGGCACCTTTGCTTGTTTAGAAAAATCTTTGCTTATTTCTAAATTAACATTCATTTCGTCTAATAATCTCTTACCTTCAGGGCTAATAATCTCTTCTTCTTCAACAATAAGTTTATCAATATTTCTTTTATCAATAACAGGTTTTACAATATTTTGTTTTATTTCGAAATTAATCATGTTATGTTTATAATCGATAGGAACTGACCTGTCAAAAATAGAAATTTGGTTATCACGTAATTCAACAGGTTGAAATAAATAGTATTCACCAATATTTATAAGTTTTCCGTTTCTGCCATATTTATCAACAATAAATTCATTATTATCTTCAATAAGTTGAGTTAATGCAGCATAAATTTGCACATAAGGGTATTCCTTTGGTGTTCGTATCGAATTTATTAAAACATCTTTTTTATAGAAAAAACTCTCTTTCATAAGCATTCTTATTCTTTGTAAAATTTTTTCACTATTAACAATAATATAATTTTCACTGTAAGTATCTTCATTAAGATTAGATTCATCTATTTTTTTGTCTGGTATACAGTTGTAATCGCAAGTAGCCATATAATCACATGCAGGTGAAAATGGAGCATCACCTACTTTAAAATTTGTAATAATCATTCCATTTGATAACTCTTGTTTAATTGGCACTTTTAAAGATGAATTCATTATTTTTTGCGTAAAATTTGTTTGGTCATGATTAATTATGCAATCTACTGCTGTTTCTTTTAATACTCTACTAACTTTACCTATTTGAATAGCTTTAAATTCAGCAACACGATACACATATAAATCAGCGGCTTCTTCTTTATTATCACCAAGAATAGTTCCATACATAAAAATTTCAACATTTCGTTTTTCAAATAGTAAATCTTTATGGGAAAAATTACGTACAGCACGACCTATAATTTGTTCTATACGATTCATATTATACCATGGTTCTAATATATGAACTTGTCTTATAAATTTTAAATCTATACCTTCTGACCCTGCTCTTGAAATTAATACCACTTTTACTTTGTTACCTTCTTTATTATCTTCACTTGTTAGTCCTTTTACTTCAAAATCATTGTTTGGAGATAATCTTGGGTCTCCTGTAATCATAGAGTATCTTGCAGGTGAAAATTTTGTAGTCTTATTTATTGGCGGTTTCATTGTTTTAACATCAACTACATCTGTTGGTTTATTTTTAAATAATGGTTCAACATCTTGACCATATCTTGTAAATCCCATTTCTTCGAGAGATAATGCCATAGGAATTAATCCACTATCAATATATTGAGAATAAATGAGTATTATACCTTCTCCTATTGTATTCGTTTCAGGGTTAAATATATTATCTAATACACATTTTATTTTTGAACTATATTTTCCTATTTTATCTTGAGAGAATATTTTACCATATTTATCAAGAGTCGACTTTTTATATTCAAAATCACCTTTTTTAGGTGGAGATTTATCGTCAACAAAATTCATCATTCTTTCAAGACCTGTCTTTCCTGTAAGTTGATGAGGGTCAATAGCACCACCTTTTTGTGGAGAAACTTTTTCATTTTTTGAAACGCATTGTTTTGACCTTGGCGGATTTTGGACCTTTCCTTTTGGACACCTGAAACGTTTACTTTTACTTCCTTCATCATCTGATTGTTCTGGTTCTTTGTCTCCTTCTTCTTCATCTTCTTCTATTATTAGGTTTACCTTTGGTTTTTCTTTTAAAACACATTGTTTTGACCTTGGCGGATTTTGGACCTTTCCTTTTGGACACCTGAAACGTTTACTTTTACTTCCTTCATCATCTGATTCTGCTACTTCTTTTTCAACATTAATTTCCACTTCTTCAGCTGCATTTTCAACATCATCTACATCCTCTACTACATCCTCTGCTACATCCTCTGCCACATCCTCTGCTTCCAATATTATTTTTTCATCACCATCGTCTTTAAAAATAGAATTAGATAAACTTGGAGATAACTCTTCCGAAAATTTTTCTTCTGGTATTTCATCTATTATATTTTTCAAACCTTGTATAGGATAAGAAATAATTAATGATTCCAACGGTATTTGTAATAAAGTATAACCAAACGATTCCATATTTTCAAAACTTGGCATTTCCCTTACTATACCTGTTTTTGTAGTTATGGAAAATTTTTTATTTCTCAAATTGTAAATAATATATTTATAAGCACAATATTGACAATCACCACAATTATTACAATTGCCAATTTTATTTAAATAGAGACTTAAAATACGTTTTTTATCTTCATGTGGTATTTTGTTTAAATTCATTTGATAAGAAGGATATTTAATAAATGGAAAAGTATGCTCTTTTGCAAATTCATTTGGATAAATACGATAAGGAAAAGTATATGGATTTTCACCACGCACAAATGATACATATCCAGTTGCTTTTCTTATAAGTAGTTCTTCACCATTTTTTTTAAATTCACCATTTTTTGTAAATATATCTTTTGCTTCAATTCTACCACGTCTATCATTTGTATTCATTAAATTTAATAACCAAATTATCTCTTTGTAACTGTTGTACATAGGAGTAGCAGATAATAATAAAAATCTCATATTTTGCGCTGATTTAACAAGAAATTCAAGATTTATAGCAACTTTTTTGTTTTCATTATCTTCTGTCTTACGAATATTATGAACTTCATCAATAACTATTAATCTATTACTAAATTCCGCATTTAAACGGTTTATAATTCTTTTGTTTAAAGTTACTTTTACATCTTTCATTATTTTGATTTTATTTTTTTTTACATTTTCACTTTCATCTTTTTTATTTACTTTTGCTCTCTCTACTTCTTCAGTATAATTCATTGTTTTGATAATATAATTAGCAAATTGCCCATAACCCAAGAAAATATAGTAACTGTTTATAAGATTTTTTATTTGACTAATAACTTTTTCTCTCGGAATTCCTTTCATATTCATAGGATTTATTTCTTGTAAAAGTGAATTTCCAGTGCAAGCTCTTATGTTCCAAATTCCATCCACCTGTTTCAACTTTCTCTCGTCAAATAATTGTAATCTAAAATTATCTTGCACATTTTCAGAAGCAACAATAATAATTCTTTTATTAATTCCCAGTTGCTTCATATAATTTCTCATTTCTTCACATACACCTATAGCACTACATGTTTTACCACTACCTAAACCATGGTAAAGAAGCAAACTATTATAAGGTGTATTAAAAGATAAAAAGTTTTTTACAAATGCTTGATGCGGTGATAACTCAAAATCGGCTTTTGCGAGTATATCAGCTTGTGTTTTAATATCATCATAAATAGTGCCATCATATTTGGTATCATTAAATTCTTTTTTAGATGCTATTTTTATATTGAAATTTTTATCACTTAAACTTGGATATAAATAAGAATCTATTTCGGAATGTTCAGATAAAAATTTACCTTCTAATACTTCTTTTTTTAACAAAAATTTATTACAATCATTCGAATAAAAATTTTCATTTTTACAATCTAATTTACTATATTCTGCTTCTAAATCTTTGTCACTTATTAACAATTCAGATGACTCATTATTGTCCGAAGCAAATATTTCAGATGTAGATGGCGAAGAAGTAAATGAATTAGATGATGATTTTTCTTCTTGTGAGTTTTTTGCTAAATCCAGTGGTTTTTTAGGTGCTTGCAATATAAATTCTTCTGATGAATTAGTATTTGAATTTTCTTGACCAGTCTCTTTTTCTTCAATATTTGGATTAGAAAATGATGATTTTTCGTCCGATGAATTTTCTATTATTAATTTCTTTTTTGGATTTTCTGTTTTTGGATTTTCTGTTTTTGGATTTTCTGTTTTTGGATTTTCTGACATAATACTATATATTATGAATATAATCTATATTCTTGTAACACTTTATTAATATTAATAATCAACTTTTTTTTCTCTAAATTATATGGTCTTATTGATTGTAAACATTCGTCGATTGTTTTCCACTCTAATTTACTAACTTCAGTAACTTGAAAATTACTTAATAATTCTTCCATTTCATTGATATATGCTAAAAAATATTTGTGTTTATAGGACTTATGGTTTGAACCAATAAAAATTTCTTCAAATGGTAATACATTATCTACAATAGTTATTTTACTTTGAGAAATACCTGTTTCTTCTTCGAATTCTCTTAATGCACATTCTAAATCTTTTTCTTTATGATTTCGTCTCCCTTTTGGAAACTCCCATTCTGTTTCCAACCAATTGGTTGAGCTTTTTTCTACAATATCTTTTAATGTTATTATTTCTTCTTTTGCATTATTAATGCCATTTTTTATAATTTCCATTTTTTTTGAAGATGAATTTTCTTCATTTTTAAATTGTGAATTACATGTAGTTCCCCACATTTGTTTCCATAATTTATCAAATGAAAATGTTAAAATCATATTTTTTTCTGAAATAGACATTTCATCTATAATATTTTGTAAATGATAAATATTATAGGGTGAATATTTACCTCTTATGAAATCTATGTATCCAAAGCTATCCTTTCTTCTTATCATAAGAAATTCTAAACCTCTAACACTTGACCTAAATAAAATAATACCATAGCTAATTATAGGTAATTTACATTGATTAAATGAGTGACCTTGCTTACCACAATTATTGCAAATATTTATATTTTTGTTCATATCTATTAATATAATTGTTTTTCATTTAAATAATAATAATAATAATTATAATTAATAAGTATTTTATGTTACATATATATAAATGCCTGGGTTAAGATTATATCAAACAAGTTTTTATTCAAATATTGGCGCTAATCAACCTATAGAAAATGGAACTATAAATTTAGGTTGCACAAGAGGCAATGGCTCTGCTACACGAATGTATAATTATTGCAGAGAGCGTACAAATAATTCTTCACAATGTATTTATCAATTTATAAATATAAAACCTGTTACAAATAATAATAAATAGTATAATTTGTATTTAATAACAAGTTTAATAACAAGTTTAATAACAAGTTTAATAACAAGTTTAATAACAAGTTTAATAACAAGTTTAATAACAAGTTTAATAACAAGTTTAATAACAAGTTTAATAATTAATATTTTTTTAATATAAAATATTAATGTCTTCTACATCAGGCTATCTTGACCCAAAAGTATGGGGTCATCATTATTGGTTTTTTTTACATACAGTTGCAATGACCTATCCATATCATCCAAATACGGTCACCAAAAAAAAATACTACGAGTTTATTCAAAACTTTCCTTTATTTATTCCTGTTGAGCAAATATCAGGAGAATTTAGTAAAATAATTGATAAATATCCAGTTGCTCCTTATTTAGATAATCGTGACTCGTTTGTTAGATGGGTTCATTTTATTCATAATAAAATAAATGAAAAACTTGAAAAACCCACTATTTCATTAAATGAATTTTTTGTAAAATACTATGAACAATATAAAACTAAAGATGTTAAATTAGCAGAGTACTATAAAATAAGAGAAAAAGTGCTTTATTTTATAATTATTTCTGGTATTGTAGGCACTATCTACTATTTATATGATAAATAATTCAAATATTATGTGTATATAATATATAACTAATGGTTAATAAAAAAAAAAGTAAAAAAGGAGGCAAAGTATTAGCTTCAGGTGGTTTTGGATGTGTATTTTCTCCCGCGTTATTGTGCCAAGGTAAAACCAAGATAGAAAGTAATAAAGTTTCTAAATTAATGACAAATAAACATGCTACGGAAGAGTATGAAGAAATTACAAAAATAAAAGAAAAATTAGATAGTATTCCTAATTATGAAGATTATTTTTTACTTTTCAATATAAGCTTATGTAGACCTGCTCCTTTAACCAAATCAGACTTAACACGATTTACAAGCAAATGCACCGCTTTACCAAAAGACAATATAACAAAAAGTAATATTAATAGAAAACTTAATGATTTAATGTCATTGAATATACCAAATGGAGGGTTACCTGTAGATGATTTTATATACAATAATGGTTCATTTAATATAATGCAAAAATTAAACAAAAGTCTAATAAATTTACTTACGAATGGTATTGTTCCAATGAATAAAAAAAACATATATCATTGTGATATCAAAGACTCTAACATATTAGTTGATAAATCTGAAAAAAAATTTGAAACAAGATTAATTGATTGGGGTTTATCCACACAATACAAACCTTTTGAAGATGCACCTTTTCCAAAATCATGGAGAAATCGACCATTACAATTTAATGTTCCTTTTTCCGTAATTTTATTTTCTGATTCATTTGTGCAAAAATATACTAAATTTCTTCAAGAAGGTGGTAGTGTTGTGGAAGGCCAGTTAAAACCATTTGTAATTGATTATATTACATTTTGGATGAAAGAGAGAGGAGCAGGTCACTACAAATTTATTAATGAAATCATGTATATGTTATTTAGTAACAATATTACCAGCTTATCAGAAAAATCTGTAAGAATTGTCATTGAAACTGAATTTACAATGAGTTATATTGCAGATTATATAGTAGAAATATTACTTCATTTTACTAAATTTAGAGAAAACGGAACTTTAAATTTGAGAGAATATCTTGATAATGTGTTTATCGAAAATGTAGACATATGGGGTTTCTGTTCATCATATTTTCCCTTTTTAGAATTATTATTTAATAATTATAGTAAATTAAATAGTAGCGAAAAAGAGTTATTTAATATAATTAAAGAATTGTTTGTAACATTATACATAACACGTGCTAAAAAATTAGATATAAATGAAATTATAAAATTACTTAAAAGTATGGATAATTTATTCGAAAAAAATATCACAAGTAATACTTTTAATTCTAATGATGTAGCAAGTGGTATAAAAAATATAAAAAAAACACGTAAAAGAAATAAATACAGCAGTATTAAAACAAATATATCTTTTAAACGCCGTCCATTACAAAAAAAATTTAAAAACCCTATTTTTTTATCTTTAAAAAAAATATTAAGATATAGTATAAAATGAATACAGATTTTAGTAAACTTTGTACCCCTGCTAAATTATATTTTGCTATAGCAGTAATAGCAAGTGTTATTGCTTTGTTTTATAACGTTTCCATTTTTGCTGTATTTATTAAATTAGTTTTTGCATTTATTTGGGCATTTATCTTGGGATATTTGTGTAATAAGGGATATAAAACTATATCATGGTTTTTAGTATTATTACCATATATTATTCTTTTACTTGCTACATTTGGAATAATGCGCCTAACTAAAAGTCAACAATCTGTTATGAAGTCTACACAATTACAAGGCACATTTGGACAATAAAAATAAACACTTTTAATAATAAATAATTTTATATATGATATTAATTTATATATAAAATAATATATATGAGATTAGAAATATTTATATTAGGATTAACAGCATTTTTTATTTATAATGCTTACACAGATGGAAAATATACAAAAATGTTAATGACATTTAAAAAATATTATAAAATGATATTTTATGCCTTATTAGGGGTTGGTATTTATGTTTTATTGAAGCGAAATCCAAACCAAGGAAGAAATATGTTATTATATGCAAATAATATTATTAAATTTATGCCAATAGATAAAACATCTATGGATATGTTAAGTCCAATTATAGATTTTACATCCAATGAAGATAGTTTTATGGAATCGTTTAATGGTATTGAATCTAATTTACCTCCTGGATTTTGTAATGGTGAGAGAAAAATTATTTCTTCTGGAAAAAATGGAACAAAACGTTCAGTAAGTGAAACAAAAAAGAAATATATAGCTGCAAATCAAGATTGGAAATGCGGAAATTGTAAATCTCAATTAGACCATACATTTGAAATAGACCACAAAATCCGTTTAGAATATGGTGGAACTAATGAAGTTACCAATTTAATAGCATTATGTCGTAACTGCCATGGTAAAAAAACAGCAAATGAAAATATGTAAATAATTAAAAAATAAAAGATTGTGAATATAACAAAATATTAACAAAATATTAACAAAATATTAACAAAATTATAATGTATTATAATAATATATGGATAAAACTAAAGACACAACAAAAGATAATACTAATATTTTAACAAATTTAAAAATGCCATCTGTTTTCTATCCTGTAATTGCATTAATTATTATTCTTATTATTTTAATGTTTTTAATTTTTTATAAAGTGCCTTTTGTAACGAGTTTTAAATCTCTCTCTAAATCAGACCAAACACTAACTGCCAATATTTTGATTGTTACATTTGTAACTTTGATTATTCTTGGATTGTGTATATCATTATTACCTAATTTTAAATATATTAAAGGATTATTTGAACAAATTAGTAATGTAACATATGTTATATTATATACTATTGGATTAATTATATTTTTTACTACAATTCCAAACAGTTTTATAAATGATTATGCTCAATATATAACACCAATAACTATAGGTCTTGGGGTTTTAGCTTTTTATAAAAGCTTACAAAGAGATTATATATCTGAATTCAACATTAATTATGAAAGAATTAAAACTGTTATTCTTATGTTTTGTCTAATTACATCTTATATTATTTATTATAATATTGACCCTGGAGGTTATATTTCAAAATATTTTGGATATACATTGTTATTAACAATTATTATTGCTGTTTTTGGATTTTTATATTTAATAACTGTTTTAACATTACCAGATAAACTTTTATCACTTGCAAAAGGTGATAAAACATATAATTTTTTAGAAAATTTTTCTAAATTTTCTGTTTATGGAAGTCTTTTATTTGTTATATTTTTAATAGTAATAACCGTTTTAATATCTACTTATCCAGGAGGTTTTTTTACTGATAAAACAACAGCCGGATCATCAATAATATTTATTTTAATTATATGTATTTTATGGTCCATTTTACTTATGGTTAATTTATTTCCAGAATTTACTGATAAATCAATAAGCATAGATAAAATGAACATTTTTAAACGTGCATTATTAGTTTTATTTGGTATAGTTATTTCTGGATTAATTATTTTTTGGATTGTTTATAATATACAAAATTTATCAGGTGAATCGAGTATTATTAGTTTAATTTTAAATATATTACTTGTTGTTATTTTTCTTGGATTTATTTACAAAACATTTTTTGTTAAATTACCTGCAGGAAACACAAAAAAGAATGCTTTTTTTGACATGATAATAAATCTTATCTTTTATATTCCTTGTATATTTAGTGATTTTTTTGATGGTGTTGGAAATATAATTACAGGACAATATAACACATCAAGTGCAGGTTCATTATTAATGTTATTGTTAGCAATTGTATTATTAGTAATTTATTTTACTATACCATCTTTGTTTAATAAATTTAGTTTACAAGGAGGACAACCATTAGTTAATAAACCGGTGTATACTGATACAATGTATTCATTAGGAACTTATGAGGATTTAAATGGAAGCTCTACATTTGATTACCAATATGCAATTTCTTCTTGGATTTATATAGATGCCGCACCACCAAGCACTAATTCATCTTATTCAAAGTTTACATCTTTATTAAATTTTGGTAATAAACCCAATGTGCTTTATAATGCGTCTGAACATACATTAATGATTACAATGCAACAAAAAGACCTGGAAAAGACAACTCAAAATAAACTTACAGATTTTGACAATAATGGTAACAGAATTATATATAAAAATACTAATGTTCCTCTACAAAAATGGAATAATTTTATAATTAATTATAATGGAGGAGTTTTAGATATATTTTTAAATGGTGAATTAGTAAAATCAGAAGTAGGTGTGGTTCCTTACTATACATTGGATAATTTAACAATTGGTGAAATAAATGGAATTAAGGGAGGAATATGTAATATAGTTTATTTTAGACGCGCTTTAACAAGAAGTAATGTTTATTATTTATATAATACCGTTAAAAATAAAACACCTCCTGTTACTAATGATTCAAATATAACTATACTTAAAAGTAATGTTGCTACGGTAGAGTCTTCAACAAAAACTGTTATAAATAAAGTTAGTAATTAATTTAAATAATTAGCAAATTTAATTTACTAAATTAAGTAGAAAATTTCTAAATCTATATTATACAATGAGCGCTTTAAGTATTGTCATAACTATAGTTGTAATAGTTCTAGTATTGATGTTGTTAAAATATATTTTCTCTGACCCATATACATTACAAAGTCTCAAAAGTGGACAAACTGCCTCTACGATTAATGCCAGTTCTTTAGCATCAAATGGTTCTTCAGTTCCTTCATCCAATTTTGCTTATTCCGTGTGGTTTTATGTAAATGACTGGAATTATCGTTACGGTCAACCCAAGGTAATTTTTGGAAGAATGGGGTCACAAAGTAGTGCAACAAGTGGTTCTGTAACAGGTGTAAGTGGAATTGATCCTTGTCCAGCGGTAGTTTTAAGCGCTATTGAAAATAATATTTCAGTATCTTTAGGATGTTATCCAGGAGCTAATCAACAACCTACAACCGCAGGGGGTAAAACAATTATTCACACATGCAGTGTAGCAAATGTTCCAATACAAAAATGGGTTAATTTACTTATAAGTGTTTATGGCAGAACATTAGATATTTATATTGATGGTAAATTAGTCAGAACATGTTTGTTACCAGGTGTAGCAAGTGTCAATAATGATGCAAATATTTATGTTACACCTGCCGGTGGTTTTGATGGATGGACATCTAAATTACAATATTATCCTAACTCTGTGAACCCACAAGAGGCTTGGAATATTTATACTCAAGGATATTCAAGCTGGTTAAGTATGTTTAACTCATATCAACTTCAAGTATCTTTAGTTGAAAATGGGGAAACACAAAGTAGTATTACTATTTAAAAAATTTAAGGTATTAATTTTTCTTATTTAATTAATATATATACAATGAGTAATAACGGAGTATTCAATTCATTTTCAACTACAAATACAGGAACTTTTGGCGCTCGAGCTTTTTTAGAATCAAATAGTTTAATAGCTAAATTTGCTTTCCTTCTTCTTGTTATTTTTGGGTTTATTATATTTTTAAGAGTAGGGATTTCTGTTCTTGGTTGGTTATTTAAACCAAGTGAATCTCCTCATTTAATTGATGGAATGGTAGACGCTAAACAAATGATTATTTTTCCACAAGACCCCAGTAGCAATGGTGCAGTTACAATTTATAGGTCTATTGATGCAACTCAAGGATTAGAATTTACATGGAACCTATGGATTTTTATAAGCGAATTGCAAACAAACACAGGAGTTTATAAACATGTGTTTAGTAAAGGTAATAGTAATCTTACTGATAAAGGGTTAATATCACCTAATAATGCTCCAGGGTTATATATTGCCCCTAATACAAATGCTTTAGTAGTTAAAATGAATACATTTAATGTTATAAATGAAGAAATTGTCATCCCAGATATCCCTATTAATAAATGGGTTAATGTTATTATCAGATGTGAAAATACCAAATTAGATGTATATATTAATGGAACTATTACTCGTAGTGTCAATTTAGTTGGCGTTCCAAAACAAAATTATGGTGATGTATATGTTGCTATGAATGGAGGATTTGATGGATACATTTCAAATTTATGGTATTACAATTATGCTTTAGGAACTGCTGCTATTCAACGAATTGTGCAAAATGGACCAAATACAAAAATGATTGGTTCAACTGGAATGAATGATAAAATGCATAACTATTTGTCTCTACGATGGTTTTTCTATGGAGCAAATGATGCATATAATCCTTAAATAAATTTATATTATTTTTTAAATAAATTTTTTTTATGTCTTTAAATTTATTTATTAAACAGAATTAATAAATAAAGTATATATAAAATGTCATATGGAGCAAATTATTTACCAATACCACCAAGAGTATGGTCAAGAGTTCAAAACCAATGCACATATACGGTAGATAGCTCTTATAATGAAACATATGTGCCTTTAATTAATCAAATATTATCACCTCCAGAGGCTATTTTTCTTGATAAACAATTATATAAAGGAAATATTCTTCAATATAAAGCAAATAGTTCAAGATTAACTAAAAAACAAAAATATTCACAAATATCGAAAGGATTATGGAGTGGTAGAACGAAGGTATATGCTACTCAAAGTCAAACCTATACAAATCCTAATACAACAAGTCTTAAAAGAGTAAATGCTGTAGATATACCATATCCAAATCAAATTCCTGGTTTTCCTAATAATATTTCAGGGCCATATCAATACAATGTTACAAATCCATTTAATTGTCCAACAAACGTTATTCAAGATGGAGGTAATTTAGTTTGTAATCAATATGTCAACCCTTGCACTGGTGTGGTAATACAAACTGTTTCTCAACAACAATGTTTTCCTACTTATTGTTCTGATGTTCCTGGTAATATTATAGATTTATGTTGGAATCCTAAAATACAAACATGGTTTCCTAAACCTCGATATGTTATGAATAACAGTACAAGCAAATGGCCGGAAAATTATAAAGGTTTTGTAAGTGCAGTAACTCCAGGTGCACCCATTGCAACATTTACAACTAATTCAAATTCAAGTATTACTTTATCCTGGTCAGTAATAAGCAATGTATGTATTCCTATTTCTTCTTTCAATATATATCTAAATGGGACATTATATAAAACGGTATCTTATACAATAACATCTTTAACTATTAGTAATTTAACTCAATTTTCGCAATTTTATGTGACTGCTGTTAGTTATAATATTCAATCATCTCCATCTAACATAATAACTGTAAATTAGTTATTTAATGCTATATGTTAATTATACTGTTTAAGCTCTTAAATTTGGATTGACACAAATTTCTTGACTTGGGAAAATATCTCCTGACATACATTTATCATTTACTCCTACTTGAGCACAACTTCGAAAACCTCTATCTTCGCCTATATAACACCATCCAGCTTTTCCAGTAGAAGCACCTGAATATAAAGAACTGGACGCTTCATTTGCATGATACTCATCATTCTGTTCTTGAGTTTTAGATGAATTTAATGCTTTATTTAAAGCTGTATTTGCTACTTGGTCAGGAGGCTGAATTGTGTTTTGAATTTGTTGAGTCTTTATGCTTGTTGGTGTTTGATTGGGTGTTACATTTTGAACAGCTGTTAATCCGGTATTAACCGCGCCTGCTGTACCGCTAACAACTGCTTTTGCACCTTCTGCAGAAACATCAATGGCTTGTCCAGCAACTGAAGTTGTTGTTCCAAGAATTTTTTGTAAAAGTGGACCAAAAAAACTTGTGATATCTTGAGTTCCTTTTGCTAAATAAACAAAAATATTAAATCCTAAAAATGCTAAAATTAAAATTATTACAATCCATGTTGTAGCATTAATATTTTGTAAACTATCAAAAAAACCTGTATTGTTTGTAGATGTGTTGCTTACTGTTGATAAAATAGTTGGACTTGAAACATCTGGTGTTGATTTTAATATAGCATTAGTTAGACTATTTGTGTTGTTATCCATTATAATAAAAATATATATTAATTTTTATCATAAATTCGCACGTTTATTTGAATGTTAATAAATATAAGAATTGATTCATGTCAGCTAAAATCTCATCACGAACAGTATATAAGTCTGCATTAGACATTTTTTTTAATTGTTCCTTATAATCTAAATCAACTAAATATCCTTTAAATTCATCAACTTTTTTCTTTAATGATTCTTGAGAATTTAAATCAAATAATCCAATTTTTTTGTGGTTCATTAAATCTGTTCTTTGTCCTGATTTTCCTAAAAGAATCTCCATAAACCTATCTATATTTTCATTTAGCTTTGAATATAATTCATCTGTTGCTTTATGTGTAGCATAACTGAATGTTTTCCAATGATATAATTTAACCATCATAAGCATTTCTAAAAATACCACTGTAACTTCTTTCTGAAATTGCTGAAAATATCCTCTATTAGAACGTGATTTATTAAGAGATTTTTTAATTCTATAACTTTTTGGCATATATACTATTGTATTATTTTTTTATATACGAGGAATAAATGTTTCACCAAATGTATTCATAGTTTCAAGTTTCTCTATTGTTTTTTCTAAATTGGAAGATTTTAAGTCTTTAAATAAATACTCTGTTCCTGGAGACATTTCATTTTTTTTTATTTGTTTATACACCAAATCTATTTTTTTTATTATATTTGTCATTATCTCCTGTTGTGTCTTTCTTATTATTTCTTCATCAATAGTTATGGTCTCACATAAAAGAGAAACTGCAAAATATAACATGTATTTTCTTTTTTTATAACATCCAGATGAATATTTTAATGTAAACAAACTTAATAATGATGTAATTACTTTTTGTATAATTTTTGTTCTTTTATTCGATTCAAATATAAATAAATCCCATACAATCCATATTATATCCATCTGACATTTGGTATCTACTGGAATAAATGTTCTTCTTTCACACTTTATTTTCTCTCTTTTTTGTTTACATAAAGTTTCAAATTCCATAATCCATTCTATCCAGTAACATGCATTAATAATATTATTTCCATCTTGTGAAATATTATAAGCAAGTTCATTTATAGCTATAAAAAGCTCTTTTGGGTCTTCATCTAAAAAAATTTCTTCACCATATTTTCTACTTGGCGCTTTAAATCTATCAGTCATTTGAGTCATATCAAAATCGGCCTTTTTAATTTTTATATTATCAAAACTATGTTTTCGTTTAGAATCACATAATATACACATAATTTCACTAAATAATCGCCTTATTCTTTCGTTATTTCTCATTCTTAATTCATTATTAATATATCCATTGCGCACTATTTCTTTAAAATTATTTATTCTTAACTCAAGATAAATTGCTATTTTAGGGTTTCCTAAATGAATATATTTGCTATAAAAATATAATAATAATTCCCATAAATCACTATAATGACCTGCACAAATTAATTCAGCACTCCAATAACAAGCCGGTTCAATTTTTGAATTAATTAAACTATTTAGCAATTCTTTTTTTACATCTGTTTTTTTAAATTTTGAAAAGGAAATTCCTTTAAATTCTACATTACTCCTAATATCATTAATTTCAGAATCTGTCATATATTTAAAAAATATACAAAAAAAATAACAACAATACATATAGATGAAATTTAACAATTCAATTAAATCAATTACCTATTTTTATAACAAAATGTCGAATTTTGGTAAAATACTTCTACTTATTGCTTTATTATTAGCAATCATAGTTTTTTTTAGAAATGTTATGTCATTAAAACCTAAAGAAGGATTTCAACAAGATGATAATTTTTTATTTAAAAAAGGAAACGATGTATATGATGATTTTTACTCTCAAATATATGATTATTTAGTTTTCAATAATCTTAAAAATGACTATGAAGTTGGCTCAATTGTTAATACTTCTAACCCAAAAGAGACAAGTGTTATTTTAGATGTTGGTTGTGGAACTGGTCATCATGTAGCCAGTTTAGGAGCTAAAAATCTTAATATTATGGGAATTGATATTTCACCATCTATGATAAAAAAAGCAAAAGAAAGCTATCCACAATATAACTTCCAAGTAGGAGATGCTCTCGATAGTAGCCAAATTAAATATCATTCTTTAACTCATATTCTTTGCTTATATTTTACTATTTATTATTTTAAAGACAAGAGGCGTTTTTTTGATAATTGTATGGATTGGTTAATGCCTGGTGGATTCTTGATTGTTCATCTTGTTGAGCGGGATACATTTGACCCTATATTACCTCCTGGTAATCCATTATACATTGTTTCACCTCAAAAATATGCAAAAGAAAGAATTACAAAAACAAAGGTTCATTTTAATGATTTTTTATATGAATCTAATTTTAATTTAGATAAAGATAATGATATAGCAACATTTGATGAAAAATTCAAATTTGCTGACGGTAAAGTTCGAAAACAACAACAAGTTTTATATATGGAAGATACTGAAACTATATTGACAATTGCTCAACAATGTGGATTTATTCTTCAATCAAAGATTGATTTATTAAAATGCGCATATGAACACCAATACTTATATGTATTTACAAAACCTGGATAAATTTAATATTTTAATCATATTATTTCTAACGCTTTAATTGCTTTTTTAGGAACTTAATAATTATATAAACCACAACTTTTTTAATGATTAAATCATTTAGAAAAATATAATTTAAGTTTTTAATTTTTAAATAATTTAAAAATATATTATTTATATTATTTATATTATTTATATTATTTATAAATGGAAAAAAAAAATATTAACATTGTTGATTTTCAAAAAACTACAGTTATAAATATAACAAGTTTTTCGGTTGAAGTTTTACAAATGAATTTATTTAAAAATGCTATATTAAATGTAAAATTTTTTAGTAATGATGTATTAGTTGAATCTCAAAATTTAGAAATCACTGGAGAAGATTATGTAAGTTGGGGAAATGATGATAATTATATAAATAGTTTTGTTGCTTCAAAATTTAATTTTGTATTACAGGACTCATAAGTTTCAAATTTTTTTTTTTTTAAATTACAAATAATATGTTAGAATATCTTTCTTATATATTATTTTTTGGCGTATTAATTATAATAGTAATTTATATTTATATTCGCATTAAGTATGGTTTCTGGGTATTGCAACCTGTTTTTCATGTATATGATTACAGTTATATGTTAAATCCGCCTGGTATAATAAACCATGGACTACCAGAAAAAAATAAATATACAAATTTTAAAAATGTGGAAACAATTGTTTATTCAGAACTTTCTGAAATTAAATTTAATAGATTTATTAATTTGATACGACAACATTTTTTGAAAAATAAAGATAATATTTTTTGCCCCCAGTCAGAAAACATAAAACCTTATTTTTATGGTCATAACGATAAATCGTTTGTTTCTTTTTATAACAAATCAAATTTTATGGTCGACTTAAAAAAAGGCACTACCATTGAGGATTCTAAACCAGTCGGAATTATGTCAACACGACCTATACATGTATGTATTAATAATGGAGACAACGAAGCGAAATTTGACGCTTACTATGTTGATTATTTATGTGTAGATAAATTATTTCGGAAAAAAGGTCTTGCACCACAAATTATACAAACTCATCATTATAATCAAAGTCATATCAATAAAAATATTCGTGTTTCTTTATTTAAGAGAGAAGACGAATTAACTGGTATTGTTCCTTTATGTGTATATTCTACTTATGGATTTAATGTTTCTACATGGACTAAACCTATTAATTTAGATGCTATGTATAGTTTACTTGAAATTAACGCTCAAAATTTTCATTTTTTATACGATTTTATTAAAAACAAATCTTATAAATTTGATATAATAATTAATACAAGTGTTTCTAATATTATTGAGCTTATTAAGACTAAAAATATTTTTATTAATGTTATTATTGTTGATGATGAAATAGTGTGTGCTTATTTTTTTAGAAAATCTTGTATTCAAATTGAAAAAAATATTGAAGTTTTGAGTTGTTTTGCATCAATATGTAACTGTGATGATAATGTTTTTATACATGGGTTCAAAGTAAGTTTTTGGAAAATAGCTGCCGACAATTTTTTTGGATTTGCTGCTATAGAAAATATATCCAACAACAATATTATTATTAATAATTTAATTTTAAAAACGAAACCACTCATTATCAGTCCAACTGCATATTTTTTCTATAATTTTGCTTATCCAACTTTTAAATCTGAAAAGGTATTAATTATAAATTAATAATTTTTTTACAACTTTTTACATTTCAAACGCAGATAATTTTATATTTACTCCCTTTCGTATCTGTTTTCACATTTTATAATTTTGTTTACATCATACCAAGTTTTATTTAATAACATTAATTCATCTTCAATAATTTTTTTATATTTATGTTCAAAAGATAATTTATTAAAGACATTATTACTATATATTACAATAGGACTCATATAAGGTATTGTTGTTAATTTGTCTTTTATATATTGCGCAAGTTCTGCGTCATACCCATCTTCATCTTCATCTAATAGTGAAACAAACCAGTAATAACCTCTTTCGTGTTCTACATTTATATATGAAAATACTCTATCATTATAATCATATACGTGTAAATCTTTATCAATATAATAATCACATCCCATATTTAGTTTATGTCTACTATGTCGTGAAAGAAAATTAGGTGAATATTTATAATTGATTAACGTAAATGAATTACATAAATTTATAAAACAAACAAATAAAAAATAATTTAAAAATTGCATTTATATTATAATATATATATATTACCTTTATGTAGTTAATAATTATTATTATGGTGTTTGAAATATAAAAAGATGTAAATTACTTTTCACCATCATTTAATAAACACTCTTCGCACATTTTTCCTAATTCAATATATCTCTGTCTCTGTTCTTTATCTAAACTTTTACATTTTTTTATTAATCTGTTTGTCAAATTTAGATTGCTAATATCATTTTTAAGTTCTTGTGGGGGGAGAAAAACTTGTGGTCCATTTTCCATAAAAAAAATTTGGTTTTTTTTATTATAAAACAGAATTGGGTTTTCTTCTTCATCTAATTCAATAATACCGCAAGTACAGTAATCTATATGTTCAACTTCATCACCTTTTTTACATCTTATATCAATTACATCTACATCATTTATATATTCATTAAAAAATTCTTGCGCTTGCTCTTTGTTATTAAAAACAAAAATTTTGGGAGGATTAATTGTAATTGAAGTTAATCTTAATTTTGATGCAGGGTCTTCAAAACATTGAAAATCATAACATCCTTCATGCTTATTATGAACTATTATAAATTTTGCCATTTTTGTTATAATTATATTACATAAATGGTTTAAATTGTTTATATATATTATTTATTTTGATAACGCGTAAATTAATGTTTACGGTTTCTTTTTGTTTTTCTCGATTTTCTTGATTTTCTTGATTTTCTTAATTTTTTTGATTTTATTCTTGTTCTTCTTTTTCTTTTGCCTCCTGATACTCTTACTCTTAATTCATTTCTTAATGTTCTTAAATTATTTCTCTCTGTTGCAATAACACTTGTTAAATCGGCTTGTTGGTCTTGTGTTAATGATGACATTTGACCTGTTGATGGGTCAATATAACTATATCCATTGTTTTGACTGAAACGCAAAAATGGTGGTAACTTTTCAGCTATATCTGTATCATTTGTATCTCTAACGTTTTGTTCATTTAAATCTTCATACCAATCAATTACACGCATTGTTAAATTATTATATTCTTCAGGCGTCATTATAAAATATAAATATATTTAATTTATATTATATATTAAAATTTATCTAACATATTTACCAACGCGTGCAAAAGAATCTACTACAAATATAATAAATATTCCTAAAAAAGAGTATAAAACAACTTCTTCTGCCACATTATTTGTTTTTTCATCTTGTTGGTCTTCTAAAAGGGATATCATGTAATTTAATTTTTTTAATAATACGTCGTCTGTTACATTTTCTTGAATATTGTAGTTCATGTTGTAATAAGGTTTATTTACAGGATTTTTTTGAGAGATATAACCTGGTAAAACTTTCTTATAATATTCTTCGCTTGATTTACTATCTCCATAATTAGTGTAATCATTTAAATCTAAACTATTACCACCATCATACTTTGGTTGAGGAGCTCTTCCTAATGTTCTAAACATTATGTCATTTTCATTTGTCATATTCATCATTTGTTCAGTAGACATTGTTTTATTTACGCCAGAGGATTCTGGTTTAGGAGGGGGGTTAAAATCTCCCAATTTATTTTTATTATCATCTTCTTCTGACGAATTTTTATGAATTTGTTCTAAAACAGAATTTACTTTATTTGTATCAAAGTTTTCTTTAGGATATATTTTTTGTGTTTTATTATGTGTTTGTTTCTTTTTGCTTATTAAGTTATCTGAATCATTCGAAATCAAATCACTGTTTGAATTATCATTAAAGGGAGCTGCAAACATTGCTAAAGACATTCTTAATAAAAATTAAGATAATAATTTGTAAAACAGACTGAAATATAAATTTATATTTTTAAAAATAAATTATATAAGAATATTTATATACATGAACTTTAATATTGTAAGTAAAAATAATATGGGGTATGCCTCCGCTTTATTGCTTGTTGTTTTATTGAGCCAATCCAAAGTTTTTAACTTTTTAATAGATACATCTTTAGGAAGAAGTATTTTAATAATATTTATATTGTTTATTGCTTATACAAATAAAATTTTAGGTGTTGTAGTTGTTTTATTTATTGTCATTATATTTAACAATAGTGATATTGGATATTTGGAAGGTTTTACTGATACTCCTGTTACTTCTGATACTCCTGATTCTACTAATACTACTTCTATGTCTGGGACTACTACACTTGGGTCCGGAGAAATAGCACAAAAAATAAAAGATAAAAAAGATTTGATAACTTCTACTAATTCTACCACTACTGCTTCTACACCATCTACTACAGATACAACATCCACTTCTTCCACTACACCCACTAATACAGATACAACCTCTACTACAGAAACCTCAAGTGCAACAGCTATTGAAGGATTTGATATGATTGGTAAAGAAAGACATATTCAAAAAGGAAATCAATCCAATCAAATTCCTGTAAATGATTTTATGCGTGTTTCTCCAGATGTATCACCTTATGAAGGAAGTCCTTTTAGTGAAACATTTTCATCTTATTAGATTTTTTAATTGTTAATTATATATGTTAATTATATATGAAGCATTTTATATATAATTATTGTTTAATTGGTTTTGTTTTATTTTTAATGATAATTATTGGTTTTGTTACCATTGAAAATGCAGAAGGATTTACACCTACTATTCGTCAAATGTATAGACCTTATTTAAGACGAGGACGTATAATTGGTGAGGGCTTTTTGGGAGAACAAAAAATAAATATTACAAATCTTTTTAGAAAATTTGGAATAATGTAATCATTTTACAAATTTTTTATAATATGTTATTTTATTATAATGAATATTACCGACACAAATAAAATACAAAATGAACAAATAGGAGGAAAAACTAATATTTTTACTCCTCTTCTAAATGGAATTAGTTATATAAATCATCATATCATGTATATGAATAATAGTAAATTTTTTGCTGGTGTAATTATGATTCTTCTTAACATTGGGTCAAAATTTATTGTTATTCAATTTAGCAAATCAACTGAAGAATATATGAAATATACTGTTAGCAAACAGATACTTGTTTTTGCTATGGCATGGATGGGTACTCGTGATATTTATACTGCGCTTGGTCTTACTGCAGTATTTACTATTTTATCGGATTTCCTCTTTAATGAAGAAAGTAACTTATGTATTGTTCCACCTAATTATAGAGTTCTTCATAAATTAATAGATATAAATGAGGATGGAAATGTTACAGAAATTGAATTATCTGCTGCTATTGCTGTTTTAGAAAAAGCAAAAAGAGAGAAACAACGTAAAGAACAAAAAGAAGCTTTTTCTAAATTTGATTTTGTAAAATTTAATTATGATAAATAATTTATTATGTAAAATGCAGCAAAAATTTATAAGTTAATTGCTTTTATGTTAATTTTTTATTTCTAATGGTTATATTTTTTTTACCTCCATGATATATATTTCTTCTTGTTCTATTAAACATATTATCTCTTTGATATTGTATATTATTATTATTGTAATTATATCTATTATTATAATTATTATTATTATTGTAATTATATCTATTATTATTATTGTAATTATTATTATTGTAATTATATCTATTATTATTATTGTAATTATTATTATTGTAATTATTATTATTGTAATTATTATTATTGTAATTATATCTATTATTATTATTATTGTAATTATTATGAGTAATATTATGAGTATTGTTTTGTGGTTTATTTTTAACTGTTTTATAGACTGGTGATATTTTATATGGTTTACCTATAAATTCAGAATATGCTTTTCTCACTGCATTCCATTTATTATTACATTTTAAATTTTTTAATTCTTCAGGTGGAATACTTTTTCCAGGAAATAGTTCTAAATCAATAGTAATATAATAAGCTAAATGGACATTCTCTTTTTCTTTATACATTTTATATGCATAATCGTAAGGGTTTCGATTGCCATATATATTTCTATTATTATATGGGTTTCTATTATCATATGGATTTCTATTATCATATGGATTTCTATTATCATATGGATTTCTATTATCATATTGATTTGGATAATATGGTTTTTGATAATTATATGGTTTTTGATAATTATATGGATTTCGGTATTCATAAGGATATGCACCTCCAATTATCGTTTCATTAGTATTTGGAAAATATTCTTTAAATAATAACATAAATGCATCATAATCAGGTGAGTTATTTTTTATATTTACATTTATTGTATTAAAAGTATCGCTCATTATTTTTTGAAAAAAAGTAAAATTTGCTTTATCTTCATCATTTCTCAAAGAAACAAAATAACTACCATAAATAATAAATAAAATATAAAAAGCTGCTACTGTTTTATAATTATCTTTTTTTATATCGAATATTCCAATTGTGTTATTACGTGTCTTACCACTTAATATAAGCTTATAGGTAAAAGTCATCAATTCAAAATGTTTGCTTTTATAATATAAAAATAAATATTTTGTCCAACTATTATTTGTTCTTGAAAAATTACCAAATGGAATTCTCAATATTTGTTCATCTCTTTCATTTTTTATATCTTCAATAGGTATTATATTTAATTTTAATATTTTTGATAAAGCATCTATTGCAAGTTCATTTGCCCAGTAATTATCACTTAAAATATAAGGTCTTACTTCTGGTAATGTTAATGGTGTAAAGGGTTTATAATAGTTATTTATATCTATTGGAACAGTTGTTATATTTTTAACTAAAAAATTATCAGACTCTTTATATATATCATTAGCAACAAGAATATATTGGTCAGAAGGTAAATCTTCATTTTCTGGGATACTTGCGGCTGTCTTAATTGCTTTTAATTGTTCTTCAAATAATGTGTTTAAATTATCTGAATTTGCAACTGCTGTCTGGGTCAATTGTTCATTTACATTTGGTAAAGAGAGAAAATATGAAGCCACTAAACTTCTTAAATATTTTTGTGTAAATAAATTTGTTTCTGTGCCATATTTTCCATTTATTATTCTATTATTTTGATTATAAAAATTATGATTATTAATAGCATCTGCTACTGCTATAAAAAAACAATCCCCTCCACCAGTATTTTCTATTATATTTAAAGAATCTACTGTTTCGTCATATGATAATTTATTTAATTTTGTATCAGAATTTTCTGTAATACTATGTGTTGATAAATTTCTTAATGATTTTTTAATGTAATTTTTCATTTCTGAATCACCAAATTGAAATATTAAATTTAATAAATAAAAATAATTTGGGTTTTTTAAAAAAGATACAACATTTCTTGTATTAGTTTCTGAAACAGTAAATGGGTTTAAAGGTTGCATTACAATAGGAGGATTTATTGTTGTTGGTGGAGAAGTAGCTGCTACTACAGGCGTTTTTTTTGGTTTTACTGGAGATGAGACTGAAGGTGAAGCTGAACTACTTGTTGATGCAGCAGCTGGAGATTTAGGATTAGTAGTTGTTGAAGCAGCAGCTGAAGATATCGGTGTAGTAGTTGTTGATGTTTCAGCTACTACTGGAGATAGACCAGATGTGGTTGGAGTGCTTGTAGTTGTTTTTGCTTCTACTGTAGTTGTTTTTGCTACTGCTGTATTTGTTGAAGAACTTGATATACCTGCTGCAGATGCTATATTAAAATTAACAGGTCCTGCATAATTATTTCCATAAACAATTGTTTGTGATAAATTTTTTAATTGTTTTTGCCCACTAATAATCTCTTCATTAACAAGAGCGTTATAAAGTCTTGGGTCTTTTATTTTATACAAATCTATTTCTTTTGGTTTTTGTTTTAAATCTATTTTCCAATCACCTTTTGTCCATTGCACATCAGCAATTGCATATGGTGTTTTTCCTATATATATAACACTATTCTCTGAAAAAAGAGTTTCTAATGTTACTTTAATATTATTATCAACATATCCATTACGAGTAGCCTGTGTTAAATTTTTTGCTTCTGTTGATTTTGTATATTTTAACAGTGATTCAAATAAACCTTTATTAAAAAATTTTTTTTTTCTTATGTTTTCAGATACTTTATCTATTATATTTTTATCAAGTTTTATCAATGGATTAAATCTTATACTACTATCATCACTACTTATATTTGTAATTGTCATAGATGGTTTATACTCTATTTTTTGATATCCAGGAATACTTGTATTTATTATTATTTTTAGTTCATTTGGAATAGTAGTCATACTTATAATAATAATATATTATTATACTCTCACTTAAAAAAAATAAAAGTTGATTTATAAATAAAGCTACTAAAACTTATAAATTATAATTTGAATATAGCGTTAAAAATATCTCTATATTCAAAAGTTTGTTTTTTTTGTTATCTTATTTCTATTTATTTTATGTTTTTTTGTTTTATTTTTACTTATTTTACCTCTCCTTTTTGTATTGTTCTTTTTTGTTTTATTCTTTTTATGTCTTTTGGTCATTCCGCCTCTAACACCTATTGGTGTAGGTAGAAATCCTCTTTCCGGAAAATCAGGCACTACTTGTAAATTTTGATTATCATAAAAAGGTCTTCCTTGTTGTGGACCTCCTCTTCCCAAGTTACCTAAATTTATCCTTTGAACGTTTCGTTGTTGTTCTATTTCGAATTCTTTACTTAAATTTCTAACATATATTTTAATTTCCTCTGGATAAAAATTAAAACTATTTGCTTCTATTTCAAGACTTGTTGGCATATTCAATAGTAAATGTGAATTTATTCTATAAATATCTAAAAGTGTAATTTTTTTATTTTTATATTTATATAAATTTTTAATGACCTCTGGTATTGGTATGTCTTCGCCTGATATATCTTTATCTGATACAAATAAATCATACATAACATCAAACATACCATCTCCATCTCCACCAATTAATTTTTTACCACCTCCTCTTTCTTGAGAATATAATCCAGATTTTACAAATAATTGTGCAAATAGCCCTACTAATTCAGGATGAGGTACAGGTTTCTTACTTGAGCGTGCCATTCTATTTTCTATAAAATATAACAATGCAAGGTTTGCATTTATTTCATTTGAATTTATTCCTTCAAATTTATCAGTTAATGGTTTATTAGCATTAACAGTCACAACATTCATTTCAAGTAATTTTCTAAAAGAAAATAATGAAAAATCACTTTTATCAGGAGGTGGGTCATTAGCTGCTTCATCAATTGTTTGATATAAATCTAAAGATTTTTCTATATCTTCACAATAACTTATATATTTTTTAAAATCAGATGCTAATTTGGCTTTCTGGCTTCTTCTTTGAATACCTTTTAAATTTTCAATATACTGTGTTTTCGCTGTATCGGTTGGTAAACTTCGATATGTCTCAAAATTAATATCTGATAGCTCTGTTTGAATACTATCTCTTAATTGTTGAATACTTTCAAGTAAATTAGGGTCTTTTTTGCTATCCCCTAAATTTAAATATAATAAGCCAAAAAATCTTTCCAATATTTTATCCTGATTTTCTCCTCCACCTCTTGTTGTAAATAAAGCAGGACTTGGTATACCACTTGTTATTGATATATATTTCATAAATGCAAAAATACCAATAAATCCTTTAATAAATATATCATTTTCATAAGCTGTTTTAATTGTTGGGTCCATATTTGTTTTTGAAGTATTATTTGTAGCATTTTTATTAAATAAAAATTTAATTGTTTCATTTGAATCACGTATGAGTTCTATTCTTTCTTTAAAATCAATTTCACTCCTTTTTGAAATAAGTAAATTTTTGTCTCTTAATGTATTTCTTATTTCAGAAGAATAATTATTAGGAAGTGTAGCTATTAATTCTCCTGATTTTTTTTTGGCTGCAGGTTTTTTTGTTGATTTACTTGTAGCAGCTGGTTGTTGGCTTGTATCAAATGCATCAGATGAGGCGTTCAATGGAACAGCAGGTGATTCAATAGGTTCATGAGAAGAAGATGCTACTAATAATGGCAAAAATGTGCTAATATTTTCTTCATCTATTTTTGTTACCATTAAACCGGGATTTAATATTGATAAATTTTTTAATAACTCTTTAGATGCATTTATAACACTTATAAATGAAATATTGCTATTAGCAGTTGCTTTTTCAGTTAATTCATCTAATATATTATAAATAGTTTGAACAAATATATTTTTTATTTTACTTAACGTTTCTGAATTTAAAATATTATAAATTTGTAAAATAGCTGTAGTTGTCCCAAAAATATTTGTACTTCTCTCTATAAATATATCTGAATTTCTGACTGTTCTATTATTAGTAAGGTAAAAACTATAAGGAATATAGCTTATAATATTTTTTGCTATACCTTTTGGAAGCAGCCCAACATTTGATTTATTGTTTTCACTATTTAATGATGTCAAATTATTTGTCTCTCTAATAAGTCCTTGATATTCTTTTATTTTTATCATTGAATTATTGTTTAGTGTTAAAAATTTTTGATATTCATTCAATTCAATAACTAATTTTTCCACTTTTTTTAAAACTTCTAATATATTTACATATATTTTGTGCTTTTCTGGGTTTTCTGCATAGTTATAAGTATCTTTGTAATCTTGTGTAGACTTAACACCAATATTTGCACCTAATATTGCATTATATTTTGTGTTTATTTTTTCAAGTATTTTATTAATATTATTATTTATGTTAGTCATAATTTCTAATATATTTGCGGTTTCATCAATAACTATTAAATCTGAAAAATCTATTTCAAATGTATTATTTTCTTTTATTTTTTGTAAATTATCATTATAAATTTTTACTATTTTTTTATTATAATCTGGTATAGTGTAGTTTAAAATATCTGGAGAAATATTAGAGAATATTTGCAATACATTTGATTCATTAAAATAATTAATTAAAAAAATTTGGTATGTAATATCATCATTTGGTGTTATATTTAAATTGAGACATGCATTTAAAATTGCTATTTTTACCAAATCTTTATTGCTATTTATATCATTAATCAAGCTTTCATCTAATGTAAAAAAGGTTCCTTCTTCATTAGTAGTTTTTAACTGATTAAGTATTTGATATTCATCACCATTTTTTGTAAAAAAATTATCTAATTGTTTATGTATATTTAATAATTCTTTGTGTATAAAAACTGTAAATCCTTTTTGAGAGTTACCTATAACAATTGGTGAATTAAAATTTAAAGCGGAAAATATAGCAATTCTGTCATAAGAAACAAACGCGTGATTCCCATTTGATTCAAAATCAATAACATTATTAGGAGCTTTTGGTCCTAATTCATTATCTATAAATCTTTGAAAATTTATTTTTTTTTGACAACAAGATAGAGATTGCGATGCATCACCCGCTTTTTTTGCTAATACTTGAAAAATAGATGAATAATTCATCACTTCATCTAAAAATAATTTTGTAACTGTTCCTCTACCACTTATGCTTTCATTTATAAATTTAACAAATCGTTTAAGTTCATCGCCTTTAGCACGATAAGAAGCAAGTTCAGATGCTGTTAGAATACCTGAACCTTTTGCAGCTAAATTTTTATCAGCGTAACCATAATAACCTTGTTTATCTGGGTCTGTAATTATTAAATAGGCATCATGTAGAGCATAATCATCAGGATTTTCTTTATTAGCGCGTATACCTAAAAATAAATCTTTATTTGTATACATCATTAATTCAGGAATATTTGACGAATAATTATAAGGAGTAGTCGCTGTAGGAAACAAATCTTTACTCCATTTAGGATATTGAGTTATTTTACTTTTTCTTGCATTTTGCCAACAAAATACAAATTTACTGCCATTTTTTTTAAAATGATTAGGTGCTGCAATTTTTCCTGTTAAATCTGTTGATGAAGATGATGAAGCACTACTGGATGAGGTAATAATATTTCCTTCTTCGTCTACAGATTCATCTTCAAAATAAGGTTTATCTGAATGCCAACTTGTTTTTCCAGCAGGGTCATAAAGTGTTTGCGCATTTTGAACCCAGTAAAATGTTTGTGAAAAAGATTCATTTACAAATTTTAAATCTTCTCGCACATTTGAATAAGCTACATCGCAAATAAAAAATATATCATCAAGTAAACCAGCGTTTCTAAAACATTCTTGTAAAAAACTTTTTTTTATATCATATTTGTGTTGTTCTCTCTCGATGTAAAATGCCTCATATCTTGATTTTATATTTTGATTTAAATTTTCTTTAATAAAAGTTGAATTTTCTTTATTTAATTGTAAACTTGAAGAACCCTTGGTCCCTGTGTCTAAAGCATATTTATCAACAAAACTGTCTTCTGATAAAGGAGAACAATCTAATTGAGGATAGGATGGCATATTTTCTTTTACATAACCTTCTATTTTGTCTGCTTTAAATATAGTATGAAAATCGTGTTTTGCATCTGCTAATGAAAATTCGCATCCTTCAGTTGCTGTATATTCACCTACTCTAATACTCATGTTTCTTATATTAAAGATATAAAATAAAAATAATATTAAAATCATTATCTCAAAATATTTTGACTATTTAAATCAATATCTTCCATTATTGTTTCTAATGATTTTACATTTGAAGAAGTTGTTGTTTCACTTGTTAGAAAACTTATTAAATCTAAAACAACTTTTATTTTTTCTTGACTCCATTGTTCGTTTAATTGTGCAATTAATTCTTTTGTATAATAATCTGACATTCCATCTTTATAAAAAATAGAATCATTATATTTTTGTTCAACATGATTTGTAATAATTGCTAAATAATAATTTAAGCAGTGACTGATTATTGAGCAGTTTCTATAAGTATCAATTAATTTTTTTAATCCTTTTTGCGCAAAATTAAACAATTCTTTTATCCTTGGATGTTTTTGTATTCCTTCTTTTGTTAAAAAAGTGCTGCACGCAATTTGTATTGGATTATACATATATTGTAAATCAGTTTTATTTGATTTATAAAAAATTCTTACAATTGATTGAAATATACCTGGTTCTTGAAAATAAATAACATTATTTTGAATAAGTATTTTTGTTCCAATTTGTTTATTACTTAAAATAGCCAATTTAATTATTACAGATAAAGAGTCTAATAAAAATAACTTAATATTGATATTATTATTATTTTCTGGTAAACTATTTGAGGTGTTCATTTTACAATAATATAAGAAATATTTTTATATTATTACATTATTAATTTCTAAAGTAAATTATATTATTGTTTTTTTTTATTTTTTTATTGTAGACATGAATTCACATACTAATTCATTTGGTATATTGTCAAAATCTACAAGAGTTTTATTCAACTCATATTGTTTGTAATATTCTGGATTATCGGACATTTTTTTCTTAAAAAACTCTGGGTCCTCTATGCATTTTATTGCTGTTTTTGGTCCACATTTTGGAAAAACAGAAGGAATATTATCACTTGAATCTCCCATAATTATTTTTAGTTCCAAATCATTTTTGGGGTCACCAATTGAAGATTTTTCAGCAATATTTTTAAAAGATAAATTAAATAAATCGACATTAGGTGCATTTAATTGTAAATAATCTCTATCACTTGTAATGATATAAATATGACAAGTAGGATATTTTGCTAATAAATATTTTACTGAAATAGCAATACAGTCGTCTGCTTCTAATTTAGAGTGTTTAAGAATAGCTTGAGCACCTCCTTGTTGAAATAGCTCTTCTTCATAAGCCATTTTAAAGAATGGCCCGCCCATAAAGCCATCATTTATTCTATTTGCTTTATATTTTGGAAAGATTTCCATCCTCCAAATTTGTTCTCTCTTACAATCTTTTCCAACTATCATGATTGGATTTATATTTTTATCAATTTTCAATTTTTTAGGTATTTGTTGCAGATTTTCTACAAAAGTTTTTTTAAATTTATCGACAAATTTTTTATTTTGGAATGGGTTGTCTAATGGTTCATTTGGGTAAGCATTTTTCCACCAGTTTGTTAAAGCATAGAAGCGATAAAAGCAATAATAACTACCATCTACAAATATAAATTGAGGATTCATTGTTTGTTGTTCAAATATATTATTCATAAGTAATAATTATGAATAATATTTAATTACTTTCAATTTTATTTATATAAACATCTAAAATTTTTTATTCAAGACTATTTTTCTGTAATAATCAGAACAAATAGATAAATTAAATATTACGCTATTTAATTCATGTGAATATTCAACAGAAGAACCAAATTTTAAAAGATTATTAACAAAATGTATATGTAAATGATATGTTGATGGAGGATAATGAAAGAATTTTTTTAAAGAAATATCATCTAATCCATATTTTTCTTTTATAATTCGCAATGAAACATTTTTCATATGTTCTAATAGTGGAATATGTGAAGAATCAAGACTTCTTATTGTTCTTAAATTAATATCAATGGGAAGACACAAAATATGTAAATTATTAATATCTAATGAGTTCCAAGTATAAGTTGGTATAACAATACATTTATCATCTCTATAAAGAATACTTCTTTGTTCTGATATACCATTTATTATATTATAAATCCACACATCTTTTTTTGAATCTCTCTCTTTTAAAGTAATAAGATATTCAGAATAAGTCTCACTTGTAAAATTTATACTTTTTTTAACCATTTTGGTAATATTATTACCTATAATTAATTCTCCAAATGTTTCTGCAGTAGCATTAAATTTTTGATAAATATCATTTTCAAATATCATATCTTTTTTACTTATACTTGAAAAATCAGTTATTTTTGAAGGCGTAAATTTGTAATGCTTATTATCTATAATTGTTTCCATAATTATATAAATTAATGTATTAATTTTAAGCTGTTTTTTATCTACAAACATGTAAATAAAATGTGAAAAATGTTTACTAAAAGTGTCCCTACATATGTAAGAATTATTTTGCCTTTTTTGAGTTTATATAAAAATATATTATATCTAAAGTAATTTAAAGACCGGATACTACATAGTGAAGGGGAATTTAAGGATTTTGGGAAAAACACCCAAAAAAGGGTCCCTACACGTGAAGTGATGTTTTTAATTTTTTTTGGGAAAAGTTTTTTGGGAAAATCAAAATTGGACATTTATTATGTCCATTTTCAAAAACCTGAATGACTTTTCCGCAAAAAATTCTTCATCACACCATAAAAAAAAATTAGCGTCTGGTCAAAAAAAAATATAAAAAAAAATGTTACGATAAATTTTTATTATTTTATTTTAAAACAATTTAGGAATTAAATCTATGGATACATTATGGATACAAAAAACGAGCAAAACGAGCAAAACGAGCAAAAAAAATATTTTTGTAAAAAATGCCACTATACATGCTGTAAAAAATATAATTTCGATAGACATGTCGGAACCGATAAACACCTCCGGATACATTTTGGATACAATTTGGATACCAAAAAGGAGCAAAACGAGCATATTTTAGAAAATGGTCACAAAAATTTTGTATGCGAATGTGGAAAGGAATACAAATACAGTCAGGGATTATCAAAACATAAAAAACTTTGCAAACCAATGCATAATACATGTAAAGAAGAATCGTCAGATAAAGAATTAATCATTATGCTTATTAAAGAAAATTCTGAATTAAAAAATATGGTTCTGGATGTTTGTCAAAAAATTCAACCACTTGGTAACACTATTAATTCTCATAATATTAATAGTAATAATAAAACATTTAATTTGAATGTATTTTTAAATGAACATTGTAAAGATGCAATGAATATTATGGATTTTGTTGATTCTTTAAAGCTACAATTATCTGACCTTGAAAGTGTTGGAAAATTAGGATTTGTAAATGGAATATCCAATATTATAGTAAAAAAATTAAATTCACTTGATGAAACCAAAAGACCTATTCACTGCACAGACGCAAAGAGAGAAGTATTATATGTAAAAGATGAAGATAAATGGGAAAAAGAAAATGAAAATAAAAAAATTAGAAAAGCAATTAAACATATTGCACATAAAAATTCAAAATTAATTCCTGAATTTAAAGCAAAACACCCTGATTGTGTTAAAAGTGATTCAAAATATTCAGACCAATATAATAAATTAATAATTGAAGCTATGGGAGGCTCTGGTGACAATGATTCTGAAAAAGAAGATAAAATAATTAAAAATATTGCACGTGAAGTTGTAATAGACAAAACAAACTATTAATAAATCATAATAAATCATAATTAATTTATTATTATTTAGTCTCAATTAATATATATAATGAAATTTGAAAACTATACTATTTTTATAATTTTGTTTATTATTTTTATTTATCATTATTATATTCATAACAAATTAGAAAAGATATTTTTTGATACATATATTAATTATAATAATGTTAAAAGACCACTTCATAAATGTGATTATGAGATGTATAAAAGTATTAAATGTATTGGATTACCATCTGGACATGCAGAGACCTCTACAATTATTTTTTCTTTATTATATTTTAAAAATCTTATTAGTTTAAATGTTTGTTTAGTTTTTATTTTTTTAATTTCTATTCAAAGAATTATATTTCGCATGCATACTGTTACACAGGTAGTGGTTGGTATTTTATTAGGACTTTTATATACACAAATTTACATAATAAATAATTTGTCGATATTTTCTTTCTTATTAGTATTAACTATTGGTTTTATAATTGCAATTTTATCAGTTTATAAAATTGATGAAAAATTGAGACAACCACCACCAAAATGGATAGACAGTGAAATGATATCAAGTATGAATAAAAAATTAAACTCTCCTTATTATTTAAAAATAGCAAGTATATATGCGGATGCTTTAGAACAAGACAGAACATTTATTTCTTGGAATGAATTAGAAACTTTTTTGGATATAATTATTAATAAAATTAAAACTACTGGTATACAATTTGACGCAATAGTTGGAATCAAAACAGGAGGTGCAATTATTTCAGACTATGTTTCAAAAAGATTAGGAATTACAAATTACAAAATTAAGTTATCAAGGGAAGAATACAATTGTGATAAAAAACCTCTTCATACATTAGATGACATATTTCAAAAACAAGTTTTAAATAAGTATGGAAAATATTCTATATGTGAAGGAATTGAAGAAAATCTGACAGGTAAAAATATTATTTTAATTGATGAAATGGTATCCTCTGGAACAACAATGTTAGAATCAATTAATTATTTAAAAAATAAAAAACATGTAAATATAATTTATCCTACATGTATTTCATTCTCTAAAAAGAGGTATAAAAAAGATATTTATATTAATAGTGTTATACCTTATTTTGTTTTTGTATGGCCATGGGGATATGATAATTAATTTATTATATCAATATGAAATAATTCATTAATAACCTTATCTGCTATATTCATATAGTCTTCATTACATAATGTAATTGTTACACCGTGTGCCATTGCTAATACCAATTGTGTTTTAATAAAATTATTGCTTGGTCTTATACCTATATTTGAAATCTCATTGTTATTTAAATAATCACGTAATTTATATAAAAAATTATATATTTGTAATTGATTTGCTTTTTTAGATGTGCTAACGGTTTCCTCTATAATTTTTGAAGTAAAATCAATAATATTTTCTTGATGATTTTTTGGAATTTGACCGAAAATACCTGGTGGGTCAAGTAAACAAGAATTAAATATATTAATAGCTGTCTCTCTTGGAGGAATATCAAACATTTTTGTTAATAATTGAAATGTAAAATTCCTATATTCTTCATCTAACTCATATATTATTCCAAAATCAATAACCCCAACTTTATATTTGTGTCTTTCATCATTTTTATCTTTAATAAATAATAGATTACCACTATGTAAATCACCATGCGTTACTCCGTGTATAATTGTAGTAACAAATCCAAATTTTAATACTTGTTTTGCAAAATTTTCATAGTCTTTTTTTTCAATTTCATTAATTTTAATACCTTCAATAAATTCCATTACAATAAAATCAGGATATTTTTCTGTAATTTCTGAATATACTTCCGGAATTTTTACATATTTTAGCTTTCTACAATTGTTTTTTATTTTAATTAAATTATCAATTTCTTGAGAAAAATTAGTTTGATGTCTTATTATTTCGATATTTTTATTTACAACTTCTGTTATTTGATATTTCTTTATTATCGGTATAAAAGATAATATATACATAAATGTTTGTAAATTTTCGATTGCATCATTTAATTTTTCTTCAATATTGTTTCTCTTCATCTTTATAATGACTTTTTCACCAGTCTCTCTTTTAAAACCTCTAAATACAAGTGATATCATCCCAGAATTAATTGGCGTTTCGTATCCATCCATTAAAGTAATATTATTGTCATTTGTCATCTCAATAAGTTCATATAACCGTATATCACTATTATTCCATGGTGCATTATCAGTAAATTTCAACAATTTATTGTTAATTTTATTATCAATTAAGCTATTGTTTAAGGCAATAGACTGAAATACTTTAACATATAAAATATTTATTGAAGCTAACTTTTGTGTAAGATTTTCAATAAAATTATAATAATCTTTAAAAACAGTAAATTTCGAAACTTCAAAAATAAAAATAAAAAATACATTCCATAGAAAGATAAATTGTTTTAAAACTTTATACATTTCATTATATTCTTGTATTTTCTATAAATTGTTTTACACGTTTAAATATTTTATTAATAATAATACCTACCATTTTTTCAGCAAATGGTGGAATATTAACATTATCGTCAAATATTACATTAGTGCTAAATACAATACTATGAGGTGAAACAATATTACACATAATTATTATTTTTTCAATATTTAATAATTCAGAATCTACTGGCATATCTGGAGGTCTTTCACTTTTAATAGTTTGTGATTCAAAAGTTATTATTCCATTTTCAATAGTTTTTTTAATATGGAGATAAGAAAAACGTTGTGGTAATCCAATGTCTTCAAAAAAGTGTTTCATTAAAAAATTTACTATAATTTCATTATCATTTATTTTCGTTAAATTCATTTTTTCATAAATATCTTTGTTTAATTCATAAATAATATTTACTAAATTAAAATCAATAATTTTTTCTAAAATTATATTTCTGTTTTCCATGGTAAAAAGCAAATTATAAAAATTTTTTTTAATTTTTAAAAATCTAAGACCATCTTTTTCAAATATAAATTCTTTATCCATTTATTATATTAATAAATAATAAATCGATATATTTAACGACGTCTATGTGTTCTCTTTCTTCGTTTTTGTATTTTTTTGCGTTTTTGTGTTTTTTTTTTGTTTTTTCCTCCTTTTCCAAAAATACCTTCTTTTTTCGTTAAAGTTTTTCCAACACTTGAAAAAAAGTCTCTTGTTCGTCCTGGAACACTGCTCAATGTTTGTGAAACTTTTTCAAATGGAATTGGTTCGGTTGTTTTTGTTTGTGTTTTTTTACGCTCTATATCTTCTTTAAGACTTTGCAATTCAGTATCAATCTGACGAATTCTTTCCATAGTAATTTGCGCTAACTCAAGATTATTAACTATTGGAACAAGTTGTTGGGCAATATCTTTTATTGACATTTCTGTTTTAATATTAAATAGACTATTATAAACATTTAAAACCTTTTCTATATTTTTAATTTCCTGATATGCGATATTAATATGTAGTTGTATGGCTCTATTAGAATCACTACACATTTCCCTAATTTCATTTTCAATATAAACCTTGGAACTGCTGTTCCCTCTAATATCAAAATTTTCTAAGTCAAATTCTGCTTTAAAGAGTTGAATTGGTCTATCTGTTATAGGAAGGGTATATGGTACTGACTTTCCTCTACCTAAATTTTCAATCAATGGTTTCATTGTGTTTTTTACAAATTGTGTTTTTGTATTTATAAAACAATTATCAATGTCTTTTTGAAACTCCTCAATTCTTTTCTTTCGCTCTACAATGGCAGTTAATAAAATATTAAAATTTGGCAAATATTTTTTGGGTATTAAAGTATTATATGATTTAAGTAATTCTGCTCCAACATAAACTAAACCATATGCTGTTCCAACTGCTATAGGAGCTGATACCATAGATTTTACAAATTGACCTTCCGGTGTTACTGGTGCTCCTGGTGTTCCTGATTGTGGACTCATTAATGTTTTAAATTCTTTACCAGATGGAGATGGAACTACTTTAATAGCAGTGAATGCTGCATCGATAGCAGCACCAGTTAAAGCAGTCCCGGCTGCTGTCTGTGAAACAGCTTCTAAAGCATTTTGCTTTTCTTGGTCATATAAACTTTTGGGCATTGCGATGTATTCTCCATCTGAATAATTATTTAAAATTGAAGCTAAGTATGAGAGAGTCATACTTTGTAAAAATGGTTCATTTTTTTCTTCATTTGTTATTATTTTACACATTAGATATTTTATTAAAGTTTCTTCATTTGTATTTGTCATATTATAAGCAGGAGTTGTGCATGTTCCTTTTATGGTTGTATATAATTTTGAGAATTTTAAAGTTTCATTGTTTAAAAATTGTCGAATTTTTCCTTCAGATATACCATTGTATGATTGTGCTGCTCTAACAATAGCAGCTGTCGCAGTAGCAGCAGCAGCTTTAATTCCTGTTGAAATAACTGCTGGAGCAAGACATTGTGTTGTACCAACTAAAGTATCTTTTATAGGTTCCATATTTTATATATTAAATAAATATAATATATTTCAATGAAATACACTTCCAAACATTTTTAAAGCAAAATCTTTTTGTTTCTTATAATCAACCATTGGTTTTGAGTATTTTACATCTTTATAATTGTCCCATTCTGTTTCCCAATTTAAAATATCTTTAACAGGAACATCTTTTAATTCAGGAACCCATTTTTTTATAAATACGCAATCAGAATCAAAATTTTTGGCTTGTTCCCATGGATTAAAAATACGAAAATAAGGTTGTGAATCAGCACCGGTGCTTGCTACCCATTGCCAATTTCCATTATTTGATGCTGGGTCATAATCAGTAAGAACGGACGCAAAATATTCTTCTCCTTTTTTCCAGTCAATTAATAATGTTTTTGTTAAAAAACTTGCTACAATTAAACGCCCACGATTGTGCATATACCCTGTAGTATTTAATTGACGCATACATGCATCTACTATTGGAAAACCAGTATCACCATCACACCATTTTTTAAACCAATTACTATTATAATGCCATTTTACTTTGTTATATTTTTCTTTCATAGCGTGTCCTAATACGTGTGGAAAGGAATATAAAATATTAGCATAAAAATCACGCCAAATTAGCTGTCGAATAATAGCCGTTTTGCCGTGTAGAGCTTTGTATGCTTCACGAATAGATATACAACCAAATTTTATATATGCGCTTAATTGTGTTGTATTTTTATCAAGGTCATTATGATTTTTGGTGTAATTAGTTTGAGTTCGCACCGCAGTTTTTAAAGTTTTAATAGCTTCACTTCTTCCACCATGAACCAAAATATCAGGATTCACATTTGTAAATTTTTTAAGTGCTTGTTCTAATGTAATTTTGTTGGTGAGATGTGCGCTGCTTTTTACTAAATGAAGATTTCTCATTTTAGCAGGTGCTTCTACTTTTTTTTTTAAAGATGATTCATAATAAGGAGTAAATTTTTGATAAGGTTCATTTGACCCTGTTAAAATTGTTCCAGGTTCATGTAAATAATAATCATAATCATAAATAATATATGTTTTAAGATGTTCACAAAGTTTAACTATTTTTTCATCTCTCTCTTTAGCGTAAGGAGTTATATCTAAATTAAAACAAACAATTTGTATATCAAAAGCCTTAATACATTCAGAAATAATATTATTATTATGTCCATAAAAAGTATACAAATGTCCTCCTGATTTTGAAATTTGAGAAGATAAATCATGTAAACTTTCAATCATAAATTGAACTGAATTGTCTGATTTGTATTTATTACCATTCCCAACTTGTTCTGGTGTAAAAATAAAAATAGTAAAAATATTTTTACAGTATTCACTTATTAGATTTAAACCATTATTATCAACTATTCTTAAATCGCGTCTAAAAATAAATAATCCATTTTCAAATTTTTTTGCCATAAATTATATATTAAATTGATATAAAAGTATATTTAAAAACTTAAATAGTATGAACGTAAATAATAGTTCTTTAATGCAATTATATGCCAATGCTTCTTATGCGTCACAAATAAGAGAAAATAATTCAACAAATCAGTATATTATGTTGCCTGAAAATGTTTCTGTAGTTTATGAGCTGGGTTATTTTGTAAATTCTACATTATCAATACCTCAAAATTCAGACAAAATACTTCCAGAATATTTAATTTTAGATTTATTTAATAGTAATACATCACTTGATGATATATATAATTATGGTCGTAATATTAGTTTAGTTTTTAATATTGGAGTGCAAATTATTGAATTACCTTTAAGTTTACTATGGAATTTAAATACGCCAGAAATAATTGATAACAAATTATATTTGCATATTCCATTTGAAACATTTTTTGGCAAAATTAAATTATTTAGATTAAATAATAATACAGTTACTTTTCATATAAAAAATATGTTTCATTTGGCAAACTATGGTGTAAATATTGGTTTATTATATAAATCTTATATGTATGGAAATCGTGATAGTTTATTTGACATTAGTTACAATATAATACAACAAATATCTTCTATTGAATTGAATGTATCTTTAAATGAATTAAATAATGAATCGAGAGAGTTTGTATTAAATACAGAACAATTTGAAGGATTTATAAAGGGGTTTTTTATTGAAAGTCGAAATATTGATGAACTACAAGAACTTCAATTTTTTATAAATGGTTATGTAAAAACAAATTATGATAGATTTTTAATAAGAAATAAGTGTATAAAAATAAGTGAAAATATGTTATATTATCCATTCAATAGTGATATATCTTATCAAGAAAGAATTTATAATTCTTTTGATGGTTCAATTAGTTTAGACCAAATTACACAATCAAAATTAAGATTAAAATTTACAAATCCACGCAATAAGGTAAAGATATATGGATTAAATATGAATGATTTTCGACAACAGCACGGTCAAACACGATTGACTTATAATATAAATAATTTTCATATTGTTAATGATTTTAATTCGCATCCTTTATTGTCATTTAATGAATTAATTTCATCTCCATTGCCATTGCCATCGCCAATGTCCATGTTAGGTATAAATTCTACAAATAATACATTAGTTCCTGATGATATTTACATTAATTCAAATAATTATATTAATCAACAGATTAATTATACTTTCGATTATACCGGTTATAGAAGTTCCACAGGTGCTACAGGTGCTACAGGTGCCACAGGCCCAGCAGCAAATAGTTATTATGTAAATGATATTTCAGGTAATTATGTAAATAATAATTTAAATAATCGTTTAAATAATAATTCAAATAATCGTGTAAATAATAATTCAAATAATTCAAATAATTATCTAAGTGTATTACCGGTTGGTGATACAATACACAGACAAATAAATGAAGACAAAAGAATTTGTGGAATAAGCTGGGATGAAATCTTAACACACGATATATATATGTCTTGCTCACATTGTAATAATAACTTTAAAGAAGCAGATATAAAACAATGGCTACAACAAAGAATAACATGTCCTACATGTCGTGGTGTATGGAATAATTTTAATTTGTATATAAATAACTGATAATAAAATTACCAATTTGTTAATTGTTTCAGACCAGACCAAAAAACTTCTTGATTTTGTTTAGTTTTTTCAGATTGTTGTGCATAATAAAAAGCAAGAGCTGCTGATTCTTCATCTTTTTGTTTATTTTGATGGTATAATTGTTTCATTGCTTCTTCTTTAGATAATGGTGTAGTATCAACACTATCGCGATGTCGTTTATATTCTTCTGTCGTTTTAAATTTTTGAGTTCTATGAAAATCTTCTTCAGTAACAGGTATTACAGATTCAACATATGCTTGGCGTAAATCAGTATACCCAATTCCCTCATTACTAAAGAGAGAACCAGATGAAAAATTACTATCATAAGACATTAACGATGACCCGCCAAAAGAACTTGCTGTAAAATCTGTCACACCATTATATGTAGTTAAGCTTTGAACATGTTTTTTACGTTTTTCCATTTCGGATGCCATATTTGATTTGCTTACATTTGGTGTAAATATAATATCTTCATCAGACTTTAACCATTTACCGTAACCGTTTTCATGTGAATCTTCTAATTTATGTTTTTCAAATTGTTGATTAAACCAATTATTAAAATTTTTCGTATCGCGAAGGTCTGTTTTTTTGTCAAATAAATTGTCTAATAATAATCCATTATCTGTATCAAAATATTCGTTAGAATCAACAGTTTTTTTATTATTAGTTTTATTTTGAAATTCATATATACCTTGTAATTTTTTATAAGCATTGGAAAAGAAAATAAAATATTTTTCATCTAAATGAGATTTATCAGGATGTGTTTTAAGAACAGTTTTTTTACATTCTTTCATAATATCTTCACTTAATGTCATTGTTTTCAGACCAAAAAGTTGGAAAAGGTCTTCTCTCGAATAAGAATCAATATTTAAATCTAACATATCATAAGCAGTTCTATCATAGTTAGTTCCTGTAAATTGTTTTTCTTCTGTATTTTTAAAAGGATTTAAACCATCAAAAGGGTCTGCAGAATAACTATTACTGGACTCACGAATTTTAACTCCTCCTTTTGTACATTGTGTCATAGTAAAATCAGTTTTTTTTGCAGTGCGATTTCTCATTAATAATAATGTAATACATTATTATTTTAAATATTAAATTAACTAAAATAATTTAATATTTATTTTATTGCTTTATTATAAGATGGCATCCATAAGAGCAGATTTGGTTTTCTCATATTGGATATATGTTTGGTTTTTATTATACATATTTAAATTTACAACATATAGTCCTAAATTTTCTTTAATTTTGGGTCTATTTGATAATATTATTATGCTAATACTTATGCTTTATTTTGGTTCAAAAAGTAAGACAATTATTTTCTTTATTGCAATCAATACCTTAATAAAAGTAGTTCCGCTTTACTATTTAAGAAATCAACCAATACAAATAAGGGATGTTTATTTTACTATTGTATTATTTATAGTATTTGTAATATGGCTTCACATTAATAAACAAAGTTTGGCAGGTAATTTAAAATTAATACATGACTCTTTGTTATATAATAAATTTCAAACACCTTTTATGAGTTTATTTAATAAAATAGCAAAAAATTTTAAAAACCTCGAAATAGTTTAATAATTATGTTTTGTCTTGTGTAATTGTAAAATATTTATTGTTATTCTTTTGTAATCATCGCTTTATAACCATCACCCAAATCAATTATTTGACCAGAATTAATATTATTTTTAGTAGAATAACTGTATTTATCTTTCAGATATTTTTTTATAGTATTTATATTACGATTATTACTTGATAGGTTGGTAAAAGTACCACTATATATCTCATTATTATTTGCATCAAAAACTTTTAATATATAGAAAGTTTGGATTTTACCTTGAACTGCATCAGCTTGAAATAAATCACCTTGAGGAGTATTACCTTGAAGAGTAATACCTTGAACTGGTTGAGCAATAATACCTGGAGTAATTACAGGAGGAAAGCCAGAAGGAAATCCATCATTATCTACTCTAAAAGCACCTGGTGTATTATTATTTGATGGATAATTATCTGGTTGATAATAATTATCTTTACCAATTGTTTTTGTAGTTATAGTGTTCAAGCTATTGTAAAATTTAAAAAGCAAATATTGTCGTAAACAATCTAAATCACCATTTTCAGCTACAGCTTGTTCAACACTCTTTGGGAGTAATGAGTTTAAATCTAAATTTAATTTTGTGCTTATGAGTGGAACTAATTCTGGTAAAAACAATAAAGCTGCGCTTGTGTAAAGCAAAATTATCGTGGTGTTACCTGAAGAAGCTGTTCTACCAGACATATACGCATATGACGCAAGACTGGATATTACCTTAAACGATGTATCGGCATCACCAAAACGAAATTCTTTGGGTTTTGAATAAACAAACTTTGCACTTTCATTTAGAACAGATGCAATCCAGTTAACTGTAGGATTGTTCAATATTGTTGATGCCGAAGTTTTTATAATTTCTGGAGCCCCCTGGTCAGCTAATCCAAATCTATTTGCAGTATTAAGAACTTTTTGTGGAAATTGTAAAATTTTTACTAATGTAGGCACATCTGTCATTTTTTTTTGACTTAAAAGCGAAAAAAATTCTTCAAACGTGCTTCCCATAACAGCAGCTATCTTATTTGAACTTTGTTGAATGTGTGCACCGAGTATTTCTGCAGATGTCTGTGCTCCTTTAGATATTACTTCTCCTGTTGCCTGTGCTCCTGTAGATAATATTTCTGCTCCTTTAACTGCTGATTCTGTAGTCCGTGTTAAAGTATTTAAACCAAAAACACCACCTATTTTATTTTTGCGCATTTTTTTATTTTTGCGTGTTTTTTTGTATATTTTTTTTTTGTGAGTTTTTTTATTTTTGTATAATTTTTTATTTTTATGTGTTTTTTTATTTTTACGTGTTTTATTTTTTAAACCACCATAACCTAAAAAAGTGTCAAGTATTCTTTCTTTATCGGATTCACCAGTAATACCTTCAAGATGATATTGAAGGAATCCTTTAGATGCAAGCGAAACCTCATCTTTAAGAATAGAAATTAAATGCACAAGCTTTTCTTTTGTAAAATTTGGACTCTCTTTTAATGATTGCATTGCTAATTGTAAATTTGCATAAATAGGCATAACTTGTTCATTTTTAGGTAGTAAAGATTCAGCAACAACAGCCAAATTATATGTATCTCTTAACTGTTGGTTTTTTGCTTCTGAATTCATTGAAGATTCATAAAATAAGCTAACAAGTGTTTCTTGAGTTCCATATAAAAAAAACAAACCACTAAACATTAAAAGAATAAAAACAAAAATAAATAACGTATACGAATTAAAATTTAAAATTTGATGAACAGATGTATTTTTTTGCTTGCCACAAAATTTATTATAATAATCAATATTTAAGAAAGTATAACACATAAGAAAAGTATTCAATGCTAAAAAATAAATTGAAGTCATTTCAGAAAAATTACCCGAAAATCCTGATTGCATAATTCCTGCCACTACTAAAAAACCAAGTGAATAAAACGAATTTATTTTGCTTTGTTTTGCACCTGCAAATAGTTTATTTGCTTCTGATAAATGTTTAGTTACTTTGTTAACATCAATATTTGGATATTGGCGTTCTATTTTATTTACTATTTCATTAATTTCTTCACTAGAAGCAGACAATCGCCCTCTTGCATAATCATTGTCTGAATTTTTTAGACTATCATATAATTGAGTAAAATTATTATCAGAACCATAGTTTTTTTCTTTATTTTTATTATACCACGATTTCCATTCATCTGGTCCAAATATTTTTGGACACGGATTGTCATCGTCTCCACCACCTTGTACATTTGCTAACATATAATTATTATATTCCTCCATTGTATTTAATCTCTCATCAATAGAAACACCTAAAAATGTGCATAACTCTTTTTCACTATCATTAATTGAATTGTCACCCACATCAATTAAAAAATATTTAAATATTTTTAATAAACTTATATACGCATCTAAATCAATAGATTTGCTATTTAAATTAATATTCGTAAAATTTAAATAATCTAAACCAATAATAGTAAAATCTATAACTGAATCTTCAGTTTCAGTTTGTGATTCAGAAATATTTTCTTTCAATAAATTTTTAAAAGATTCATATTTTGGGTTATTTTTATCAGAAAGTTGAATAATATCACCTAACGTAAAATTATTATGACCAATTAATTCAAAAACCTGCTGTGGATTATCAGTCTCTATTATTTTTAAATAATATAAAAATGTTCCTTCTAATTCAGGAGAACCAATAATTTGAAACATTTCAGTATTTCCTCCTCTATCGGGATGAATTATAAGCAAAAAACGTTTATAAGATTTTACTAATTCAAGTTGAGTATCGGCATTAAGTGTTAATAAATAATTGTGTATTTTATCTAAATCATCTCCTAAAACGTTAAAATCACCTCCTCGTTGTTTACTCTTAACCATTTATATAATATTAAAATAAAATAATATAAATAAATAAATTACATAAAATTATACTATACATAAAATTATACTATACATAAAATTATAACAATAATATAATTAATTAAAACTATATAAATAATATATAAGTATAATTATCAAATATGATACTTTGGTTTACATCTATTTTTTATTATTTTTTGTATTTAACTTATTTTGTAGATGGTTTTTTGGTTAATGTAATGAATAACAAATGTGTTATACCAATAATGCATAATCGAATAATATATAATAAAAATCCTTTTGGAAGGAAATATTATGAACAGTATTTAAATAAAAATAACACAAATATTCAAAATGAAAAACATTTAATAAAAAAATATCCATTAACAAGACCAGCTTTTATGGAAAAATTTAAAAATTTAAATTCAAAAAATGTAACAATGCAAAATAATGCTATATTAAATAATTACAATGATACATCTAATGAAGAAGAAGAAGATGATGATGAAGATGAAAACCCACCTACTGTAAGAATTTTTTTAAATAAATCAAGTTTTTTAAAATCACTTGGTGTCCAGCTGGAAGAAGAAAACGAAGAAGAAAAATCTGATGGTTATTTTGATGAAGATGAAAAAACAGGTAGAAATAGATACTTTGAATCAACTAATAAAAAATCAAAAAATTTTGAAGTAATTAAAAATAATAATGTCTTTTTTAAAGATGTAGGTGGTTATGAAAATGTAAAAAAAGAATTGGAGCAATGTGTGGATATTTTAAAAAATTATCAAAAATATATCAAATATAATGTGAGAATTCCAAAAGGTTTAATATTAGAGGGCCCACCTGGAACTGGTAAAACATTATTAGCTAAAGCATTGGCAGGTGAATCACAATGTAGTTTTATTTCAGTGTCAGGTTCTGATTTTCAAGAAAAATATGTAGGTGTTGGTCCCACAAGAATAAAAGAACTATTTGGTTTGGCAAAAAAGAATGTGCCTTGTATAATTTTCATAGATGAAATTGATGCTGTAGGAAGAAAAAGGTCATCAGATGGTGAAAGTTCATCAAATGAAAGAGACAATACTTTGAATGCACTTTTGGTAGAATTAGATGGTTTTAAAAATAATACAGGTATTTTTCTTGTAGCTGCAACAAATAGAATAGATTTATTGGATAATGCTTTAATACGACCAGGTAGAATTGACAAAAAAATATATATTGGATTGCCAGATAGCACAACGCGTGAAGCAATTATAGATATACATATAAAAGGTAAACCATATTGTGATTCAATTGGTTTAAGTGAATTAGTAGAGGTAACTGAAGGTTTATCAGGTGCCCAAATAGAAAATTTATTAAACGAAGCAATGTTAAATGCCTTACGATTAAATAATACACAATTTTGCTATAAAGATTTTGATTATGTGATGAACAAAATGGTAGCAGGATGGCAGCCAAATGACCACGAATTTACGTCTGATATTATAGACCATATTGCTATCCATGAAATGGGACATGCAATCGTCGGATTTCTCTCTAAATATCATTCTAAAATGTCCAAAGTGGTAATCAATTTATCATCACCAAAGAGCCCAGGTTATACCGTATTCAAAGGCTCTACATCTAATATTTATACTCGTGAAGCATTGTTTGAACATCTCATGATACTTTTATCTGGAAGGATTGCAGAAGAGGTATTTTACAATGTAAGTGTAACAACAGGAGCAATAAATGATTTTGAAGAAGCTTTAAAATTAGCAGAGAAAATGATTGTTTATTATGGTATGGGAAGTAATATAATTTATCCAAGTTCAAGTGAAAAATATAAAGAACTAATAGATAATGAAGTGATTGAATTGATTAATAATGCTTATAATTATGCTAATATTATATTAGTAAAGTGTAAGGAGTTGATTTATGAGACATCAGAAATCTTGAAAAAAGATAAAATATTAAAAGCAGAAAAATTAGAAGAATTAATAAATGAAAAATATAAATATATTTTAGATTTAAAAATTGATTTTGATTAATATAAAAGCAAAAAAATAAAATAAAACAAAAAACAAAAAACAAAATAAAAAAAACAAAAAAACATAAAAACAAAAAAACAAAAAAACAAAAAAACAAAAAACAAAAAACAAAAAACAAAAAACAAAAAAACAAAAAAACAAAAAAACAAAAAAACAAAAAAATATATTTTTATATTATTAATAGTATTAATATAAAAATTATAAAAAAATTAAATATCTAAACTAACTGTATTACTTGCAGACTTTTTACGGCGTCCACTGCGTTTTGGCATATTGCCTTCTGATTGAAGGTCTTTTAAATCACTAATACTTATTGTGCTGTTATCATTTTGATTGAGATTTATAGAAGAATTTTGTATAGGCGAGTCTTGAATATTTATTGTTTTTGTTTTTAAACCTGAAAGAATATCAGAAATATCACTTGGACCTCTCATTTCTGCACGGGGTGGTTGAGGTCGTCTACTTGTTCTTTCTTGCATATCTGGTCTTTCAAAATTTTCTCTCAAACTAATACCATCATCAGTAAAATTACTACGACTAAAATTCAAATCAGGTCTACCGGCGTAGTTATTATTTCCAGGTCTACCATTTGGAGGTGGGATAGAATTTGGACCTTGTGTAGCTAATGGTGGAGGAGGTCCCATTCCTTGTGAAACAGATGGTTCCGGATTCATTAAATTAGTCATAAATCCAGAAAATCCAGGGCTGGTTTGCGCCATGGAATTAACAGCGGCATTTTGGAATGAACGCATTAGGTCAGGATTTTGTCTTAAAATATCATCCATACCAGGCATTGCACTCTTAAACATAGTATTTGTCATATGAATCATCATAGCACTTCCTCCTAATTGAAACAATAATTTCAATTCAGGTGCCATGGAAGCCTTACTTTTGTATTTTTCATATAATTCACCAAAAACATCATCATAATCATTAATATTTTCATTGATTTGTTCACTCCACCCATCTAATTTAATATCAAATGGGTCAAATTTACTATTTAAAAACTCCATACCATTAATGATAGCCATTAACATATTACCTTGAAACTTGACGGAATTAAGCCTTGTCTTTTCCTCCATTATTGTTTCATATTCTCCCATCATTTCTTGTAACGATGATTCCATGTTATATTTTTTAGATAACTCAATTCCTTTCTTTTCAAGACCCTCTAACTTTCTTAAATACTTGAATTTTTCTCTCAACATTTCTTCTTTAGAATATTTTGGTTCCATAGGAACAGCTCTGTCTGGATTTAATGGGATATTATTAAATTTACCATAACCATCCCATGTTTTATTATCATTATCAGTTTGAGAAGTTGATTGTCCAATTTTAGAATCATTAAATCTGACAGACGGTTTATCATCAAAATTTATATTTGGCCCACTAAATAAATCAGATTTAGGTTTAAAACTATTATTAGGAATATCATCCACTAAATTATTTAGCTCATTTTCTAAATTATTTAAATCTTCTAAATCAATATCACTTGTTGGTCTATTATTATCTTTAATTTTATCATTCATTAAAAGCTCCAATCCGCCGCCAAAATTTGTAGATTTTTTTTCAAAACTAAAATTACTGTCGTTTAAATCTAATTCAGAAATTTCAATTATATTATCCATTATTATTCATTAAATAGAACATTTAATTTTAAGTAATACGAATTAAAATATATATTTTATTATAAAAATAAAAAAATAAAAAAATAAAAAAATATATTTTATAAATTTTTATTATTAATAAACCATAATCCTTGTAAAAAGGAATCAGATAAATCATCTTTTTTCTTATGTGAATTAAAATAATTTACGTGTTCATCAAATCTAAAATCATTTGTAATTATTTCTAAACATTTTGCTATGCCTAATTTTTTTCTATCACTATATTTTGTCTTAATTTCATTTTCTTTTTTTTCACAACATTTAAGTTTATTAGATGCTGAAATAAATTCTATTTTATTTGTTTTTATATTTGCCATTACAAAGTATTGAACTATCATTCCCTGTATTGTTTTCATCCTGGTAGCAATAGGACTGATTTGATTTTCAATAATTACATAGTCGATAGAATTTTCATTCAAAAACCATTTATCAAAATGATGTTTAATATTTATTCCGATGTCAAACAAATTAACATCTGACGCATTTGTGGTCTCAATAATTTGGAAATAAGTATTATTAATATATTCGTTAATATGATTAATTAAGTCTGCTTTTTTAACTTTATTTTCATATTTAACACCGTGTGCATCTGCTATTTCATAGAGTTTTTGGATTTTTTGTTTATTAATA